CGCCTCGGTCGCCGGTCTCGTCATTCGCGTCGACGACGAAGGCGTCGCCGTCGAGATGGGCTTCGGCTACACCCCGGCGACGGCTGGCGCTGGCGCTTAATTCACACCGACAAGGAGGAAACAGAACATGATTGTCAATCAGCAGTCCCTTAGAGGGATTTACGTCGGCTTCAATACCCTGTTCAACAGGGCATTTGAAGGCGTGACCCCGCTCTATACCCAGATCGCCACCACTACCCCGTCCACTACGGACTCGGAGACCTACGCCTGGCTCGGTGACATCCCGGGCATGAGGGAGTGGATCGGCGACCGCGAGATCCAGAACCTCAGCGCGAGCGACTACACCATCAAGAACAAGGACTTCGAGCTGACCGTCGGCGTCGACCGCAACGCGATCGAGGACGACAAGATCGGCCTTTATAACCCTTCCGTCGAGATGCTCGGCGAGTCCGCAGCAGCTCATCCCGACGAGCTCATCTTCTCCCTGCTGGCGGGCGGCTTCTCGGAAAAGTGCTACGACGGACAGCCCTTTTTCTCCGACGCCCACAAGATCGGAAAGAAGACCGTCACCAACAAGAGCACCGCTAAGCTCACCAAGGACTCTTATGCAGCGGCCCGCGCCTCCATGATGGGCTTGACCAACTCCAAGGGCCGGGCGCTGAACCTCGTCCCGAACCTGCTCGTCGTTCCCCCTGCCCTGGAAGTAGCCGCCCGCGACATCCTGGTCGCCGACTACATCAACGGCACCAAGAACACCATGCAGGGCACCGCGAAGCCTCTCGTCGTCCCCCAGCTCGCCGGGCATGACTCCGCGTGGTATCTGCTTTGCACCACCCGGCCCATCCGCCCCCTCATTTGGCAGCAGCGCAAGAAGGCGAAGTTCGTCTCCTTGACCGCCGAAACCGACAACAATGTCTTCATGCGGAAGACCTTCATCTATGGCGCGGACTATCGCGGCAACGCTGGCTTCGGCTTCTGGCAGATGGCATACGGCAGCGACGGAACCGCCGAGTAAAGTCGAGACGGAAAGAGCAAGGAGGGAGCGCCGTGAGCTATAGCACAAAGGAAGAAGTCCGGGAGATGCTCAAGGACGACGCCCTCAACGCGATCATCGGCGACACCTTCATCGAAGACCCCGCCGAGCGTGAGGAGCTCGTTGAGCCGCTCATCGAAGCGGCGATCGCCGACGCCGACGCGGAGATCGACGGCTATCTCGCTAAGAGGTACACCGTCCCGATCTCCCCGGCCCCTCGGGTTCTGAACAAGTTCTCGAAGGACATCGCGGTCTATAACCTGTTTTCCCGTATCGGCATCGACGAGAGCACCGACCAAAAGACCTATCTCAACCGATACAACGCGGCGATCAAGTTCCTCACCCTCGTCGCAGAGGGGAAGGTCTCGATCGGCACCGAGACCGAAGATCCGGCGAGCGCGGCAGCTACCGGATTTTCGGCAAAGTCAAACCCCCGTCTATTCACGCGGGCGAAGATGAGGGGGATGTAGTTCGTGTATAGTATCCGCCTTGAAGGAGAGACCGCCGCACTCCTCCGAAAAATGCGGCGATACTCGGAAATAGACCGAAGGAGCCTCAACATGGCCCTCGGCGAAGGCGTCCGAGAGTCCACCCTTGAGCGTTTCAAGGAGGGACGAGCGCCGGACGGCAGGAGGTGGAAGACCTCCATCCGGGCGGCGACCACCGGGGGGAAGACCCTCATCGACTCCTCGCAGCTCCGCAACTCGATCCAAGTGACTGCGGACGCCTCGGGGTTCGCGGTCGGCACGAACGCAAAGCACGCAGCGACACACCAATTTGGAGACCAGGGGCGCACCATCCGGGCCCGGAAGGCGAAGAACCTCCGCTTCCAGGTGGGCGGCCAGTGGGTCAGCAAGAAGCAGGTCAAAGTCAACATCCCCGCCCGCCCGTTTCTCGGCCTATCGGACGAGGACATGCAGGAGATCAAGGCGACGACCGAGGAGTTCATCGGGAGGGACGACTAAATGCTCTACAAACAAAGCAAGGAATACCTCCTCGAAAAGCTCAAGGCGGCTGGCCTAAAGTCTAAACCGTACACAACTCAAAAGGGTCTCGAAAAGAGTCAAGAGAGTCACATCGGCGCGGTGCTGTTCGAGTCGGAGACCCTTCTCCGAAACGGCTCCAAAACACGATATAGAGACCAAGAGGGAGCGCAGAAAAAGAGGAGAAAGGTCTTCGACCGGGCTCTCACCTTCACTGTGATAATCGGAGACTACACCGACGAGGCCGTCGAGAGTATGTTCGGGGCGTTCCTCTCGAGTCTCGATCGGGGCATATACGTCAACGGCGATTATGTTCCGATCGAGGTCGAGGGGGCCGATTGGGTCGACAAGGACGACTCTATTCTCAAAGCACAAGTCGCCGTTCAAATTCGGATACGGTTTGACGGCGGACTCTATAGGGACACGAACTTCGCAAAGGTCACGGACGTCGAGGTCGAGTCCATAGCAAAGAACGACGGAAAGGAGATTGCAGATGGCAACTAAAGCGGCATCGACCCCCACCGCAACGGGGGAACAGAACAAGAAGGCCCCGGCGCTCTATGACGTCGGGGAGCTTCGCAGCAAGCACAAAGTCGGGCGGGCCGTGTTTGCGGGCGTATGCAGCGCCCAGGGCTGGAAGCCCGGCAAAGCCGTCACCGAGGAGGAGTTCCTCGAGGCGGTCAAGAAATTTGAGAACGCTCCTATGAGGGGCAGCTCCGGGAAGAAGGAGGTCAAGAAGTAATGCTTCGAGATGTTAAGCATACCGTAACGGACGGCCTTCTCGGCTTCGCCACCGCGACGGGAGACGGTAAGAGCCTCAAGATCGGCGTCTCCCCCATTGTGTCGGACACCCCGATCATCATCACCGGAGACATGGACGCGACCAAAATCAAGGATCGCCTCGGCCTGTCTCCTCTGGCTGACGCTGTCATGGACTCTGTGCAGTTCGGCGCGTCCCGGATCTACTGTCTCCCGGTCTCCGCTACTACGGCGGGCGAGCTGGGAATCGTTTCTAAGACCGGCGACGGCGGCGGCTCCGTTACCGTCGACGGCTCTCCGACGAACGCCTTCTCTGTGGTGGTTAAGTTCACCGCGCAAGGGCAGCTCAACACCGCCGCCTTTGTGTACTCTATCGACGGGGGAAACACCTTCACGGACGAGATCACCGTCCCCGTCAATGGCGAGTATGAGATCACCGGAACCGGCCTCAAGCTCAAGTTCACCGAGGCGACCGAGGAAGACCAGAAGCCGAGCTCGTTCCTTGTGAACGACTCCTACAGCTTCACCACCACCGCGCCCACCATGACGAACGGCGACGTCCTGGCGGCGTTCAAGAAGCTCCAGAAATTCGCCGAGGAGTATGAGTTCATCCACATCGTCGGCGAGAGTGACCTCGATCTCTGGCAGGCGGTGAGCGAGGCGCAAATCGAGCTCCGCGACGTCTACCACAAGCCCGTGTTCGTGGTATTCGAGGCCAAGTATCCCACGACCGGCGACGAGGAGGACGAGCCCGACATGATGGGCGGCGGGGATCTCACTGACTGGGCCCTCGAGATGGAGGCCAAGCGGAAGAAGGTCAAGAACTACGACATCCAGGTCGTCACCGCCTGGGGCCGTCTGGTCAAGCTGGACGGCTCGACCCAGATCACCAACCTCGCGGGCCTTGTGTGTGGCCTCTACGCAAAGGCAGCGGTGCAGGAGTCCATCGGCAAGACCAGGACGGAGGCGGGTTTCGGCATCCCGAAGACGAAGCTCCTCGAGCTGCTCCCCGCCGAGATGGACAACTCCATCATCGAGCTCCTGGATCTCGCGGGCTATCTGACGTTCCGGGAATACGACGGGCTCGACGACTTCTATGTCTACCATACGAAGATGATGAGCCCGGACGGGAGCGACTTCCGCTACGCCGAGGACGTCCGCGTCAAGAACAAGATCATCCGGGAGACCCGGAAGGAAGGGCTCCTCCTGCTGAACGATGACATCGACCTCGAGGACGTGCAGGGCGAGCTTGAGACCCGGGCGAAGTTCATGTTCGTCCCCTTGCAGCGGATGATCGACGCGAAGGAGATCAGCTCCGCCGAGATCACCGTCCCGGAAGGACAGGCGGAGACCATCCTCGAGGACGAGACTATGCGGGTCAAGATCCGCTATGTCTCCCGGGGCTATATCCGCGAGGTCGAGGTCGACCTCGGCAGGGCACAGCCCAGCGAATAAGGGAAGGAGGTTAAAGAGTTATGTCCCTTAAAGTAAACGGTCAGACCTATAGCTGGGGCGACGTTGACGTCAAGATCCCGGGCCTCGTCCTGGTCGTGCAGGAAATCAGCTACGACGACGAGCAGGACATGGAAGAAAGCTACGGCAAGGGCAACCGTCCCCGGGGCTATGGCAAGGGCAACTATAAAGCGTCCGGTAAAATGTCTATGCTCCGGGATGACTACGACGACGTCCTTGCCTATTGCAAGGCGAAGGGCGTCCCCTTCTATGGCCTCGAGTGGCCTTCCGTGGTCGTCTCCTACGCCAACGAAGGCGAGCGCACCCGCATCGACGAGCTGAAGAAGGTCGTCCCGATCAAGCGCAGCCACAAGGCAGCACAGGGCGACAAGTCCCTCACTGTCGACATCGACCTCATGATCGTCGGCGGCATTGTGGAGGACGGCGTCGAGCCCACGAAGTAAAAACCATCTCAAGATAATCGAGAATAGGAGGACACGAAACCATGGAAGAAATCAAGAAAGACACCGCGCAGAAGTCCCAGACGGAGGAGCTCAAGGAGAAATACGGCAAGGTCTACCGCGTCGGCGCGACGATCGAGGTCGATGACGAGACCGAGAAGAATGTCGAGTTCTTCTTCAAGCGCCCCTCCACGGCGAGCTATGACAGATATGTTAAGACCACCGCCCAGGGCGCGACGAAGGCGCTCAAGGTGTTCCTCTTTGACAACGTGGTCGAGGAGAGCCGGGCGTCTCTCGAGGCGAACCTTGAGGAGTTCCCGGCCCTGGCGCTCTCCATCGGTGAGAAGCTGCTCGGGATGCTGGGCCTCTCCAAACAGACAAATTTGAAGATGCTCTAAAAGAGCAGCTCTCGGAGGTGAGGGGGAACGTGGTGGAGTCCGGTCTCCTGGAAATCTACCGCTTCCTCCCTCCGGCTCTTTTAGAGGACTTCGACATTGAGGAGATCGGCCTCGACGAGTTCCTCCGGTACGTCGCGAAAGCGAGGTACATCCAGGAGCTCGAGGAGAGGATCGTCGCCCAGGCGATCGCGGACGTATTCGCGTCGGATTAGCCGGGCGGCATCGGTCGCCTCTTTTAAGAGCACAAGGTCGCCTCCATCGTTTTGTTAGGAGGTGAAAGGCAAAGCATGAGCTTAGAGTCCGTGTTCCGGCTGTCCCTCATAATGAACATGATCGACAACCTCACCGGGCCTATGGCCGGAGTCACATCAAGCGTCAACGGCACCGTCTCAAAGCTGCAAAAGGCAAACGCAGCGCTCGGCAATATGGCAAAGACGGGGGCCGTCATGCAGGAGGTCGGCTCGCAGATCACGGGGGCGGTGCTGTCCCCGGTCGAGGCTACATTTGAAACCCGGAGAGCGATCGGCGAGCTCGCCTCCCTGGGCGTGAAGGATCTCGGCGTCGTGGAAGACGCCGCCCGGCAGTTCTCCGACCAATGGGCCGGAACGACGAAGGCCGACTTCATCGCGGCAGCCTACGACATCAAGAGCGGCATCGCGACGCTCTCGGACGAGGGCGTCGCGGAGTTCACCAGTCTCGCGGGCCTAACGGCAAAGGCCACAAAGTCGACGGTCGGCGAGATGACGTCATTGTTTGCCACGGGCTACGGCATCTATAAGAACTACTACGACGACATGAGCGACATCGAGTTCGGCGAGATGTTCTCGGCGGGTATCGCGAAGTCGGTGCAGCAGTTCAAGACGACGGGCTCGGAAATGGCCTCGAGCATCGAGAGCCTGGGCGCGTCGGCAACAAACGCGAACGTCCCCCTCGAGGAGCAGCTCACCATCCTCGGTATGCTGCAAGGCACCATGAGCGGCTCGGAGGCGGGCACGAAGTACGCGGCGTTCCTGGGCGCGGCAGCGAAGGGCGGCGACGCCCTGGGCTTGTCGTTCCTGGACGCCAACAACCAACTAAAGAGTATGCCGGAGATCCTCGACCAGCTCCGGGGCAAATACGGCGAGACCATCGACGCGATGGAGAAGCAGGAGATCGCCGAAGCCTTCGGAACGGACGAGGCCGTCGACCTCATCGACCTGCTCTACAACAAGTGCGGAGACCTGCAAGGGAACATCCTCACCATGTACGACGCCCTCGGCTCCGGCACCGGCGTCGCCACGGAGATGGCGAACGCAATCAACGAAACGGAGCCCGAACGGTTTGAACGGCTCACGCAGCGCATCCAGAACGTGAAGGAGTCGATCGGGAATAGCTTACTCCCGACAATCAACGATCTCATGTCGACCGGCGAGCAGGTGCTCACGAAGGTCGGTTCGTGGGTCGAGGAGAACCAGGAGCTCGTCCGGGTCATCATGCTCGTCGTCCTGGCGATCGGCGGCTTCCTCACCATAGCGGGCACGGTCATCGCCGTCGTCTCCGGCGTGGGCTTGATTATCACGAAGGTAATCTCCGGGTTCAAGCTCCTCAAGGCCGGGTTCCTATTAGCGAAGGGAGCGCTCACGCCGCTCATATCGAGCGTGTGGAGCTTTACAGCGGCACTCCTGGCGAACCCTGTCACCTGGATCGTGATCGGCATCGTGGCCCTCATCGCGGCCCTGGTGCTGCTCTACAACAAGTGCGAGTGGTTCCGAAACGCGGTCAACGCAATCATCGACTTTTTCAAGGAGAAGCTCGGCGCAGCTCTTGAGGTCGCGTCGGCGATCTTCTCCGGCATCGGCAACGTCATCGGCTCCGTCATGAACGCAGCGAAGGCGACGGTCTCCCAGAACCTCGACAACATGCGATCCGCATACGAGGCGCACGGCGGGGGAATCCGTGGTGCAGCAGCGGCAGCGGTCGAGGGCGTCAAGGGCATCTATACGGCGGGCTTTACCTTCCTGGATAATCTCACCGGCGGGCGGCTCTCGGCGATCCGTGACAAGTTTGTCGGCTTCGTGACGAGCATAGCCTCGGGCGTGTCCGAACGGTTCACAGCCGTCAAAACGGCGTTCTCGAATGGAATCACCGCGATCAAGAACACGGTCACGGGAGCCGTGACGTGGTTCTTTGAGTCGGGCAAGCGCGTCGTCACCACATTCGCGAACGGTATCAAATCGGCGTTCACGGGCGCGGTCGACGCGGTAAAGGGCGGCTTGCAGCGCATCCGAAATATGCTCCCCTTCTCCGACGCGAAAGAAGGCCCTCTCTCGACGCTGACCCTCTCGGGACAACGCACGATGACAACCTACGCCCACGGCCTCGAGCTGGCGCAGGATGCACCCGCCCAGGCAATCGAGAAGGGGCTCGACGGCGCGAAGGCTACGCTCGAACGCGAGCCCGTCCAGAAGGTCGACCTCACAAGCGGAGGCGGCAAGAAGGAAGGCTCCGAGAGCGGAGGCTCCGGCGAGGGCAGCTCCGGCAAGCAAGTCATCATTCAAAAGCTGCTCATTCCGGTCGACCTCAAGAAGATCAAAGACCTCGAGCAGCTCCTCGCGATGCTCAAGGAGGTCGAGGACTACGCCGAGGCCAACGGCAGTGAGGAACCCGCAGACGATCAAGACGCCGAACCGGCACCGGCATAACAAGGAGGGAGAGACGACAATGATTTACACCGAAGACCAGATCGTCAAGGTGAACGGGGTCGTCCTCCCTGGCCTTGTTAAGAGTATCGAGGTCAAGGAGTCGGCCCAGATCGACGAGCAAGAGGTCGAGGGCAGCGCCACAAAGCCCAAACAGGCGACGGGCTACGAGGACGCGAAGGTCAATATCGAACTCATTCTCGACGACACACCAACGCAAACGAAGTACCAGCGGCTCGAGACGCTTCGGGCGATCTTCCGAACGCCCGGCCAGTCAGTCCCGAAGCCGCTCTCTATTGTCAGCGAAGACACGGCAGCGCACGGCGTCGACAAGGTTCTATTCAAGGGGCTCACTCACAAAATGGAGAACAAGAAGGAGCAGCTCACCGTCTCCCTTGAGTTCTGGGAGTACGTCCCGCAGACCATACAGACGACGAGCAGCTCGTCGGGATCTTCGTCCGGCGGCGGCTCCTCTGGCGGGAGCTCCGGCGGAACCCAGCAGCAAACGACCTTGTCTTCTGACTATCAAAAATACTTGCAGACGAGCCGAGGGAAGTCCCCAGCCGTCGACGATGCAAGCACGGCGGCAGCTCTCGACAAGGTCTCACAGATGCCATACTAACCCGAGAGGAGGAACAGGATGGAAACGCTCGAATTATTCTACCCTCAAATCGCGGCCCGCGCTGGCCCCTATACCTTCGACAAGGGCATAGAGATCGAGGTCTACTCCTCGAAGTCTTCTTATTTTGATTGGGCGAAGATCCGCTTCACGGAGCAGTTTCAACCGAAGATCTCACTCGCCCGGAAAGACCCGGCAGCGATTGAGCTCGGGTATAACAATGTCTTTGAGGAGGTCTTCACCGGCTACGTCTCCAAGCCGTACAACGGAGGAGGCTTCACCGACGAAGTGACTCTCAAGAACGAGATGCTTCTCCTCGAGGAGACGCAGATCAACAACACATTCCTCGACACAACTCCGCAGGAGATGATCGCCTACTTTCTCGGGAAGGCCGGGCTCTCGAAGATGAAGCTCTCCTCCAAGGGATACCCGGAACGGAAACGGCTTCCCATTCGGCAGATGAACGTCATCGAGGCGATCAATGCCGTACATGCAGCATGGAACATCAAACAGCCGTTTTTCTTCTCTGGGGGCGTGTTCTATTGGGGAGAGAAGCCGGAGCAGAACAAGACCTACATCTTCGAGTATGGCGTCAACATCATCGCCCTCACCAGGAGCGGCGGCTCGTGGGAGCTCGAGACGGTCTCGGCCCCCTTTGTCCGACACTCCCACAAAATCAGTGTGAAGCACCCTAAAGTGAGCGGAGAGTTCGAGGTCTCGAAGGTCGTCTCGTCTACCAGCGAGAACGGCTTCATCCGCACGAAGATTTATTTCTAAGAAAGGAGGGGCGGGAAATGCTTGAGCAGATGATGAGGGCGGTCGCGAGGAAGATCATCGCGCAGGAGTACCCCCACGCAAAGAGCCCCGCCGTGGTCTACGCCACCGTCAGCAAGGCGACACAGCTCGGCGAGACGTTCGATCTCGAGGATCTTGTCATTCATAACGACGAGACCGGGAGCAGCTTCAAGGGCCACATAACGGCGCATTGGAACGAATACACCCTCACCGTCGTCGATCGCTGGGGGAACGAGGACGAGAGCTTCCCTCCTCTCCCTGGCGTCAGATCCAAAGGACAATATAAGGCCGGGGCCTTCGTGGCCGTTGCGATGGCATACGGGGACAGCCCGGCGATCATTGGGGAGGTGCAGCTATGACAGGGTTACACGACACCGACATCCGACTCAATGATGAATGGGCCCTCACGCAAGCGGCAGACGGAGACGCGCCCCTCTGTTCGGGGCTTGAATGTCTATATCAGAACATCATCCTCGAAGCGCTCACACAGCCCGGGGATCTCTTTTATGACGTTTCGTTCGGCTGGGGGCTATACGACTTCATTCAATCCGAAGACGACGATCTTGTGCGGCTTGAAATCGCGCAGCGGGCGCGGCTGGGCCTTCAAAAGCGGGAGGTCATCGTGCCCGAGAGCATAGAGATCGACGTCGGGTTTTCGGACGACACCTTCCGGCTCCGCTGCTCCTTCCAGTTTGCGGACGAGGAGGAGCCCCGGGAGCTCAATGTCGTCATTAGTGCGGTCGGCGTGGAGGTGATAACAACATGATCGACAAAGCAATACTCGACGAAGTTCTCCCGGTTCCCGAGCTTGAAACGCTCAAAGAGGAGAAGATCGCCGAGCTAAAAGAAGAAGGCTTCGCAATCACGAACTTCCATTCGGGCGGCGTCTTCTATACGCTGCTCTTGATAGTCCTCCGCATTAAGATCGAGTTCACGGAGTTACTACGGGCCATTCTGAACAATATGACCCTCACACACTCCACCGGCGCATGGCTCGACATTAAGGCGGCAGACTACGGGAAGAAGCGCAAGAAGGCCCAGAAGACGCAGGGCCTCGTCACACTGTCCAGGACGAACGACCAGGGCGAGGCCGTGAAGATCGAGAAGGGCCACATCTTCAAGACGCAAAAGGACATCAACGGAGAGGAGCTTCGCTTCTTTGTCATAGAGGCGGCGGTTCTGCAAAAAGGGAGCCGGTCGGTGGATGTCCTGGTAGAAGCGGAGAAAGAGGGCTCTCGGTACAATGTGCCGGAAGGACAGATCACCCGGAGCCTCACGTTCCTCAATGGGATCGACGGCATCTCAAACGGCGAGGACTGGATCGTCCGGGAAGGAAGCGACACCGAGGACGACGAGGGACTCCGAACGCGGGCGCTCCGATCCTGGTCGGAGCTCGCGGCCCGGTCTATTGAGGACACATTCATCAATGCAGCGGAGGCCGTCCAGGGCGTCCTATTTGCACAGGCTGACTGTGACCACCCGAGGGGGCAAGGGACGGTCGATGTGATTGTAACAGGGACAGCCGGAGAGGCGACGGAAGGACTTCTCGACGAGGTTCGTGAGGCCGTTGACAAGATTGCCGGGCCATACGATAATATTCTTGTGAAGTCGTCCGAGACCGTTCCCCAGGACATCGCGGTCACGGTATCGACTTCCGACGTCTCCTCGGAGGAGGAAATCAAGGAGAGGATCTCCTCGATCCTCTCGGAACTGCTCGCGGTCAGAAAGGGCCGGAGGTTCAACGAACTCCGGCGCTCCGACATCAACTTCGCGATCCGCAGCAGCTACAGCGCGGCCACCAATGCGGAGATCACAGCTCCCGCCGAAGACGTTGTCCTGGGGAAGGACAAGGTCATCACCCTCGGGGCCGTCTCTGTAACCGTCAGAAGGGAGTGAGCGGATGAAGCGCTTCGACACCTTCGGCGAGTATATGTTCGACCTGCTTTTTGCCCCGCTGAAACGAGGCAAACGGACGGCGAACCAGCTCTTTATCTTCTTCAAAGTCGTCGGGCGTGTGTTTGATGGGATGAAGAAGGACGCCTTCCGAGTCCGGGACGAGGCAAACGTCGCAACCGCGAGCCCGGTCATGCTTCCGGTACATGGACAGGATCGAGACATGCCAAGGCTCGAGGGTGAGGATATAGAGAGCTACCGGACACGCCTCTCCATGAAGGGAGTAATCTCCGAAGCGGGGGGCATCAAAAGCGGCATCCTCTATGCCCTGGCGTCGCTGGGGTATGAGCAAAGCACGATCGAGCCGTTCTCCTATCAAGATCCCGAACGCTGGGCCGAGTTCATTGTATTCCTCAAAGGCTCAAAGCAAAGCGGCGTCAACAATCTCGCAGTTATCGACGCCGAAGTTCGGAAGGTCAAGGAGGGCAGCTCGAAGCCCTCTTACGGGGCCGAGTCTGGCGGGGTCATCGAGATCCACTCCGAGACGATTTCCGGGTTCTCGCGGTATCCCCGTTGCGGGGAAATAGTTTGCGGCGTGTGGCCTCATGTTGTCAGCATCGGCCACCTGTTGAGCTCCGAAGTCCAGGCCGTCAGCACCCACGACTCCGGCGAGGTAGAGTTCCCCAAGGTGGGAACGATCGCGGCCTCCGAAAAATTCTATCAGCCGTGCGCGTTCGTCATGTATGAGGCCCTGTCCTCCGAAATTGAGGCGGGCTCCGCATTTGACCACGGCGCGAAGATCTACCCTGTTTGCTCTCCGGGGCTCCGGTGCTCCGGCGTGACACTTATGACGGAAGGAGGGGAAAAACATGCCGAAGACGATCACATCACTCGGGATTGAGAAAATCGGGCGTCGCTTTGCCGACTCGGTCGACCATGCGGCCTATACGCTGAACGGAGCGCCGAAGACGGTCGCGCCGTTCCGAAAAATCGTTGAAGCGGAGTCCGTGAAGATCTACATCTACTTCGACGACACAATCTCCGGCAATGTGGCGAACGTGCAGCTCGTCGACGCAGACGGCGACGTCGTCGCACAGTCTGACCGGGAGTTTGAAAAACCGCCGAGCAAGGGACTCTATGTAGCCTTCAAGTACACAATCATCGAAAAAGAAACGGAGGTACAGATCGAAAGTGAACAGTTATGAAAAAATCGGATGGCTTGACCACGTCGAGGATGTCGCGACGGGCGAGGTCATCCAGGAAGGAACGCCGGTCAGTCAGACGAACATGAACCACATGGACGAGGGCATCTATCAGAACCGAGAAGCTGTCATTCTCCATGAGGCCCAGATCGCCGACGCGCAGAAAGAGATCAAAGTGCTGAAAGACGCCACCCTCAACAACATGACGAACAACGTCTTTCTCATCAATTTTGACTCCGTGAACTCGGTCGCGATCACCTCTGGTATCTATGACCCCGTCGCGCGGAAACTCTATGTATAGGGCGGCTTGCACCCTAAAAGAAACAAGCTGCATACTCGGGAATTTTTTCGGTGAGCTTTGCCCGATATGCGAAAAGTGCCGAGACCTCTCGGAGGACGAGCTCGTTATTATGACCGCGAGCGGCCTCACCCTCGAAGGGGAGTCCGTCCTTGTTATCGAGGGGCACAGCTCCATCACGGGGAAGCCCGCGAAGGTAAAGCTCACCGAATTCGGCTTCGAGTTCTTCGGGGATGACGTCACCGAGGAGGAGGTCGCTCGCGTTAGAAATGCGAGGTGCTGCTACATTGGAACCGTCGATACTTCAAAAGAAAGCTGAAATCTTTCTTGAGAGAGATGTCTACCCCTTGCTCAAGAATTTCCCCCAGGCCGAAAAGTTTAGTTTGTCGCAAGAGATCAAGCAATCGTGCTTCCGGCTGATCCGCGCGGCGGTCATGGCGAACAACCTCACCGTCGTCAAGAAGCGGCTCGAATGGCTGGACGAGGCGGACGCCGAGAAGACGCTCCTCCTTGTGCTGTTTGGAGTCGCCCGGACGCAGAAGTACATCACCGAGAAGAAAGTCCACGAGCTGCAAACCAAACTCAACGAACTGGGGCGCATAATTGGAGGCTTGCAAAAGCACTTCATCAACAACCGATAAAAAAGTAAACCGCACCTACTTAGGGTTATCTCTGTATGGCGTCGAACCGCGCGAACCGTGGGTACAATTCGGCCCGCAACTGGAACAACAACTCGTCCGGCAATCGGAACGTGAACGTCGGTTTCCGCCCCGCCTTGTAGGTTATTACGTCATTCGCGGCTACGGCTTCGAGTGCGTGTCCTTGTTATACTTCAAGGGAGAGGTAATCCTTCGCCTTGTCTCTGACGGCGTAAAAACAGTGACGAGCGCCCGGCCCGCCCTCTCGTATTGGGAGGCTGGGGGTGAGTCTGCAATGTGGGTAAAAACCCGCGTCATAGGTGCCAAGCCGTTTCTGAAAAGGAAAGGATGCCACGATGACGAAATTCCCCTTTTTTGTAAAGACCATTCACAATATAAAGCGCCCGGTCGTCCCTCCTCCACTTCCGGCCTCTCCGTATGAGAAAGTAATCGACTACGAGAACCTCAAGGAAGGCTACAGGAAAGCGACGCGCGGGCAAAGGAAGTACACCCGGGAGGCCGTCAAGTATGACCTCCTACGAGAGAAGAACAATGTCGACCTATGGCGAGAGCTCAAGAACTCGAAGTACACCCCGGGGCCGTATCATTCTACGGTCATAACGGAGCCCAAACGGAGAGATCTCTCAATCCCCGGACTCCGCGACAAGGTGGTGCAGCTCGTCATCCATGAGGAGCTGCAAAACATCTTCCGGCCCGTGTTCATCGACGGATCGTTCGCTTGTCAGTACGGGAGAGGCCCGATCCGCGCCGCCCTCAAGGTGCAGCACGACATGAGGGTCGCCCGCATGAAGTGGGGCGACGATGTGGCCGTTATTAAAATAGACGCCCGGAAGTTCTTCTACTCTATCGACCGCGACCTGCTCAAGAAAATCCTTGCGAAGCGGTTCAAGAAGCTCAAGAAGAAGCACCCCGACATGTACGGGGATCTCCTTCGGTTTTACCGGCTTCTTTGCAAAGTGATTGATAGCTCGCCGGAGGGAGAGCGAGGCATCCCACTCGGGAATGTCAGCTCCCAGGACTTCGCGAACATCTACCTCAACGAGCTCGATCAATTTTGTGTCCGCTTCCTCGGGGCGAAGCTCTACACCCGGTACATGGACGACGTCGTCATCGTTGCGCCGAGCAAAGAGATCGCCCGGGAGTGGCTGGCAAAGATCAAGGAGTTCCTCCAAGTGAGGCTACACCTTGACACCAACAAGAAGACAAAGGTTTTCTACATGCGGCAGGGCGTGAACGCCTACGGCTTCAAAATCCGAGCTACCCACATGATGCTCCGCACCGAGTCCAAACGGCGAGAGAAGCGGCGTATCAAAGCGATGGTTCGGAAGATGAGGGAAGGCAAGATCACGCGGGCGGCGGTCGTCCAGGCGGTCAACTCGTGGATCGGGTTCGCCCGGTGGGCCAGTTCCTACAATCTCGCGAAGAAGATATTCGCGCCCTACCGCTTTATCAAAACGGAAGGAGAGATCCCTTATGGCGCAATATCTCGGAACCGTCAAGCTCGGCGGATTCTACAACAACGGCGCAATTCTCAAGCGGCCCACAAAGCCGTGGCGGCCTGACGACTCCGCAGGTGGGAACAGCGGCTACGGAGACATCCCACAGATGTCCGGCAGCATGGCGAACTACACCTTCGGAGACACTCCCAGCGCGGACGCGAACAAGCTCCAATGGGTCAAGATCAAGGACGGGGACAAAACCCTCCTCATTTGCGACCGCGTCATTCTGGTCAGCGTCTCGTGGGATGACTTGAACGGGCAGGGCTATGTCACCGGCAAGACCATCACCATCGACGGGACAAAGTACAAGTGCCGCCTCCTCACCGGAGGCAGCAACCGGCGGAATAACGACTGGTATGCCGGAGGAACACCTACCAATAACGAGTGGGACAGGTTCATCACCCGCGAGGAAGTCATCACCGGACTCCCTGCCCCGGTTTCCTCTGACCTGGACACCAACCTCAACACGACCGATCACAACAGTACCCATAATCAGCTTTGGCATTGGGTGGGCGTGTATTCCTGGTGTCAAGAGACCTGGGCGGAGAACGCGTCGTACCGCGCGGACCGTGGGTACAATTCGGCCCGCTACTGGGACCACTCCTCGTCCGGCTATCGGAGCGTGGGCGTCGGTTTCCGCCCCGTCCTTGAAGTCCTGAACACTGACCCTCTGATCTCTGACAGTGACCGCAACCTCGGAGATAAGAACCAGGACTTCACGATCGAGTACACCGTCAACGACTCCGACTCCGGCGACGTCTTGACGGCGACGGAGTCGATTGATGGGCGAACGACGAAGTCGTTCACCCCGACGCGAAATTTCAAAAACACGATCACGGTCAACGTCCGCGAACTGTCCCTCGGCCCCCACACGGTCAAGGTCGTCGTCACTGACGGACAGGGCGGAACGGCGACTCGGACGTGGACTTTCAACCGCGTCAACTCCGCCCCGACCATCTCCGGCACGGACACCAACCTCGGGGACAAGAACATCGGCTTCACCTACAACTACACCGTCAACGACGCGGACGGGGACGCCGTGACGGTCGTCGAGATGCTGAACGACGAAACGCTCCGCACCATCAACAACGCCCCGAAGGGAGAGCAGCTCTCGGTCTCTATCACCTCGGAAAAGCTCTACGCCCTGGGCCTCAATACGGTCAACAACCTCGTCATCACCGCCACCGATGGGCAGGGCGGCACAACCTACCGCCGCCTCACCTTTAAGCGGACGAACTCGGCTCCGGCTATCTCTGGGCAGGACGAAGACCTCGGCCAGCAGACGGGCAGCTTCGCCGAGAAGTACACCGTCACCGACGTCGAGGGCGACAACGTGGTCGTCACCGAGTTCGTCGACAACAAGCAGATCCGCAGCTATCAAGCTACGCTCGGCCAGGAGGAGACGATCGAGCTCTCCCGTGAGAATTGGCTCGTCCTCGCAAATGGGGATCACCAGCTCCGCGTCGAGGCCGTTGATGGCAACTTCGCGACGAGTGTGAGGGTCTGGAACTTCTCCAAGAAGGAGACCGTCATCGCCTTCCAGTTCGCGCAGCCGGAGGAGACGGACGCCCGGGCGACGAAGATCCTCATCACGCCTACATGGCATATTGAGGGATCGGTCGCCAAGGTCGAAGCGTGTAACAATGCCTTTGATGCCTCCCCGGCGTGGGAGGACATCACGGCGCAGGTCGCGATCAACCGGGTCTACAACTTCCTCAACCAGTCCAAGACCGCCGAAAAGTGGGGCGTGAATGTCCGCTTCACCATCGAGAAGAACGAGGGCTATGAGGGAGAGGTCTCGATCTCCGGGTTTGGAGGTGCTTACGAATGAACCAGAGCATGAAGTATCTGACCCCTAAGATGCCGATCACCGAGATCGAGCGTCAGAGGGCGGAAGAAGCGGAGGAGCAGAACATCGACCTCTATGAGGCGATCGCCGGTCTCTTCGAGGAGGTCATGGGGCTCACGGAGAAGGTCTCGAGCCTCGAAAGTAAGATCAAGCAGATTGAAGGAGGACAAGCAAAATGAAAGTGAAAGAGTACATGATTTCCGTCTATGCCGTTCTGGTGAAGAACAGCAAGCGCGATATTGAGTCCCTGCCCGAGGAGTACATCATCCCCGTCGCCGAGTATCTGGCGGCGCAGGAGGAAGGCACTCTCGAGCCGGAGGAGTAACGCCCCAGGGACACCCACCGAAGGGCCGTAGAGGCCCGCAAAACGGCCCGTAAAGGGCCGGTAGTAACCTAACCCACAAGAGGGCAAAAAGCACGGGAGGGGCGGCTATTCGTCGCTCCTCCCGTATGCTTTGAGCCCGCCCTCTTGCGTGTGCCGCTCCCGTGCTTCTGGGGGGCGGTTGACGCAAGCGAGCAGGCTCGGAAATGCTTCTAAGATTGGCCCGTTTTTTCTCAAGTATGCTGTCCCAATTTCTCAAAAAACTTGTCGCGCTACAGCCAGACAGACCATCTAACCATTAGTCGGACTTTTGCAGAAGAAATCAAAAAAATGCCGGCAGCATCCTATAGGAGTGCTGCCGGCATGGTCAAATGACCCCGTTCTTCTTCAGTTTCTTCTTGATTCGATGTACCCGGCAACTCACAGCATGTTTGGAGCATTGGAAATGGTCCGCAATTTGCTCCATAGGAATCCCACCTGCCTTCATGGTCAGTAGATCCAGTTGCTGTTTTGTTACGACTTCCCCTGTATCCGCCCAGAAGACAAATTCACTGGTGTCGTCGCTACGTCCAGGTACTACGATCATGTCATCCAGAGAAAGATTCAGGCTGTAACGCTTCTCCTTCTTCCAAACGCAGCTGAGTTCCTTCCGAAGTCGGTACCACAGGATTGTAGAGAACGCATATTTTTGTAGTGCTGGCTTCTCCATATACTGCTTCACGGTACGTAAGTATCTCTCTGCCAGAGGGCCATAATAGTCATCCGAGAGATGGTATTTGCCAATAAACTTTATCAGGAGCCCATGATGCTCATGAGCATATGCCCGCTGCTCAGGAGTCAATTCAAATTCGCTTCTCATGCAGATCACCCCGCTTGTGGGAACTCCGGTTTTCTGCTAAGAAGTGCTTCGAACTTATCGCGGTCTATCGCATGGATGCTGCACTCACGGATTTGCAAATACAACCGAGCCGCACGGACCACATATTCGCTGAGATCCACATAGAGTTGTGGAAGATCTCCTAGATCATAACCATCATCAATGTGATCCAGCACCTCTTGGAATTCTGTCCAGTATGGATTGTTGTCCTGAAAATAGGGGTGTTGTTCCGTCTTCTCATTGCGTAGGGAACTGACCCAATCCACAGCAAACAGTTTTCCAACATAGGAAGTAACATACTGAAGGGCTTCGGTTCCTCCTACCATGAAGCGAGGTAACGCATCCAAGAAGAGGAGCACACCTCTCAAAAATACCACACGGCAATGTAATTCCTCATAGAGCCAGTGGTATTTATCGCTTGGGTTAGAGTAACCACGTTCCTCGGCCAGATGAATTCTGGGAAGGTAGGATACCAGAATATGCTGAAGGAGTTGCGTGCTGTAATAGTCCAAGATCACGTCACCTCCTCTCCCAGCGAACCGGACAGAGCCTCCTTCACCAAAGTCTCTTCATCTATACCAAAAAGTTCCTCAAATAGTTCCATATAACGTCTGAAGCCCGCATCATTCAATGGGCCAAGCTCACTCGTTAGCGACCAGATCATGATTTCCTCTTCTGGCACAGAAAAGTCGCTCGGGATGACTCTGTTCCCGTTATAATGTGGTTTTGGAACATCGGATACCGCCCGCAGATCTTTTACTGTTGTGGCCTCAGAGATCATCTTCATCTTCTTTGCAAAAACGCAGTGGATGAGGTGTGGTAGGAAGCCACGGCTGCGGTAAAAGCTGATGCGCTGAAGCACCTTTGATACCGCCTCCAATTTAGCAGCCCGCACTGTATCAGGGCAGGTGCCTGGTTCCGGAATCACACTGGCAGCCAGAAACACTTCAAGGGCATAATCATTCAAGTTATCTCCAGTCATCATAAACCTCCATAGATGCAGTGAGGGAGTGATGTCCATAAGCACATCACTCCCTCGCCAGTATCAAATATTCAAACGATTATATTACCATCAGGCACCTTGCTGCGCATCCTGGACTGCCAGCATGATCTGCTGGGCCTCACGAATGCGTTTCGGGCCATTGGTCAGTTCCCATGCACGGATATACCGCGTAGTCTGCTGCATCAATCGGAAGAAGTCATAGTCGTTGATGTTGATGAAGACTGCACGCTCCTTATGATAGCTGCCTTTCTTCATATGGACACCGCCCTTCTGTGTCTTCTCCTTGACTGCACGCCCGTTCTCGACCATGATAAACCACGGATAATTTCGGGGCTCACCATTTTTTCCATAGGATGCTCTCTTAATTGTGGTCTTCGTTACCACAGAGAGGCCGTTGGAATCCGGCTCGCCGAAGATTTTCTCCTCATTAAAGTCGAAATTCTCAACGCCAATGGAAACACGGCTAAGCGCATAGGCGAAAAACTCCGGGGATAGATTGGCCATCACCCGAACAGTCTTGTCTCCGGTGCCATTGGAATAGTCCTGAAGCACCATACCGATGCAGGAGCGCTGACGGCTCCCATCTTCCTGCTTCTCACCCTGGGCGTGGACATGTGCGTAGTAGTCCACAGGAGCCAGCTTGAGTTTGTCGTTGAATTCGCAGAGTTTCTTATCAGTCATGTAAATCGCAATCTGCTTCTGAATTCGCTGCTCGTCCATCTTGATTCCGCCTTTCTTTTTATCAACACGATTTTTTCATAGGATGCCGGCCCCACTCGTAAGAGTAAGGGCCTGTCCCAACCTTCGGACAGGAAAAGGAGTAGAATCCTCAACCCCCTTTGGGGAAGCGGTTCTCCAAAGCCGTTTCAATATACTCATCGAAGCTGGTGTCACATTCGGTCCGTAGCCACACATCTACGATCTCGGAAGCGAAGTTGGCCAGAACATCTTCCCCAACAGAACCAGCAGGAAGTTGAATATATCCCGCATGATCCATATAGGCTGCTCGGCTGCCGACTGTGACCAAAAGATTATCCCTGATTCTCATAGCACACCTCTCAATCGAAACAAGTCAGGTTTTTGCTGACCAAATCATTCTCTTGCACAGGACTGAGCGAACATCTCAGGTGTAATCTTTGAAATGCGTTCGCCGATTTCCTTCAGAGACACGCTCGAATCTGCTTTCAGCACCGCAAGGCATTCCTTGTGGATGTGCTGTAACGCTCGCTCCAGCGTCTCTTGAGGTAGTCCCACAGGCAGTTGTGTCCGAGAGCCAATGCCATTGATGCTCCCCATGGATAAATCCAGGGGATTCTCGGTTCGCTGACCACAGCCTGCATGACACGAGGTCTTACATGGTCTCCCCGAGCGTATAGGTTCGGGCGCATCCCGCCCTACCATGAGTATAAGCTATGCCAGTAAGCGTAGCCCTTCGTAGAGGACGTTCTTCGCGGCGTTGACATCCCGATTGTGGATCACTCCACAGACAGGACACACCCATTCTCGCACTGCAAGATCTTTCGTCCCTGACCACTGAGCGCAACATACGGAACAAAGCTGACTGGAGGGATAGAAGCGGTCTACTGTAACCACTTGTTTCCCATACCACCCTGCCTTATAGCTGAGTTGCTGACGGAACTCGCCCCATGATGCATCCGTGATGGACTTAGCGAGCTTATGGTTCTTGACCATATTCCTCGGAGCCAGGTCCTCGATGCAGATCACATCATTTTGGCGAACAAAGTCCGTGGACAGTTTGTGGAGCATATCATGCCGCTGGTTGGCAATGTGCTCGTGTAATCTAGCGACCTGAAGCCGTGCCCGTTCCCAACGGTTGCTACCCTTTGTTTTTCGGGAGAGCTGCCGTTGGAGCTTGGCTAACTTCTTCTCGGATTGTAACAGATACTTGTGGTTGGGGTATTCTACACCATCTGAAGTGACTGCAAAGGACTTGATACCCATATCGAGACCAACAGCAACCCCGGTTAAGGGCAACGGCGCTATCTCCACATCGGTACAACACAGAGCGACGAAATATTTTCCACTGGGGTTACGTGACACTGTGGCAGATAGGATGCGGCCTTTGACATCCTTTGAGATGCGGCACTTCACTTTTCCAAGCTTTGGAAGTTGCACGGAGGCATTAAATACTTTGATATTGCTATTCGTCTGGTAACTTTGATGCCTGTTCCTTTTACTTTTGAACCTGGGGAATCCAACATGACTGCCGCGTGCAACGCCACAGAAGAAATTCCTGTATGCCGTGTCTAGGTGCTTCAGAGAATTCTGAAGCGCGCACTTATCGACCTCGCTCAGCCATGCAGTCTCTTCCTGTCGCTTCAAATTGGTTAAATCCTTATCCTGATCAAAACGAGTCGGTGATTTTCCCGTGCTTTTATACGCTTGTATCCTCTGGTTGAGGTAATAGTTATAGACGTACCTTACACATCCGAAAGTACGAAGGATCAATGTCTCCTGCTGTTGCGAAGGATAAATGCGAAACTTGTAGGCACATTCCACTTTATCACCACCTGTTAGTAATTACGCAAGCTGTGAGCATCTAACAACAGATTTCCTGACTTTCTGTAGCGACCCCATTGCTGAAGCAAGGGGGGTGCGCTGCTTAGTTTCGGTCAATGTGAAATAGGAGTAGTCCCGGTCAGGTACGGACTCAGCGCAACCATAATGGGGAAAGCTATTACACCAGAAAAACAAGTCCCACCGGTCACTTCCGTAGGGGGCAGGGTCCTCTTTGGTGTACTGATAGCACACAAATTTCTCCGCGATGGCAGCCATTACCCGCTCCATGATTCGACTACGCTCCAAGTTCTCCTGATACCTCACAGTTTCAGCAGCTTCATAGAATCGCTCCCGCTGATCATCTGCACTATTGTTCGTATATCGGAAAGAAAATTGGATCGAGTGTAGATCAGCCATGGCATAACCACGCTTGATCCAGATATTCCGCTCTGAGGCAACACGACTTTTATCATCGTAGATCTTCATTCCTCTTTCCTCCCAGTTTTGAATGTATCAAACCAACTATGCAGGATATTGACCGCACGCTTAAAATCATGCCGTAATTCCGGGAACTGCTTCTGGAGATACGGTGTTGCGCCATACATATTGGTGACACCAGAATCCAGCAGCTTTTCCAAAAAGTCGAAGTATTCCTGCATATTGCGATCAGGAGATGAACGCTGCTCACGCATCTTCTTCACCTCCAGACTGCTGGGACTCTTCGAAGAACTCTCCCAATTCCTTGATACGCACAAGCAGTTCTGCGCGATTCTGAATTCCTTCCTCTTCACGCACTGCATCCCGCAACTCGTTGAGAATGTCGTTGATGGATGTGATGGGTGAGTACTTCTTGAATAGCACACCGTTCTTCTCGATGAACAGTTCCAACGGGTCTCCTTCTCGGAAGTGGAGCTGCCGCCGCACATCACGAGGGATCACAATTCTCCCAAGGTCATCCAGCCGGCGAATAATACCAGTCGCTTTCATAATTACCTCCTACAGTAATAGGGTGGGTGCCGGACTCCAGTAATGAAAGTCCGGCACCAAGTACGATCAACAGAATCAGATATGGCAATCAACGATGGCGATGAAATCGTCATCCTGCACCTCATCCATGAAAGCCTGAAGTTCATCTTTCCAGGTGCGCTCAGGCTTATCATTTGAAGAAATGCCGAACCAACCCATATCACCGGAACCGGACCAATCGCCATTTCGATCAATATAGGCGTAGTCCCCGATCAAGTATTGATCACTATCTGTTACACCTTTTCTCGCTTTGTAATCGTCCAGCGTTTCACCTTTGATATAGATCATTTCGCCCCAGCCTCGGATTCCATCTTCCGTAAGAGTCGCAAAGAAACCAAAGTCCTTTACATCTCCGGACGCAAATGCTGCGACACACTGCTCGTAACTTTGCTCTACAGCTTTCGTGCCGATCTCCTTCATAACATCCCAGCAGATGTCCTTCTTCCGGGCAGCATCGACGAATTTATAGCCATCTGGAGCAACACATTCACACGACTCGCCAGTCTGGATGCAATCCTGTAAATCCGCTTTAACAAGCAAATGACCGGGAAAGCGTCCACCGATTTGCCACCAATCCCATTTCGCATTTGGGTTGGTGTAGTATCCCCAAGCACCAGCATCATCTTGAACCAGGCCAGAATACTCTTTGCAGTACTGTTCAAAAGTAGAGAACAGTAGCTTCAGCGGGCACGTCGGGAGAAATTCCAGTGCTTTGGATTCCGCATTTTGGATTCTCCCTGAGTTGCCACCATCCGGGTCACGAGCGTAGATCCTATTGTCGATGAGGTAGAAGTCCTTACGAAACTTTGCGTCATGGATCATACATACGCTTCCATCCGGATAACGAATGGCTTGCGTTGTTTCCGTTTCATAGTCAGATTTCGCCTCTGCGGTGCGATCCTCGAATTCACAGTACGACTCTTCATCGGTCTGCTCATCAAATGGAGCCAAGATCTTATCCAAGCAGCTTTCAATTACTTCTGCATCGACTTGAGTTCCGTCATAATGATGAGGGACAGTAACACAAACAGAATAATGACTCATAATACAATTCCTTTCTTACCACACATTCCGCCATCCGGGGCGGTTTTTGATTTCATTAAGGCTTGCAGCTTTTGCAGCAACGTCGTCCTCTTCCTCTTTATCAGGGAAGTCCGAAACATCCAAATCGAATACATCTGGATAGATCCCCGCATTCGCATAGATGTTCTGTATCAGCCCACCCTGTACCTCAATTGCCATCTGTACATCCAAGTCTCGCTCTTCAATGCGCCAGTGCTCCACGTCCGTATCATCACGGATCGTGGCTTCAGAATCAGAACAGGTACGCATATGCTCCTCATTCGATTCTTGGTCATCAAAGTTCCACCTGTCAGCAGTTTCCTGATAGGCTGCGTACATGGCTTTCTGTGCATCAGAGGCATTTAGGAAGACCTGTACATCGGCACCCCATGCAGCATCCGTATCCTGCTCGTGAATCAGCAGATAGAGGGTCACTGGACTCGACCTCCCTCTTGTTTCCGCAGGCAGTGCAGGAACTGCTCCGTAGGTTCCCAATCGCTCATGACAACAACATAGGCTTCATCAGCAGTGTTATCGCAGAGGAAGTCACCTTCGCCAACATAAGTACAGTGGTCGCAGACGCCGGGGTCGCAGATCATTCTGCGACCCCGTTTCACCTTCTTGACTTTACATTTCATAATTCCACCTCAGTTCTCGTCCAGATGCTTTCCTGCCTTCGGCTGATGGAACTCCCGATCAAATGACGCAGGGCATTGAGCCTTATATGGACACTCAGGCACCATGGTGCAGGGCACCATTTTCTTGCCATAGTTGCAGTAGAGCATGTACACGTTCAAACTAAAATGGCACTTCTTGCAGTAGCTCGCGATCTCTTTTCGATTCATTTGGACCTCCTATCACTTCGGCAGATTGCGGGCGATGAGTTGCGTCAGCATAATAGGGAGCTGGTTGAGATCGGTGATGTCCAGATACCCAGCGCCATAGATGCGCTCAATATTGGCTCGATCATCGCCGATAGCGGCAGCAAAGATCTGCACACCCTTCCGGCTATACTCCAGTTTGATCCCTCTAAGGTCTGCTTCCGCAGCCGTTCCAGTATACCCATCATCATTTGGCTGCCCGTCACAGATGATGAACAGCATCTTCACATCCGAATTCTGCTTACTGAGTTTTTCAGCAACATAGCGCAGGGCAGCTCCGTCACGGTTGCAGTACCGAGCGCTCATATCCATCAGGCGGTATCGATCCTTCTTATCCACAGACTTGAAATCCGCGTAGGAGAAGAGTTCTACATGAGCACAGCTTGCGGTATGACCCACGATCATAATGGGGATACCCAATTTCTCGCAAAAGTCCTGAACAACGATTGCAGTCGCACGTGCCTTCGTAATCCGGTCACAGCCGCACATACTTCCGCTTTCATCTACCAGCAGAGCAACAGACATATTGATTGGCTCAGTTGGTAGCCGCTTATTACAGAACACTCTGCCATCATTACGGTGGAAGGCATGCTGATCTAAGTGCTTTCCAACATAGAGGCCCGTCTGTTTCCCGCCTTGCCGCTTATCCCGCAGGATTACACTGACGCTTCTCTGCAATCGCTTGGAGAGCATCAGCAGCTGCGGAGCCACAGCGGTATAACTATCAATCAGGTTCTGATTGACATGGGACATGCGATGCACTGTGATGTTGATGTTCCGATGCGCGTTTCCGTACTGAATGCTCGTTGCTTCTGACTGCAACTCTTCCGATAGTTCCTCCTCCAGGGATTCATTTACTTTGCCTGTGGCGATCTCCTCCAGCACGCGCTCGATGTCGGTAGCGGAAAACTCGTAGCCGGCACCCTCGTATTCGCTGTCCTGAACAATACTGCCATCGCCATTGCTGATGATGGTCTCTGTTCGGTGTGCTTCAATTCGTGCTGTTTCCTCAGAGAGCGCCTTGCTCACCTGTTCCAGAAGTTCCTGAGCCTGCTCTTCATCAGGGGCAAAGGCTCCGTTGAATGGAACAGGACCTGACTTCATAGTGAAGTTAGGTGCAATCTGAGGCAACTGGCTCTCCAGCGCATCCTGAACTGCACCCATACTATCATCGGAGTCTGAATCCTCTCCGGTGCCAGGTGTTGAAGAATTTCCACTTCCAGAGGAACTGGAGGCGTCGTTCTGCTGCTTATCTCTCAGGTCGTCAAAGCACCGCTGCATAAGTGGCCACAGGTCGATCATGATCCGATTAACTGCATCAAACCGAGCCCTGCTATCTTCGTCATAAATGCACGCATCTACCAGAGGTAGCGCTGCCAGGAACCGATCCATGTATTCTCCGGTATATCCAGTGAGGTTATTGACCTCTCTGGCCCGGACATATTCAAGTAGCAGATTCAGCACAATATTGTGTGGATAGAACTGCTTGTCGATCATGGTATCGATGTCTGGTACAGTCTCTGCGAAGCGCACATTATTCAGGGCAATCCCTCGCGCAGGATTGCCAGGGAACTCATAGGAGTATCTGGCATCCACGTAACCATCCTCCAGGATATTGCTCAGAGCCTTTGCTGTCCGCAGGATGACTGTTTTCGGAATTGGGTCCGTGTCATCCAACAGAGCATCGATGATTCCCTGAGCGTTGAGTTTCTGGTCACCTTTCAGTCTGGTTGGCTTCTTTGGATAGAATTTTCCATGTTCCAGACTATTGAAGTAAGCGTGCGCGATACGATTGTCCGTGAAGAGATTGTGGCTATTCTCGTGGGCATTGAATCCCTCAATGCTCATAGACCGAAGTTTTCGAGTTGGCATACTCCAGGTGATGTGATTGCAGGCATTGATGACAATGCCGTTATAATCCGTATAGGCAACTGTGCTGTCTTCCGGATCGGCAAACACCGTAACATGGATAGGCCGACGATAGCGTTTCGTAGCTGCCTCCGTGATGTCTGCAAGGTAGCCACGGTATTCCTTTGAAGTAAAAAACTCCTCATCGGTAATCTTGCTTTTTTCATCCATGATTCGCTTACGAACTGTAAGGTGCGATGCTCTCATTACCCGGCCACCTCCATCATGCGGTTTCGCAGAGGGCTTCGGTCAGGACTGTATGGAGCACGCCTTCCAATTCCAGCGTCAGGTCGTGGGTCTTCATGTAGGGGTAATACCACAAAAGGCACGCACCTCTGCCTGGGACCTGGATCACAATGGGAATCTTGCCACATTGGGGATAAGCCAATGGTTTGACTCTGAACTTGAGCCCCGTGTTGACAAACGCCAAGTCCAAGACATTCTGAATATACTGCGCAGCCGCTTCTGGCTTTGTCTCACCTTTGGGGCGAGTATCAGCATTGCAGGCAACTGCCACAGCAATCGCGAAGTTAAAGAAATTCATTCCGTCGTTTTTCATTGATCACACCTCTTTCATCATCAAGTTTCGTTCTGGTTGGCTCTCTCCATCCGCAGCTTCTTATAAGGAAGGAAGCGGCAGGCGGGATAGTTCCCAATGTCACATTGCAGGCAGTTTGTTTCCACGCAGTGCTCCATAACACAGCTCCAACACATGTCCAGGCCAACATAGTTGCCATTATCATAAGCATGGCCATCCTTATCGATCCGGATCATGATCTTGCCACAAACTGAGCACTGTTTCTCCTCCCACACAATGGGTTTGACTTTATCCCATTCGATTTCTGCTCCACAGTGACAACAGTAGTTCCATTCTTTCTCTTTCGCTGAGAACAAGGGAAATCTGGTGCCACACTGGCCGCATCGGTATCTGGGGAGGATGTTTGGCCGTTCTTGTTCCATAATTGGGATCATCTCAATTCACCTCACATACTGTTTCTCCAAGCATGTACTAATCAGATCAGCTCGGTTATCCGGGTCTGCGGAAGCCGAAGCGATGATTGTAGACAGGGCTGACTCATAGGGGTCCTTAGTGATCATGGTAGAGAGCACCCAGGCTTTCAGCTCACGCATACCGCAGCTCCCATCCGAAATCATCGTCTGTCTGCACCGCTCAGCAATGTCGCGCACCACGCCGGCCATCTTTGCAGTTTCCTGCTCATCCGTGCAGCCTGTGACATTCATCACTCGCTTGACCATCGTGGAAAGATCCGGCGTATTGATGTCATAGATCAGGTCCATTCGTGAAATCACACTCTGGTTGACCTCCCGACATCCAGCGTAGTCCGAGTTGGTCGTAACAACGATCACCGTGTCAGGATGACGATGGACTCGTTCGCCTGTAGGCAGTGTGATGGTCTGGCAGTTATCCAGAAGAGAGTTCAGACCCACCAACACGCCAGGATTGGCAATGCACGAAGGCTCCTGAAGTTCTAGGACATACCCATATCGGATCGCCTCCACCAGCGGGGTATCCACATAGCGGATTCTCTGGCCGTGATGTTCCTCCTTGGCAGCCAGCCGACCAACGGCAATCTCCACCAGTTTCTGAAGCACATCATCCTCCGTCTTTTCCTCATCGTACTCACCTGTGAGCATCTTATAGACACTGGGCGGGTGCATTACAATATCAGAAATAGTGGGGAGTTCACCCATCTCAGACTGACCGGGATCACTGCCACCATCGGGGATGAATTGGCCAATCAGATCTGAGATCTCCGTGTTGGCACTGCATGTCATCATGGTGTATGGCAGATGGAGTCCGGCAGCAATTGCCTGGGCCCCCATCGTCTTCCCAGTACCGGCCTCACCACGAAACATAAAGTTCCGCATAGGCTGGCTGGTCTTTGTCGTTATTTGGGCGTGCTCGCAGACACGAACAACCTCCTTGGGAATGATGTACCAATCGGGGAGACTAGGCACCATGCTCTCTTCGCGGGCGCTGAGCGTCCGCTGAGAGAGTTGATAGTGACCAGAAAAGTCCTCCGCTTTGTAAGCTACAGCACTTTGGCTAACACCGGTTCCTGCCTTAACGACTTGGAACTCGCCATAGACAACACCAGTCGGAGTGTAAGTACCTGCGTCAATTGCCAACCGGGAAAGCGTTGGAATATTCCCTGTGGTTGGAATCGCCAGATTAACGCCGGCCTTGCCAACGCCCTTTGCATTTTCAATGCGGCGATAGACGTTATCACAAAGCAACAGAGCCGTTTCAAAGGCATCATCCATCTCAGTCCATCCGGCATCCATCAGTTCCCTGAAATGTGCAAAGTAAGTACGGAACTCGTCATCTTCCTCTAATACTGGCATCAGGCAGAACAGGAGCGCCGTCCCCGACCCAGAACCTGCACCCACGGAATATGGGGCAGGAGTATCTGAGCCATTTGGAAATTGGCTGACGATAAATTTGCCTGTATTTGGCGTGAACACCACACAGTCTCGTTTGCTGGCTGAGCAGTATTCCGCAATTCGGTAGGTGCTGTCCTGATGTCCTATCGCTCCCAGATCCTCAACATAGGCACCCGATTCGCAGGCAGATACCAGCTTGGCATATGCCAGCAGCGCACGCATCGTCGGCGCGTGGAGCGTCGCTTTTCGCGCACTGCCTGCTGTGTTGTATCTGGATAAACCGACTCCTTTGGCACCAGAATACTGAGGATCATCAAAGGGGGCTGGTTGCGCCAGCCTGAATGACCATGCTTCAAAAAGTTTTCCGCGACCCATGATAAAAAACCTCCTCTATATCACCACGCCAAAGCCAATCCGTCTGGCTTGATCGATGCGGTGATCTCATCTTCCTTCAGTGTCTGGCAGATCTCCTCCCACACCATCCGTGGTGGGAAGTTTTGAATGCACTCAACCTTCTGGTTGTTGCCGGCATCCAACTCAACATAGACCTCACCATTTTCACGGATGAGCAGGGTGCGATGACCCTGTGTGTTGAGATTGTCGATCATAGCCGTGATGACACGTTCTCCTTCGCCTTCATACCACTCCTTCACATCCACGCGATCAAGCAACTCATGTTCTTCCAAATCACTGTCATCATCTTTAGAAGCAGCAGTGACTGTTTTCAGAAGACAGGCTTGCAGCATTGTGATGGTGAGTTTTCCAGACTGATCAATGGCAACTTCGCCAAAATTGAAGGGATCAGCATTGGACACACGAATGCGCCACGCTCCTCCCCGACACAGTTCCTCAGTGGTTGGGCGTCTGACCCAGAGCCATGCAACGGCAGGATATACTGACTTCAGTTGCTCTGTTACTCGGTAATTGATCTGCCGGATCAGAAACAAACTGTTTTCAGGGTTCTGCTGCGGAACGGCGTCCATAGAAGTTGCTGCGCTGAGTTCTGGTTTGGCCTTTGTACGCTTATGGCGTTTCAACTTGGGTGCTGCTTCGGCCCAAAAGCCTATGGCAACAATACTAAGCCACAGAGCGGAGGCTGCCACCGCGAGCCACTGAAGTGCAGGATTGCGGAAAATTGCACAGAGCAGGAGCGCAGGAACGACAGCACACTTGAATACCACACGGGATTGCAGGGATCGCAAATACTTCACTTTTCAATCATCCTTTCTTTTTCTGACCTATCCTGATACGAAAAAAAGGGGCTGTAAGATACGATTGTTACCTTACAGCCCCTCTATTTTTCATTACAGCGGAAGATCATCAGGATCTCCGATATAGGTCTCATTGTGTACTGCTCCCGTTCCGCCCTGAGTGGACGGTGCAGGAGCCTGCTCACCTTCGGTCTTCGGCTTCGCACCCACATAATGCCAGTTGTAGATGGATACATCAGCAGATGTCCGGGTTTCCCCGTTTTTGTTCTGATAGTCCTTCAACACCAAGCCACCGCTGATATGGATCAGACGGCCCTTGTGGAGCCCGGCCTTGCGGACGCGGTTGGCAATGTCCTCCTTCCCGGTACAAGAATAAAAGGAAGCATACTCCTGAGAGCCAAACTGCTGGTTTACAGCGACTCTGAAGGTGACATACTCCTGATTATCCTTGCCTGTGCGAAATTCCGGCTCATTGACAAGCCTGCCCTCCAAGTTCAATTCTGCGTAAGGCATATGTTCTTCCTTTCCGTCTGTTCAAACAGACTTAATTATATTCCAAACACCGTTTCCGGCAGTCTGGTCACTCCATATGCAGCATTTATGCCGCAAAAAAGCAGTATCTCTAGATAGGCATACTAAGGTGCCATCCAGTGTGATACTGCATCCATAGCCCGAGACAACTGCTCAAAGGCTCACCACTTAACAAGATCCCATCAGGGAGAAGTAAATCTAATCAGTACATGAGTATCGTACCATTGCTTCTCCATAGAATCTACAATACCAAAACCTACTCGACCTTTTGCAAACTCTGCGTCCACAGCTCATAGCCCAGCATGGTCTGCGCCGGGGCCATCATGTCTGGCAGGCTGGTGCCATACCCCTTGTCGTCCTTATAAAGGAGATAAAGGCGGTACTTCCGCTCCGGGATGAGGAGATGCTTACCTGCAACAAGAATCCGTCGAGCCACACCGTACTCATTTGCAATGATTAGTGTGTGGCAGGAGCGAAATGGGTGCATCGTGTCAGACCGAACAGTTCCGTCCAGTACGCGATAATCACCGGACCTCACTCGCTGCAATAGTCCAAACGCACGGATAGTGCCGAAAATAAGGACACCAATAGAAAGCAGAAGCAGAGCAAAATCTGACATCGCCCAACTAAGTAAGGCTCCCAGTATCCCTATACCAACATAGAGAAAGAAGAATTTATATAGTGTTACCTGCACCGGACGGGGAATTTGATTCAACATAGTCTTTACCTCCAAAGAAAAATGCACCCGCCGTGGCAGGTGCATTTTGTGTTAAGGGATCTCAAATATGATCTGACGCTCAAGGTATAGATTGGATACCGCCTGCAAAACATCATTTGCACAACTGGCGAGGACTTCCTCCGCTGCAATCTCCGCCTGCGTACTGTCAGGGTAGATCTGATCCAGGACCTTTTGGGTCGAACTGACATCAGTGATTCCCTTTTCAAAGCAGCGGATCAACTCTGAAGTGCTCAGGGGTGTCTGATTGACCAGTGCCTGTACTCGCCGTTCACTATCACAACGGCGCTTCTGCATGAGCTGTACACATGCCTGAGAGAAAGATACCTTCCTCTGGATCGTCAGTTTCAAAAGACTCCACAATCTTTTACTGCCACCCTGCCGAAAAGGAACAACAAAGGCGTCCGAGAGCATATTGTACAGTGCATCGCGGCCCGTATACCCTACACCCTTCACCACAAGCTTTCTTCGGATTAAGAGTTCCAGCAGTTCATCCAAAGGGGGTGTCTTCACTGCAAGTGCCCTGATCTGAGCCTGATAAAACTTCTCCAACTCATTATAAGTCAGCACTTCCCACAGCAGCGTACTCCAGATGACGAACTCTGGGATAGAGAGGGGATAGAGCTTTCCCAGTTTCTGAATATAGGGCACATTGCGCCCATTTTCTTTCCGAATTCGATAGCATCCGACCGCAGAGTAAAATGTCATCATTGTCTGTTCCTCCATCTCACATTCCTGTTCGTGTGTCACTTTCTATTCTCTTTTACGGGGAGAGCAGCAGAAGAACAACAAATCAATCAGAATCATGCAGACCGGGAAGAATGATAGAACAACTATGCGCATTTCACATTGACGGAATCACTCAAGAATTATAGAATGAACTCATAACAATGCCTTGGGGGGGGCAACTTGTGGCTAGAACATTCAACCACCTATCATATGAGCAAAGACTAAAGATAAAAGAGATGCTAGATGGCGGGTTCAAAAAGATAGACATTGCCCGTGCATTAGGAGTGCACAACGCTACTATCTATCGAGAAATAGAGCGAGGTTCAGTCAACGGAATCTACAATCCAAACAAATCTGAGGAACAGTATAGAGACCATCTTTCGGAAAAAGGGCCGCAAGCACTTTGCTCGATGTCTCCAGATCTTGCTGAATATATTGCGAAGTTAATTCTGGAGGAACATCTAAGTCCTGCCAGAATTATAGATAGATTGGAGCATGAAGAAAAGTGGTCTACATTCCCCAAATCAAAGCCAACCATCTACAGTGCAATTGATAATGGCTTGATTCCAGGTGTAACTAGAGAAAGTTTGAATTCTTATATGACGACCATGTTTAGTGATGGGCAGATACACATAGCAAAATGGGTCCGTAAACAACTGGATCTAAACGATGGTGATGAGTTGCTTTTCGAAATTATTGACAACAAAATCGTCTTTAGAAAGGCAAGCGACTGAACAACTATGCTTCAAAGTTATCCCTATTCGTGAAGCACTCTCACCAAAGCGTTGATTTGGTGAGAGTGCTTTCTGCTGTTCTATATTCAGATACTACTACAAATGAAACCAGAGTCATCTGCGTCCCAAGGATGGAAGCAAACAACTCTGGTTTCATTCTTCTTAGAGGTCACTGAAGCGATCAAGGCGTTTCTTTAACTCGGCACGGGGCAAACGGACTTCGCCGCCGTTATGCTTTTGGAACTCCTGTAGGCAGTACAGATACTCATCTTTCGCAATATACTGCCCGTCAAAGAGCTGATCTAGAATACCAAGTGTTCCTATCACATGTACGCCTTCTTGGGCGGCTGCCATGCGAAGTGCTTTGTCTCCGGTCAGAAGGGTAATATCTCGCTGCTTTGCAATGGCCAGTGCGATTCGATCCTGAATGGAGAGTTTGGGATATAGTGGCCCCCAAGACTGAGCAAGAAGGAATTCCTCAATGGTAATATCAACACCTACCAAGCCTGCCTCCGCAAGCTGGTCCTTAAACCCTTCCGGATTAAGTAGTTCGGATTCCATCGACTCAGTATACATGATGTAGGTATACGGAAGCAGAAACGGAAGGTTCATTCTGGAGATGATGTTGAAGTCGATCCAGACATTCGTATCACTGCTGATATATTCCATCTATTACCCCTCATTGAAGCAGCAATGGGATACTACTTCCGCATAGGGCATCTGCAACAGTTCGGCACCACGCTGGATGCTGATTTCACCTTCACTGACTGCCCGGAATACCAACTGCTCGAAAAGTTCAGGACGCTCTTTCTCGATCCGGCTTGGCTCATTGGTACGCCAACCGATCTTGCTCGCCTGAATATAAAAGCTTTTGTAGGCTTCTTTAGTAATGATCCCAATCAACTGCGCTCGCATAACCAGAAGAAGCATGGAAATTCCGTACTCGCGGCAAACTAAAGTCATATCTTTGGTCACACGGCCACGATGAACACCGAGCTCTCGAATCGCATCTGCCTTGGGGAAAAGGAAAGCGCCACTGATAGCAGTCGCAGTGTCTTCAATCTCCTTTTCTTCCAAGTCGTCCGACCAATCAAAGAATAGATGAGCCAGTTCATGTGCGATGGTGGAGCGGTTACGCTCTGGGGTCATGCTGCCATTGACGATAATATAGGGGCGGTCATTGACGAGTCCGTTCATTCCCGAGAATTTGCTGCTTTCAATCTCGCAGACATAGACTAAGATGCCTTTATTCTCAAGGATGGTTATAAGATCCTTGATGGGCCCTTCTTCAGCAATCCCCAAGTGGCGGCGCATTGCGCGCGCATCTTCTTCGACGTCACCGGTTATCGGAAGTGCATGACACTCTGGCGGGTCAGGTAACACCTCACCACCAAGCAGTTCGACCGCAGTATAGAATCGTCCAAAATACTCCTCGACGACCTCTCGAACATAATCCTGCTTAGCCTGTGACATGGTAGATACCTTCCGAAACTCACCGTGAGAGAAGACGATGTTTTCGTTCCGTACAGCAAGAAAATCAGAAATCTTGACGCCTAAAACAGTGGCTAGACTCTTCAGAACCTCCATACTCGGGTTCCGAGTTCCATTCTCATAATTGGTAATTGCCATGGGAGTCAAGCCACTTTGCTTAGCCAATTCAGCTCTGCTCATTGAGTTCTTCAGGCGGTAATACCGAAGATTTTTGCTAAACATAGTCACACCTCCTCCTGTTTATATTATAACCAAAATATAAAAAAAGTAAACAGCCAACAGTGTTATCTCAGAAATTTTTCCTGCGCTGAGCAGCGTCCGCAGAGTCCCTGTGGAGGTATAAATGGACCAACATCATGCTTGAAGGAAGGACTGGATGAGTGGGTCTGCCTTCAGGACAGAGCGTGCACGAGCGATCCAAGCATTGACATTATTCACGGTTGAACCATGCTGCTCTGCAATCTCCCGGCTGGAGTATCCGAGCGCCTTCAGTTCCAGCGCTTCAATTCCTTTCAGGATAACACCACTGTATTTGTTCTTGCACGCCGCCATTGCTGCATTGATTTCATCTCCATAGAGTTTGTCATCTACTTCATCAAATACAGGATGCATATCAAAAAGGAAATCATTCTCTCCATCCTCATCAGTGACAATTGAGATGGATTGATTCACCTGCTGCTGTTTCCGGCAATGATCGATGATGGCATTGTAGGCATATCGCCATCCGAGCGGAGCGAATGGACCACGGGTGGGATCGTACTGCATAGCTGCGCGGCAAAGCGCCTCGCTTCCAATCTGATAATAATCTTCATACGTTTGGAGCGCTCGCCCGGAAACGCCAATGTGTTTTAGGATCAGCCGATCCAGTAAGTCCAAATTCTCCTCCACCAGAGTTCTCTGATATTCCGTCATCATGATGTCAGCACCTCCTATGCTGTTTGGGCACTCTGACGCATGGCCAGAATGCGATCACATTTGTCGATTACTTCTTGGCAGCGGTATGTACCAAACTGGCCAATATGTGTCTGGTCATAAGGGATTCCCAGCGCAGCAGCCAGCCAATGATAGGCCGCATCGCGGCTCATAGCACCAGACTGCCAAATCTGATCGAACTTCCGATGCGCTCGAATCCGCAAGTGTCGTAAGTCCCCATCAGCGAGTGTTCCGAGTGGGATTCTGGTGCCCTGCCGCATTCCAACATAGCAGTTGCACTTAGGGTAGTTCTTACAGACATAGAGCTCATCCGTCCTCTGTGGATCATGATAGATTTCCGATGCCGGCCTGATCTGGGCAACGGAGCCGCAAATTGGGCAACGGAGCACTCTGGGTGCCATCTTCGACATGTTCTTCCTTCGCATGATATACGCCTCCTGTTTTTTGCTTTGCCCTTGGTTCTCCCATGCGAAGGGAAAATGTCTCGCACTTATTTATGAACTTTTTGTAAACAATACTGGCAAATAAAAAAGACAGCTCATTGAGCTGCCTTTAAGCAATCTGCAATTATGTACTGTTTAATGGACTGATTATCAGGTATAATATGGCTAACATAAGTTGGAAAGGGTGTGAGCGCCATGGCGAGATCTTCCTACCAGAAGCTGAAACCCATTTATATCATGGATTACCTCCTAAAGAATTCTGACGAGCAACATCCGGTCACCATTACACAGCTCATTGAGTACCTTGCCGCACAGGGAATACAGAGTGAGCGAAAGAGTATCTATGGAGACCTTGAGGCATTACAATTCTATGGACTGGACATCGTACAGTCTAGCTTGGGCCGCTCCGCTGGCTACTATATTGCCAACCGTTCTTTTGAGTTACCAGAGTTGAAACTATTGGTGGACAGTGTACAATCCTCCAAATTTATTACTCATAAAAAGACCGCAACGCTGATCCGAAAGATTGAAACCTTAGCGAGTATCCACGAGGCTCAGCTTCTGGATCGTCAGGTCTTTGTAACCAATCGGATCAAAACAATGAATGAATCTATCTACTACAATGTAGATGCCATCCATCACGGTATCTCAACAAACTGCAAAATCCAGTTCCGATACTTTGAATACACAGTATCAAAAGAGCGCCGGTATCGTAAGGAAGGGGCTTTCTATGTCGTCAGCCCCTTCGCTATGACGTGGGATGATGAGAACTACTATATGGTTGCCTTCGACTCTGAAGCTGGTATCATTAAGCACTATCGTGTGGATAAAATGACGGACATCTCTACTCTGGATCAGGCGAGAGATGGCTTGGAAGCATTCAAAGCACTAGATATGGCCGTCTATGCGCGAAAGGTATTTGGGATGTTTTCAGGGGAGGAGGTCAGCGTTCAGCTCCGCTTCGAGAACCACTTGGTTGGCGCTGTTCTAGATCGGCTGGGCAGGGATGTTTTCCTTGTTGCCGATGGTGATGATCACTTCACAGTTCGTGCGGACGTCGTAGTAAGCCCGCAGTTTTTCGCGTGGGTCACTGGATTTGGCTCAAGCGCACAGATCATTGGGCCCGATCATGTCGTTGAAGAGATGCGCCAGCACATTGATTCTGTGGCAACCCTATATCATGGGGGGAACGGCTCAACAAATCTTGATTCTGAAATGGCGGAGGTATCCCAAAATGGACAGTGAGAAAATGGCTTCATTTGCAGCCAAAGCAGAAATGGATACCATGCTCCAGACTGTGCTTGAACTTATGGACTCAGATGATGGGAAGGACTTCGAAGAGAAGAGGAAGGACGCAATAGAGTTCCTGAGCCAAAAGAAAAGCCGTAATGTAGCAGAGATCCTGGTTGATCTGGCAATAGATGATCAGACTGGTAAAGAAATCGCCTCTTCGTTCTGGGCTGCTGGCCAATCAATTCAAATCAAAGATGAACTGGTTCTAAGGGCAGCAAATCCATCTGATCGAGAAACATTTCTGGAGATCCAACGGATATACTCTCCTATGCGCTCTATGCTCCAAGAAGGGGCATACTGTGACATGGTTTGGAAAGAGCATATTCAGCCCAAGGCGCTCATGTGTTCTATTCTCAAAAATAACACCTATATTGGCTACTGCGGGATCAAAGATACAGCACATGAACCATGGGAGATCGCCATTGAACTGCTTCCACAATGGACTCGGCAAGGAATCGGCCCCAAAGCACTGGTTGCAATGATGGATGCTATCAATCACCGGCTGGGGAAATCTGAATTCAGAGTCCGAATCGATCCTGGCAATCAGTCCAGTCAGAAGCTGTTTGAACGTCTGGGCGCGGTACCGAATGGAATCTCCTCACTGTTTCTTCAGGAAGAAGAATTGCAACAAAAGTGCGAAGAGGAGAATCTGCATCTCATTGATGAAGATGTCATTGCACTAGCCCAAAAATTCAATGTTGAACCAAGGAAACTGCTCAGCCATGTTCTAGAATACAAACTCGTATGGCCTGAGAATGCCGCAAAAGATTATGATTGACATTATTATAATTTGAAGTATAATAATAGCATCACGAGGGGGGTGATCTGCTGTATGGAACAGTTTATCGACCGTGAATATGAGATGGAGACTCTTGAGAGCGAGTACCGCAGAAAAGGTAGCGCATTAGTCATCATGTATGGCCGGCGCAGAGTGGGAAAAACCACACTGATTTCGGAGTTCATCAAGGATAAGAATGCACTCTTCTTCCTTGCAAGTGAAGAATCAGAAGCACAAAACCGCGCTCTATTCAAAGAAAAAGCAGCCGATTTTATTGGCAGCGACTTACTCAAGAACGCTGATATCAAGAGTTGGGACGTGATATTCAAAGCAATTATGGACAGTCCATTTGACCGCAAACCTGTGATCGTTATGGATGAGTTTCAGTATATCGGCAAATCCAATCCTGCGTTTCCATCCATCTTCCAGCGGATATGGGAGGAGATTCTGAAGACCCGCTCGGTCATGGTCATCCTCTGCGGTTCTCTTATATCCATGATGGAATCGCAGACACTTGCCTACTCCAGCCCGCTATATGGTCGTCGCACCGCGCAGATACGTCTTACGCAAATCCCGTTCAGTTATTATCACGATTTTTTCCCCAATAAGAGTCGTCGAGAGTTGATTGACTTCTATGCGATCACTGGCGGTGTGCCTAAGTATATCGAACTGTTTTCCGAAACAGAAGACATCTACTCCGCCATCCAGAAGAACGTGCTCAACCGCTCAGGGTATCTTTATGATGAGCCGCACTTCTTGCTCCAGCAAGAGGTATCGGAGGTAGGCAGTTACTTCTCCATCATCAGGGCTATCGCTATGGGGAACAGTAAGCTTTCTGCAATTGCCTCGGTGTTGGAGGTGCCGGCGACAAGCCTAACAAAGTATCTGAAGACACTCATTGATTTGGATATTCTGGAGCGCGAGGTCCCAATCACAGAGGAAAATCCAGAAAAGAGTAAGAAGGGCCTTTACAAAATCAAAGACAATTACATTCGATTCTGGTTTGCATTCGTCTATCCCAACATGAGTTTTATCGAAAGCGGGAATAGCGGCATCGTCATGAAGAAGATCCGCTCTAGTTTGGTAAGCGGCCATATTGCTTTTATCTATGAGGATGTCTGCCGTGAACGGATGTGGGAGCTGAATGGCGAAGATCGCTGGCCGTTCCACTTTTCGAAGATTGGACGTTGGTGGGATGGCAAGAATGAGATTGATATTGCTGCCATAGATCCTGATGGAAAGAATCTGATTCTTGGTGAGTGCAAATTCTGGCACGAGCCTGTCGGTGTCAATATTTTCAATGATCTTGTAGAGAAGAGTAAGAGTGTCACTTGGAAAAAGGCAGACCGACACACATGGTATGTTTTATTTAGTGCTGAAGGCTTTACCGATGAATTGAAGACACTGGCTCAATCCAGGGACGACCTGCTTCTATTTGATGATATAAATTAAGAATACAGTTGGAGGTAGAACACGATGATGGAAACTCAAAGAGCAATCGACATTATCTTTAATATGATGCCGGAAGATGAGGAGGAGGCGGAAGCATTGTCTCTGGCCGTATCCGCGTTGAGGGAGCGTCTGCTTGCTGAGCAGCACAATGAGCAGAAGTAACTGAGGATTTCATTTTATCCACATTGTAGGGCCCGCAGATGCTCCAGCAGCAACGCATGTGCAGTAGCAGAGTCATGTGCCTTCTTCGCGTATGTGAGATATTCCAGTGCATCATTCCATTCAGACAGCGGATAGTCTTTTGTGTTGAGTCTACTGAAAAACGCTGCTAGGACGCAGCGTTGATACGGAGTCAGGAAGCGCAGATCCGAAAGGCACGGGCATTCCATAAATGCGGCAGCTTCGTCTAAAAGGGACTGTGTTTTCTCGTTCATATCAACACCTCAATTCCAATTCATAAGGACAGCGCAATACTGCAATTAACAAAGAAGCCGGCTCCAATGGGAAAGAACATTGGAGCCGGCTTCTTCATAAACTATTTAGTTGCTCAAAGAGTTCCGGCAGTGCTCTGGGACGATACTGTCTGTGGCTGGTGCCGCTGATCCTAGGCGAGGGATCGTTCCGCAGGAAGTTACTCGGGTCTGCCTCCAATACGAAGCTGATCCAGGCAACTGCATTTTTGCAGTTTCGCCTTCGTACTCTCGCTTCTCGAAGCCGTTGAAAAATCTCATAGCCCTGATCACGTGCCAAATCATAAAACTCTGCGGCGTGCAGGAGGTCTTCAATCTCCATCTCTGCCCGAATCTGCTGTTCCTCCAACTTTGGACGTGCCTTTTGGATTGTTTGGATGAATTCACGGAAGGAAGCAATCGCCTCCAGATAGTAATCCGCTTCTGTAATCTCAGGCTTACGGTGAGAGAGCGTACCAGATGTAGAATCAGTTCTATGATCGTCTTCCTGCATAGTGCAACCATCCGCAGGAGCCACGTAATATCCCAGATTCTTCATGGCCTTTGGCAAACTTCTCAGGAACTCATCTGCATTGAACCGCTCGTCAAAGATCTTCGCTCTGCGCTTATCAATGACCGGGGTTGCACAGCCCCTTTTATCGCTGCGAACAAAAAACTTATCATTTGTAATAACCCATGACATTAGGTATCCTCCTTGCCACTTTTAATTTAGCAAATTGAAACCGACGAAGGGGCACCAAGAGTAGCCCCTTCGTTGGTGTTTTACGGTGTGTGGAGGGGTAAAATCAATAGCGCGGCCATATGCCGTGATATGTGGCATCAGGCATATCCTCCATGAAAATGCCATCCGAATTTACCGGGCGCAAAGTCCCAGCCGCAGTAATGGCAAAATACGACACTGGAGAGACCAGACACTTATCTCTTCCGTGGTGGTAATGAAGTGTGACAGCAGAATTACAGGGGACCAGAGACGCAATGAAGTCCTCACCCATGATGGTAGGCTTGTTCTCCATTGCCGTCACAAATGTAGAGCCGTCATCAAGCAGAACCTTCAACTTGCCATCTCGTGTTTCCTCTGCCTCTACAATGAGATCCGCATTATATATCTCACCATCTAAACAAATCATACGACTCATAGCAATATCTCCTTAAATTATAGATTTGGAGAGAGCCTGTGCAGTTGCACAGGCTCTCTCCAGTGTTATATTTCATTGCCTAGCTGCAACGGGCATCAATAACCAGTCTTGGGCAGCTGAGGATTATGGAATCTCCGAACAACAGTGGCCCAAGTTGCCTTGGCTGTCTGCCATTCATTGAGGTACTGACCACCCACATCAGCGCGGTTGATGATCTGGTATCCGTTGGCCACGGTTCCCAGAACCTGTACACGCATGGTGGGCTTCATTACAGAAGCAAATCCACTGGCAACAGTACCAAACTCAAAGCGGACATCGGTGACAAACTCACCCTGCGCCAAGCCAAGGGTATTGGCATTGAGGCTGAGAGAATAGTTGTTGGAGGTCAACAGATTGCTGGCCAGAGTCCGATAGTCGTTGAGATTGGTTTTGAACGTTACCTTGTAGTACAGTCGCTGATTGTAGGTGCCGGTGGTAATACTGATGGCTCTGGCTGCATCAGTCGGGATGCGGTCGTGCCAGAAGAACTTGTTCAGTGCCACATTGGAGGTATTGGCAATGCCTGAGAAGTCGTAACTCATCATCTGTCCAGGCTGCACCTCGCGGTTGCCGGTCTTCTGAATGGTCACTCCCATCTTAGCGGGTTTATTGTAAGCAGAGAGTTTGATAATCTGGTTGGGATACTCGATCTCTGCCTCCATTTTCTCACTGCTGAGCTGGAAATAGGCCGGAGCAGATACTTCCTTCACGAAGTAGCGGCCCAGCGGCAACGGGTCAGAGGCTGCAACTCCATGCTTATCCGTCACAATATAGCCAACGACCTTACCAGAGCGAGCCTGCGAAATCTCATAGACTGCACCTTCCAGTTCGCTGCCGGCACGCTGGCCAGTAATGAGGTTATCATCGGAACTGTACTTGCGAATCTGGATCTGGCCTGTTACTGCACTGTTCTCCCACTCGATCTGAGTGCACTTACCGCGCTCAACGTAGATGGTCTTATACTGCTCGTCGCGGATATAACCGTCCGCAGCTTCCAACTCACGCAGGAAGTACTTTCCGGCCTCAAGCTCATCACGGATGTAGATATAACCGTCCTGATCAGTGGTATACTCACCAATTGGATTTTTACCTGCATCATAGAGAACGAACTTCACACCGTAGATTCCCTCACCTGTACGAGCATCGACCTTATGGATCATGATGGAGCACATCCGCTTATTGGTGATCTCCAGCGTAGTCGTTTCTCCATCCTTCACGCAGACCTGCTCTGGATTGGCATCCAGCGCGTAACCATTCGCTGCCTTCCGCTCAACGACTGTGTACCAGCCGCTCTCTGCATTGGGGATATGGATAACGCCGTTGCGGTCAGTGGTGTAGGTGCCCAGGATCTCACCGTTCATCTTCCGGATTTCGAACTGGACGCCCTTAATGCGCTCGCCTGTATCTTCATCCTTCTTAATGATCTGCAATCCGCCTGCGGGCGTATTGTAGAAAGTTAAAGTCTGGGTATCAGCCGGGTTGATCTCCACAGTCTGAGTATCTTTACCGGGTTCAATCACATATCCAGGCAAGGGCTTTACCTCCTTCACAATAACCGTGCCGGTAATGCCAGTAATACGGATCTCACCGTTTGCGTCCGTTGTGTAGAGTCCCTTGCTGGACAGGTGGCCGTGGTCGGCATCCACGAAGCTACCGTCGGCATAGGTCAGTTGGAACTCCACGCCGGGAAGCAGTTTGCCGGTCACGCTGTCCTTCTTCACAATGACCAGACCGCCCTGCTTCTGGTTGTAGAAGCGAAGCGTCTGGACCTCTCCCTCCTTGATCTGGATGGATTTGGGCGTAGTGTCCAGAACGAATCCCTCCGGCACCTTGGTTTCTCTGGCGGTCACGGTGGTGCCGGGAACAAGGTCCGTGATGACGATGCGGCCTGCCTCATCGGTGATGAACTCGCCATTGCTCTGGCCTACCACAGCGCCGCTGGAATCGGTCACCAGGAAGGTCACGCCCTTGATGGGAGTAGTGGTACCCTCGATATACTTCTCAATGACGAGGGTCGTCGAGGGAGTATTGGTAAAATACACTGTTTGGGTGTCATTGGGGTGGACCACCACCGTCTGAGTCTGACTGCCAGGGTCGATGGTGTAGCCGGGGATGGTCTTGATCTCCGTGACCACCAGTGTGCCTACCACACCGTTGATCTGGATCTTGCCCTCCTTATCGGTCATGTACAGGCCGTTGCTGGAGATGTGGCCGTTTTCATCGGGAACAAATTCGCCAGAAGCAGTCGTAACCTTGAAGGTGACGCCAGCCAGGGGTTTCCCTGTGAGACTATCCCGCTTGTCGATGATCAGGGTGCCGGCCTGGGAGTTTTTGATGACTACGGTCTGGGTATCACCCTTGGGGCCGATGACCACATTGGTGGAGGGCTGGTCCATCACATAGCCCTCTGGGGCCTTGATCTCCGTGATTACGTAAGCGCCGGGGATAAGGTTGGTGATTCGGATCTCACCGCTGCTGTCCGTGGTAAAGATGCCATTCTGCGTGAGAGTGCTGTCACCGATGACGCCGTTCAGCCCGACTTCGCAACCGGCAGCAGTAGTCACCCGGAACTCAGCCCCAGGCAGGGGCTTATTGGTTTCGCTATCCCGCTTCTGGATGATGAGGGCACCCTTGGGGGTGTTCTTAAAGGTTAGGCTGACCGTGCGCCCCTCCTTGATCTGGACCGTCTGGCTCTGCGTATCCAGAATGAATCCGTCCGGGGCGCGGGTTTCGGTCACCACTACACTCTTGCCGGGTTTCAGGCCTGAAATTCGGATCTCGCCGTTCTCATCGGTGCGGAAGATGCCGTTGGAGTCTCCGATCAGGTTCCCATCCGCGTAGGCGATCTTGAACTCCGCATCTTGGAGCGTGATGCTGGGATTGACATCGCAGACCTTGCGGATGAGCAGCATCCCGTCCGGCATATTCTCAAAACGAACGGTGACGACGCTCTGCTCACCGCTGTCTGCCAGGAAGATCGTTTCGGAGGACTGGATGATGGAGTACCCATCTGCCGGGTCCACCTCCTCCAGAATGTAGGTTCCGCTTTTCAGCCCGGTCCAGATGGCGGTCCCGTTTTTCCCGGTGACTTTCTGGCCGATGACGGTCCCGCCAGTGCCAGAGGTGCCGCCCAGATAACGCAACTGGAAGGTGCAGCCGGGCAGGGCTTCATGGGTCACACTGTCGTACTTTTCTACGATGATGGCATTGAGCGGCACATTTTCAAAGGTTACTGTCTTGCTCTCACTGCCATGGAGGATGATCTTCTGTGTGGTGGGTTCCTTCATCTGGAATCCAGGGGCAGGGCGGATTTCGGTGATGGTGTACTCTCCGGGGTAGAGCCGCTTGCCCTGCTCATGGAGCCTGATTTCACCCTTGGCATCGGTCAAGATCTCGCCGAAGTCGATGGTGCCGGGGGCCTCCGCCGCCTCACCATTGCTCACATAAGTCACATGGAAAAGCGCCCCCTCGATGGGAGCGCCGGCAACACTGTCTTCCTTGTAGATGGTCAGCTGGGGGGCCTTCCGATTTTTGAAGGTCAGCGTCTTTTCATCCCCTGCGTTGAGGGATACGGTCTGCTCCCGGTCGGCATCCTTGTCCGGCAGATAGTACGGGGCAGGGACCGCCATTTCTACGATCTTATAGCTGCCGGGGACCAGCCGGAGCTTGACCGTGCCATCCTTGCCAGTGGTCACATCGCTGCGGTAATCGTTGTCGATACCGATAATGCGGAATACAGTATCCGGGATCTTGATGGAAGGATCATCCGCATCCACCTTGGCGATGGTCAATTCCGGCTGCTTCAGGTTGTCGAATACCAATTCTCTGCTGTCACCGAGGCCAAGGTAGATGGTCTGGGTGGGGGTGCTGCTGACCACATAGGGGTCAGGGACAGAGATCTCGGTTACGGTATAGCTGTCCACGGGGATTCTGGTCAGGGTGGCCTTACCGTTGGGTCCGGTGACTACATCCTGATGGTAGCCGTGCTGGATACCCTTGATCTCAAAATGGGTGCCAGGGATGCCATCGCCGGTCTGCTCATCCCGCTTGAAGATGGTGAGGTCAGGCAGCCGCTTATCCACAGCGGTCACCCGGACTGTGCCGCCGCCGTTCACCGTAGCCTGATCCACATGGGCAATGACCGGCTGTGTCAGGACAGCGTAGGGCTCCGGGACGGAAACTTCAACGAAGGCGTACATACCCTCGGTCACATTGGAGACGGTGATGATACCATCCCGGCCCGTTTCTTCCGTTGCGATGATCTGGCCATCCTTGATGATGTTAAACACGGCACCAGGCAGAGGGTCATTGGACTCATCCAGCTTCAGCAGTTCCACCTTGACCTTGGCGTCGTTCTCAAAGACCAGAGAAACATCCGTCTTGCCATCCCAATGGAATTCCTGCCGGACCTTGCTGGGGTCGGAACTGGTGGTGTACCCGGTGGGAGGAGTCACCTCAGTGGCCACATAACTGCCGATGGGCATGGTGTCCCAGGGCACGTCGGTCAGGTAGCCGCCTATGCCGGTCGTATATGTGCCCGTAAAACTGTTATCCACACCATCAATGCGGATAACAGCGCCGGCAAGGCCCTTGGTGGGATCGTCCGCATCTACCTTACGGATGCTGCCATTTTCTGTGATGACAGGCGTATCCATGAAGGTGACGACCACCTCGGTGCCATTATCACGGGGAAGAACAACGTATTGGGGGCCGGCGTTGTCGATCTCGTAGCCCTCCGGGGCTTCCAGCTCTGTGATGGAATAAGTGCCTGCTTCCAGCGGGCCGACCGTGGCAGTTCCATCGCGGCCTGTCACAACCTCTTTAGAGTAAGTCCCGTTATTGGATTGAACAAGGAACTTTGCGCCAGCCAAACCCTTATTGGGATTGGTTGTGTCCACCTTTTTAATGGTCAGGTCATACTTTTCGCGGGTGATTGTAAGCCGGCCAACCAAGACGGCCTGTACATCATTGGCAGGATGATGGGAGGAACCGGGGCCTGCGTAATGGTACTCATAGACATCGCAGTCGCCCCAAACGCCCTGCTCACCAAGGCCGAGAATGTATAGTGCACGATCTCGGAAGGACCAACCCTCCAGTTCATCATCGATGCTCTTGAAGTTGGTCCCATTGATGTTGTTGTGGACGTACATGAGTTCTTCAGCACATGCTGTCGCAGGGTCAGAGAACAAGCCTTCCTTATAGCGCCAGACAATAGCCTGCACCCAGGCGTTCATCACCCAAACATAATCAGGGCCCCACGTCTCCGCGACACCGAGGGAAATGGCTTGATCCGTAAACACCCCGGAGGTGTGGCAATAGAAGTAGGCCATCATGTTCTTCACAGTAGGATCACTGATGGGCTCAGGCTTATCCCACTTATGGCCTTCCAGCGACCAGCCCATCCCTTTGCCCTTTTCAGAGCAAAAACCCATGACGCTATCGCCGTCATAGTCATATCGCATCTGGTGCATATAACAGACACCCAGCGCAGGAGACTCATAGTGGGTGCCGTTGTAGGTACAATTGGTCAGCTTGATTGTACTTGGGGTCGTTTCAGCAGCGAATGCTGCGGTCGGAAACAGGCCAAGCACACAGAGCAAGGCCAACAGCATTGAAAGGAGTCTGCTGCCAAGTTTGGTCATGCTTTTCATGTGAGTAGTGCTCCTTAATTCATAGAGTAGTAGTGTTTTAAGCCCCTCTCCAAGGGCTCTTCCAGAGCATTCGGGCACAAAAAAGGTCTCTCAGCATAGCTGAGAGACCTCGCTTTATGACGGATCATGCTCCATATGGATTATAGGTACCCGGCCTTCCTACGATTATATAGCAGTAGGTAACGCCATTCTCCCGTGCAACGCCTACCCCGATGGAATCACCATCAGAGACAGTCATTGTCCGGAAATGACCGGGCGAATTGACCCAGTTCTCCACCGCCTGCTCGGCAACATGATCACTGGGACAGAGTGTGAATACGGTCAGATTGATGCCAAAACCGTAAGGATAGCCGCTTCGAGCGACCGCCTCACACTCCTCCAGGTCATGATGCCAGGTGTAGTGCTTGTCCGCACACTCCTGAGCTGCGGCCATGAGCCTGTCATCAATTCGCAGGAACTGTGCTCCATGCTGCATCCGCACATCATTGATCCGCTCCACCATTTCAGTCCGGATAGTATCCAGATCGGTGTTGGGCAGAGAAGGCTGACCAGTATAGGGCTTGTCGCTCTCCACCTGTACGCAGTGCTTTTCGGTATCCCAGAAGACATTAAAATCTACTGCGTCTCCGATGTCACGGAGCATGACATAGTTGTTCCCATTGATCGCATAAGCGGTCATAGGGGTTTCTATGCCATCTACCAGGATCGTGTGGGTGCTGCGTTCTGCCATGATACCAGCAGCATAAGCGACAGACCCGCCAAAGAGGGTTGCTCCAATCAGGAGTCCGGCCATAAAGGTACCCATACGCTTCATTTTTCTCACCTCATCAAGTATTTCCAGCCACTCTCTCCGGGGTGATCCAATAGCGGATGATTTACTGCTTCAAGCAGTTCTGAAGGCCACGCAGGAAAATCTCTTCCTTCGAAAAAAGCTTGGCCCGCTCCAGCTCCTTGAACTGATCGAATGCGGACTGGGGCAGGTGGACTTTGACCATTTTCGTCGCGCCAGCGGTCATGGGCTTAGTCCGGTGCTCTCGGGAACGAGGCTTGTTGTTCTTCATGATGTACCTCCAAAACTATATCAATGAATCTCTACTGCCTGTACACACAGGCGGAGAGAGGGCTGGTTAGCTACGCAGGTGATCAGTGTGATCCGATTATCTCCCATCTCATTGGTATAGGAGTAATCAGTACTGGAAATCTTCCCAACAAAGGTCACTTCATAGGTCTTCGTGCCCTGGTTGGTCTCGTATTTCACCGTATCACCGACTTTGACGTGCTTCAGTTTCCCAAAATACGGGTGGTTGCCACGGTTGTGGCCAAATAGTGCGACATTGCCAAAATAGAGGCCAGAACCTTCATAGTGGCCAGCACCCTTGGACATGGAACTGTCCGTCGCGCCTTCATATACCTTGGCTTTCAGTCCGACACGGGAGATAGAGACAGTGCCAATACTTCCATCCGACTGAGTGAGGTCCGCAACGGTCAGTTCAGGTCGGTAAGTGATCTCAATATTGCTGCCGTGGCTGACATCAGAAAAATCCGATTCAGGATAGCCACCGCCAGAGATCGTGTTCCCATGCTGGCCATACTGGAGGCCACTGGGTAGGTAGGGGTTATTGAGGGACTGTTCAAGAAATTCCTGGCTGAGCCCGTATTTGATTTCAGGAATATCATAGTCGATCTGATTATGCTCACCATAGTTATAGGCCGCATCATACCGATCTTCATAGTTTGTGCTATCGTAGTATTCCGGTTCCGGGTCAGTCTGAAAAAAGTAGTCCGCAGCGCTGGCAGGGACTGCCACGCCGGATAGCACAGCAAGCGCCATGCAGAGGGTCGCTAACTTTTTCATGTATTTTCCTCCTCTAACGGTTCGTCATTCGAACTTCCAACATCGACTTTGAACCAGTACGGTCCATTAACTTCACCAACCGTGTGCTCGAAGATCGCATTGTAGTAGCGGATACTGATCTTCTTGCCAAAGAGTTTTCGTGCTACCCGCTCGTCCACTTCGATGGCAATCACGCCTTCTGGCACCTTCTTGAGTCTGTCGATGCGAAGCTCAGGCCGCTTCGCCTTGAGGAGGAATCGACCACACCGGTCATACTCCTTACCCTTGCCGGTCGCTTCATACACTGTTGTATTCTTACGAGTCAGCAGTACAATTAACAACAGACCGCCCATTGCCACAAGGCAGATGATTCCGATTAGCGGCAGGGTGCCGAGGGATTCGGATTCAGGCTGTACTGGGGTGCCAATGTAAGTTACGGTATACTGGATGCTGGATACACCGGAGGAAGAAACAGTTCCGGTATATTCGGCAGTGGTGATATAGCCTGTGGCTACTTTGGATGATGCGGTACCAGAATAGGTCGCTACGGCAGTGTATGTGGCTGGAACCAGTTCATCTCCCACAAGAGCTGTACTCTCAACACTCCAGGTCACATTGGACAGGCTCAGAGTCCGGCCATTCTTCACAACTGTTTTGTCAATATAGGTCGAGTCGTTCCGGTCAAGGCCAGTATAATTCTTGGTTGCTGTGACGGTATAACTACTTTGTTTATATCCGGCAGCTTCTGTCTTGATCGTGCTGTGATCGAGAGCCAATGTACCAGATGCGTGACCATCATCATACTCCATCGTAGGCTTCAGTTCTGCCAGGATGTCTTCCAGATCTTTTGAGCTGGTGGTGATGGTCACAGTCTCTGTGTGGCTATTCTGCTCATTGAAGGTCTGCTCCTCCTTAACGATGCTGCTGTATGCGTATAGGTAGCCATCATATTCGAAGTCAGGTTCCTCCAAACTGGATGGGTCTTGATCAGGGAGCAGTGTGTAAACTTTGATGGCTAACTGCTGGCCATTCAAATTCTGGTAAGTAACATCATCAGGGACAAAAGAGGCTGCACTGGCACTCACACACATTCCGAGGCTCAAGGCGAGCGCCAGTACCAATGCCGTTACTCGTTTCTTCATGATAGATTTTCCTTTCTCATATTCTCACTCTGTTGATTCCGGAGGCGCAGGATCAGGTGCCAGACATGAGCGGCCACGGCGATATTCAGCAATGCACTCACACAGGATCTCCATCAGTGAATCCTCATCTAAATGGTCATTCACCCAAATGCACTGGCGGTACATATAGATGCTGCTGCTATCTGTGAGGAAGATAGAGTGCCAACCCGTAAGTGATTCAGCATTCATCGCATTGGCTGACCGATACATATCCACCTCATTTTCCTTTGCAAAGAGGATCTTATCTGCAACGATGATGGACATGATCGGATAAGTGCGAATCATGGAGACCAGGACGACACACTCCGTTTCTTCATCCTTATGGATGGCAACGAAGGTATCGCCCTGCTCCTCCACAATATTCAGGCAAGCTCGAATGACATCCCGACAATGCTGCCTCAGCAACGCATTGTCGTTCATCATCAAACTCACCTCAATCTGGCATGACGCTTAATGATGCGCGTGATCAGGCCAAATGCAATGCCTTGTTCCTCATCGACAGAGCGAACGAGAAAACTGACCGTATCCAATTTGCTGGGAAGCTCCTTGGTCCGATATGTCATGGTCTTTGCATTAGCCCCCGCTTGGAGACGAACGAAAATGAGTCTGCCAATCACATGGGTCACAACGCCATAATACGTTGAGCCAGGCGTCAGCTTCCGCAGGTTTGGAAGGTCCGGGTTCTCCATGCCACGTTTGACGGAGACCTGCACCTTATAGGTTTCGGCTTCCTCATCGAAGGAAACACCCTGGACACTGGCTACGACAATATCTCCCGTCGCATAGAGGTTCGAAATGTCAGAGAACCATTCCCAAGACAATTCGTTGGCTTCGATGGAGGTGTCTACCCCGAGAGCATCAACATAAATGCGATGCCCAGCAACACCGATGACACGGCAGGCAATCAGGATGCCCTCCTTCACACGGCCAGAGGCGTAGTATCTCTGCTGGCGCTGCATAAGGGCTTCACGACGGCTGCCTACTGCGGCACGGTTCTTCAGATCGACACCGGAAAGCACGAAATCAACGGTTGCACCCAGAATACGGCTGAGTCGAAGTCGGAAGTTCAGGGGAGGCTTGGTATTGATCGGCCAATCATCCATGAACATCTCATGTCCGGGGATCACAATACGTACACCCTCATAGTCCACAACACAGATAGGATTGATCCCCTCTGCATTCTCCACGCCGCTTACCACTCCGGTCAGGACCAGATGCCTGTGTATGGCACCATTAAGGTAGTTCCATTTCACATCATCACTGTCCTGGGGAGTGAAGCCACGTTCTTGGTCAGAGAGTTCCAGAATGTTCTGGCTACGAGGTCTGGGGTTCCGTCTCTGTTCAGAGGGGTCTTGGCCATCCTGATTGGACTTCATGGTCGTGTTCTGATCCACGACAGAGTTAGTTCCAAAGTCCTTTTCAGACATTATGATCATCTTCCTTTCAGTTAAATCTCATCCAAATCAACTTCTCGACCGAGATTGGCATTTGTTGGAGGATGCAAGGTGGGTTCCAGTTTGCACCCAGCAGCAGCCTGTTTCTCATTGATAGAGTTGATTGAAATGGCAGGTGGATTAGGCTCTAAAGTTTGAGCCCGACCGGATTTCTTCCAGTCGGGCTCGTGCAAGATTGCCTTGCTGCTTTTGAGCTTTTTATAATCTGGATGGTTGGAGTAATCGAATCGTTTTGCTCGATACACTTTCTGGCCTCGAATAAAGACCAGCTCCTCATCCGTAGGTAAACGCATCACTTCATCAGGTGTCAGAAGTTGACGCCTTGCGAGTGTATTAGACTGCCTGAAGTTCGGCGTGTAGTTAGTAATGTGCATGGTGTTCAGGTCACGCATGGTCCCTTCCACCTCAACAGAGGCGATTCCGACCCGCTCACTGATCCATTCAGCTGTCAAATTGTCTGTACAGCCAAGGAAGAGCGTAGTGTCGCAGGCACCGATGATCTCCTGCCATTGGTCATCAGGGTATCGGTTCCGCATTTGGCCGACATTCTGGAAGAATACTGCAACTGAGCAACCACGGGAGCGGATCGTGCTGCATTTCTTGGTGAAGTCCTTGATGAGGCAGCAGTTAGGAAACTCGTCAAGAACAAAGCGTACTTTAGTCGGTAAACAGCCACCCTCGCTAAAGTTATCTGCATATCGAATCAACTTGATAAACAGAAAACTGAAGAATAGGGAGCTGAGGAATTCAAATGTATTATCTTGGTCGGATACGATGCAGAAATACGCACATTTCTGCTTGCCTGGGAGTTCTAGATCAATTTCGTTGAAGGAAGTGATATTACGTACTTCCTTCGCCTGCATGACTTGGAGTTTGCTTCCTAATCCGATGATCACACTGGATCGGACGGTTTCGCTTGATTGCAAGAATAAAGCGTAAGGGGCGAAGGCTGGCGAAGGCGGCATAACTTCACCTGTGTATTTATTGACATGCTCTCTTCGTATGCTATTCATGATTTTGGATAAGCCGCGCTCACTTTCATTGCATAGGAGATCATATACCTGACCCAAGTTGCGTTTTTCTGGCGGTAATTCCTGCGAAACATAAAGCACTAGGGCCTTGAGCAGGTTGAGTTCTGCATTGAACCAAAATGCCTCAGTTGAATCACCACTCGTACTCTTGAGCACAATGTCTGCAAAGGTCTGCGCCATCAGTTCACTGCCTCCGACTTCTTCCAGGCAGTTCCACGAGTCGCTATGGTCCATCTGGATCAGGTTGAATACCCGAACTGTATAGCTCTGTTCTCTGAGATACTGGCTCATGGATTCATAGATTTCAGATTTCGGATCTGTAACAATCAAACTGTCCCCACGCTTGGCTGCTTGAAGGATTAGATTGCGCGTTACGGAACGAGATTTACCCGTTCCTGATGCACCACAAATTGCGATATTGGAATTGAGTCTGGTCTTCGGGGGAAGTGTGAATACTCTGTTCTTTGATACCATGCCGAGGATGTCTTGGCTGGTCTGACTGGGAGGTCGAATATCAAAACAAGCATCCGCCTCTCGCTTATCCATGAATGCAGCTGTGCCATGACTGCCAGAATGGGAGATTGTCAGATTTCGCTCACTGTCGGTCGTTCCAGAGTTGTCCCAACCTATTCGAAAGCCAAACACGATCAAAACTGCGATTCCGACTACTATCACGCTAAGAGCAATGAGCCCTTCGGGAAATGTGAATACTGCGGCAGTGATTTCATCTAACTCAAGGGAAGGTAAGCCTGGCGAGGTACGGTAGTCGCTCCCCGCCGCCTTCCAGGCTGCAATGTTGATGATAAATTGTGCAAGTATCCCGGTCAGATAGAATAGCACTGGAAGTAGGATAAGAATGCTCAATGCCGTTGTGAGTTTCTTTTTCATTGAACTCACCTCACGACACTGACCGAACCTCAACCATTGGACCTAGAATCGATTGGATTGCATCAGTCTGATAATCGAGGCAGATAAGAATTGGGCTTTCTTTGAATCCGTAGGGGGCTAAGTCCATATTGAGCAGTGCCAGCAAATCGCACTGATAATTCAGTGTAACCGGTCGCCGGCCATCCTTGGTCACCGCATCATACTCACGGGTTTTGGTTTCCGGTTGCCTGTAATTTGATAGGATCTCAATGTCCATTCTGTGCTTCTCTTCTGGATCGACGATCATCTTCAGTAGGTGATCTCCCAGAAGTGAATTGACCAAATAATAACAGTGTTCAAAATAGTCGGACACTACAAAGTACCTGCGGCGGCCCTTTTCGCCAGGGTGTCGCGCAATCTTGCGTGCAACGGACATATTCGATCCGATGATAACTTGGCTGAGAGTTTGCTGTGGGAAGCCTCTCGCTTCGAGTAGGGTTTGAATCGCACCGCAGGTATTTTCCTCGATCCCTTGCATCCAGTACATCCTGCTATGCCCCGTGAAGTACAGGCAATAGCATTCCTTACCTCGTACGATGACACCTAAAATGCGAGAAGTCTTCGCAACAGATTCTGGATCATACTCCTGTATGGATTGTCGAATCTCCCATGCAGAATAGAAGTAGATTCCACTGTAATCACCAGTATTCTGTGAATGGGACTGATCCTTGAACAGCAGGGAAGGCTTGGCGTCTGGCAAGATTGCAGCACCTGAGTTGTAGGCCATGACCAGTGCATAAGCTAACGCATGGTACCGCATGATCTTCTCCGCTGATAGGTGGCCTGCCGGCATCTGGTCGCGCTTGGCATAGATGTAGGTAAGAGAGTTGGGATCTGCAATGGCGATATAATCTATGCCTTTGGAGGTCAATCGCAATGAACGAAGAATTCGTCCTCGATATGTGCAGCGATTAACAACCACATAGCCCAACTCTATCGCTCGATACATCACATGCCGATTCCACTCAGGATGCCCACCAATCCGCACGGCCAACTGAGATGGAAACTCAATACAGTAACCAACAAACCAAAGGAATTCGAGCATTCTATCGCTCTTACAAGTAATCATTTCATCACCTCCAATCCGCTCAGAACAGTCTGCTTAGAGGCTGCCAGCATAAATGCTTACACCGACTGATAAGAAGCACCATTTGCTCTTGCACAAAAACACCCCGCTTTTTTGTATGGCGATTTCCATACCGAAAAGCGGGGCTCTTAGAGCCAGTTTTCAAATTGCCTCATTTAGATACCAATTTCTGAGGGCATTTTTTTGTAGATTTAGGTATTGCTTTTGATGTGGTCTTTTGCCCAAATAGAGAGCGTTTCCGGTTGCATCAAGTAGAATTGGGTACAGTCCCGTTCACCCATTTTTGTGGTCTGGAGAACAGAACAGAGCAACCCGCTGTCGTTGGTCAGTAGGATCGACTCAATGACATCCAGATACCGCTTCGTTTCAATGTTATCGTAGTCTCTGACTCGCCGGATTCCCAGCGATTCATCATACATATGGACGATGCAGATTCCGCAGTTACGAAACCGCTCCATCGGATTCTCTCGCTGGAATTGGATCAGGCAGTGACGGAGTGGTCTGGTAATATAGGCCAGATTATCCCGCTGGTTCCGGGATGGAAGTATGGCTGGAACAGTGATTTTGAGCCATTTTTCCTCCTCAACCACGCCGATCCCCATTGCAGATACAACGGTATCATAAATGGGTTCGGAACTTTTCCCAAGCACCCGACCAGCCAAGTGCCGGAGCTGCACAGCATTTTCCTCTGTACTGCGGACGAGGCTATATAGTTTTGTCTTGGGGTCATACTGCGGGTTATCTGCCGCATTGTGGGATAGTGCAAATAGTTCCGTGGAGATTGCATCAAAGTCAGAGGCGATCTCCATCATATTCATTACGTATTTCTGATTCATTTTTGCTTACCTCACAGTTCATAAGCGCCTATTACGCCATTTTCATCGACTAAAAGTGCAATATCGTTCTGGATTCTTCGTTCAATATCATTGAGCAAAGTTAGATCTCTGGTAACTAGGAAGCGGACGGACTGCTCTGGCAGTTCGTCCGCTTTCTCATTGATTAGAGCAATATTCATACTCGAAACAGGAATCAGGTCATATTCTTTTGTTTTTGTGCTGATCGTGAGCAGTGTAGGCCGCTCTGCTGCACAGAAATCCAAGATACGATTCTTGATTCGAATAAATGCCCAAAAGCACATTACACTCTCCATCTGATTGTACTTCTCCAAGGAGTACCGACTGGTAGACAGGTATTTGGCGTCTGATGTTCGATACACCAAGCCTTCACTGCTAAGCCGCGTCATGATCCTCCCATATTTTGCAGCGGGAAGATAGGAGAATAGTTCCCGCATCTGCCGTTCCTCAACGACACCAAAAATGGCGAGGATTTTTGTGATATAGGCCAATTGCCGGTCCCCAACTACTGTTGCAAATGACATGGTTCTATCTCCTTAATGTCGAGTTATAAGAACGCATAATGTAATTGTTTTTTCTAGTTACGTTGAACGTATCTCTAATGTAAAACTTCGCAGTTGAATGTTCTTCGTTGAGAACGCTTAACGTAAAAGTTTATTGCTGCTCCTGAAGGATCTGATTGAGTTCATAGCGATCAGTTGTGATTAGCCGCTTCTCCAAATTAGAGGCTTTGAACTCAACAGTGATGTGATTGCTGTTAGTGGAGATGAGCCCATTACCACGTTCAAACCGCGTAATATTAGAAATTTCTGCATCAGTCAGATTCAACGCATCCTGTACGCGAAGTGCTTCGTCATCCTCCAGATTGAGAATGATTTTGGTCTTAGCATTATTGATGATTCCTTTACCGTACTTGCCCCCATCCAGACTGAAAAAGTCGTTGAGGTCCTGTGTTGCAGCAATAGCGGCACCACCGTATCCCCGGATGATCTTGAATATCTCCAGACAGAATTCGGCGGCCAAGGAATTACTCCCGGCACCAACCAGCTGCCAGATCTCGTCAATGAAGATTGCTTTCTCCTTGGTTCGATCTTCTTTCGCTTTATCCCATACGAAGTCCAGCACGAGAAACATACCAACAGTCAGCAGTTCACCCGTCAGTTCAGAAATATCGAGAACTGTGTAGGGATTGGAAAGATCCACATTGGTCTGCTGATTGAAGGTCTTGGCAGAGCCATGGACAAGTCGATTCAGGATATTACCCATGCGTTTGGTTTCCGGGGCCTCCATCAGGATATTATAGACATCCTCCAGTAGCGGCATGGTACGGTATCTGCTTGGGTCATCTGGGTCGATTAGCGACTCATTTTCGTGGGTTATTCCCTTCATTGCATAGGTCCGAATTAGCGCCTCATCCAGCAACTGCTTTTCTTCATGGCTCATATCTGGAATGAGGAGGCTAAAAAAGATATGAAGTTGCTGAATCTTCTTAGCCAGAATAGAATTCTCGTTGATTCCTCCATCAATAATGGCGTTAGCAGTCTGATCTGTGCGCCGGATCTCCATGATATTGATGCATTGCTTTGAAGCGGGGCTGATGGAGATGAACTCGCCACCCACGTTTCTACAGGCACGGAGGAATTCATGCCCCTTTAGTGGTGCAATAATGAAAACCTGTGTGCCTTTCCGCCGCATCCGCAAAGCCATCAGTTGCATGGTAAAGGTTTTTCCGGCACCACTGGTGCCCAGGATAGCCATGTTCGCGTTTTTATAGACCCTGCTGTTAAAGATGTCCACGATAACCAGACTGTTATTGTGCTTATTTACCCCAAGTAGGATGCCGTTTTCATCTGACATCTCATAGCTGGTGAAGGGATAGCAGCTGGCAGCGGCTGATGTGAGCATATTTCGTTTACTGCGCTCAAACAGTTTTTTATTCAAACGGCAAAACGGCATTACAGACCGCATGGCATCTTCCTGGCGGAAATAGCATGTTCGTACATCCATATCCTGTGAAATCATCAGGCGGCGAACCTCGGCAACCCGCCATTCCAAGTTATCCAAACTATCAGCTGTGACTGTTACGATGATACTTGTGTAGTAGAAGTCTTCATAGTTGGCAAGTCCTTGCTTTAGGAAATAGCCGGATTTAATGGCACCTTCGATGTCATCAAAGTCTGTATTGGTATCTGAGGTATCTTTGATTCGGCTACGATTGATGCGGATCTGCTGGCCGAGCTTAGATTGGATTCGCTCTTTGGGCTCACGCTGGAAAAAGAAGTCAACGTCGATTCCTTCACCCGCATTGACGAAAAGTGAGGTCCAGCCGGCTACTACATGGGGGTTAAAGCCAGAGGAAGGAACAATCAAATAGGCGTGATACACGCCATCGATCACCACATAACTGCCATGTCGTAGGTCAATGCACTCCGGTGCAATAACCTGTGGAACAGTGATTCCCTCTGGGGTGCTTTCTATTGCCTGCCTAAGTTGCAGATCATGTATCCGCTTCTCAATAGGTACCTTTTCACTGAGTTCTCGGTCAAAAATAGCATAGAGGACATTCAGTAAAAAGGCATTTTCATCATCGTGTGTGATGACCACATTATCGCAATGAGTGAAGTACTGCTTTGCGGTTCGGGCTGCTGTTTCCAGTGTAGATACCACCTCAGAGTAATCTGATTTTCTATTGGTGAAGGCAGGTTCATACTCGAATATGATTAAAAACCTGCGGGTGATTGCCTCACGGGAACCGATGGTTTTGATGAGATTGTAGTAGTCTTTTTGGAGTTCTCTACACTTGGGATCTTGCTCCCGGTCCATATCTCGCTCTATGGCATTTAAGTGCTTGCTGATGTCAGCTTTCTTGGTGAGTACCTTGATTTGAAGATGGACTGGACTGATCTTCATCCAACTGGCAAAAGAAGTAATGATGTGCTTTTGCTCACGAACGCTGCGAAGAAGAAAATTGATCGGCTCCACCTCTAGAATCTTGATATAACGACCATCGTTGAGGTGAATGATTCCATTCTGGATGTTCCTTACCGGAATTAAATCTTCTGTCCAGATCTCCTTCCGAGATTTTCTGTGCGGCTGTTTCGTAGAATCCCCCTTCGGGCTGTGCCGTCTAGAATGCTTTACTGGTTTTTGTACCAGTTCAATATCCAGCGAATCGGGAGGCTGATGGCGCTGCCTGGATAGATTTGTAATAGGTTGTTTTGTCGGCGATACATCTGTGCGGTAGAGCATCCTTCTCCGGATAAGCCACCGACACCAATTGAAGACAAATTCAGACAACGAATCTCCATCAATGCCAACAACCCCAAACACTCCCAAAGGAAGTGTGATCAGGCAGAGAATGACGATTCGTGTCGTCAGAGAAAACGGTAACTGAAGGATAGGGATACCAGTAAGCAAAACGAGCACACAAGCCTCAATTGCATTGCGCACTCGAATCATGCCGCCAAACAGCCGACCACTCGTTAGGAAATTAGGAGGGATGTAATACACATCCATCTCCTCATTTGGTCTTTGCATAGTTGGCCTCTTTTCTATTATCTACTAATGATCCAAAACGGGCCGCCGGAACCAGATAGTTTACTGGCCTCATTTAGGATGATTTTGATGTCCCACTCCTTTTCGGAGCGACGATAGCTTGCAGGGTCCGCCACAAGAATTTTTCCATCTGATGTGACCCCGCGCAGCACGATAAAGTGTCCAGAAGATGTGAAATGCCCCTTGGTCATAATCGCAACCACCAGTTTCCCATCTGCCAGAGCATCGACGATCCTTTGTGGTTCAGATGCCGTGCACCCTTCTACGGTCAGTCCCCACGCTCGCGCTGCTCCGGGAATGAGTGATCGGTATGAACCACTGCCACTGCACCAGTACCCATTTTCGTATGCCCATTGAGCCATATGGGGAGGATCTACGGTCTCTGACGTGAGACTCGATACCACTATGGACATAGATGTTGGACCACATGCGTAGCCTCCGATATTGTCTGTACCGTAGGGTAGGTCCCGCCATCTCTCATCCAACTGGTTGTAGTAGACGACCTGCGTGACACCATCTGCAAAGACCACGCCATCATAGGAGAGCCCAGTGGCAGAGAACTCCGTTTCTGAAAGAGCTTGATAGGCCCCATCATTGAGAAGAATGGACAAGTTCTGAGCGTAATTTGATGAGAGGTTTTTCTGTTCATCGCTAAGTTTGAAAACATGGTCAGCGAAGTGCATTTCGCCATTATAGGTCACTGTGTAGATACGGATCTTCTTGGTTGTGGTTTCCGTTTCGCCAGTTTCCTCATCGGTCACGACCTCTTCGGTACGAGTCTCATCGGTATACGTAAAGGAATACAATTCGGCCTTATGCGCTCTTAAAACCGCTTCCATATCCTCTTTCGAAATGCTTTGAGCATCGCTATCCTTGCTGGCGCAGTACATAGCAATGAAGTGATTGGCATTGAAAACGATGTCCGCGCCATAAGGATTATTAACTTCTTTTTCATCACAGTCGGATGCAGAAAAGTCGGCATCGATCCGGGCCAGAACGTCAGATAGGCCCTCGGAGAGGATCGTGCTGATTCCTGTATTGAGACCATACATACGTTGAGTCATCACCGCATCGTCTGTGATACCATTTGGAGCATCTGTGCCATCGCTAAATAGAGAGCCAAAGATGATAGAAGGCAGCATCACAACCAAAAGAACTGGGAGCAAAAGGACACCAGCAATAACTCCCAACCATTTTTTTGATGCTTTAGCAGTTGCGAGTGCGGCTCCATGAATGCCACCAGTCGCTGCACCCACGGCAATTTTTGAGATTGCCTTCCCGGTTTTTGCAGCGGAACTCACCTGTGCATCTGCGGCCTGACTTCTCTCCTGATTATTCTCGTCAGCCATTAGATCTTATCCTTTCTCTTTGGAACTTGAGGAAGCTGCTGTACGATTTTTTCATCGTACTTGACCTTCCCGTGGTCAGCGGCATCCTTATATGGAGTCCTCTGAACAACAGGTTGCGCGTACTGCTTGTACCAACTTTCTCCATCAACCGTTTGCACAGTTTCATAGGGACCGGTCGGCTCCATGTACTGTTTGGCGTTATACATCGCAAATTGTTGCTCAACACCACCATCTGCCGGAGTTTCATATCCAGTAATACGCCCGCCTCCAATCTCCACATTGCGGAAAGATGGTGCAGGGCCAGTGATATTGATGCCTGCATGGGATGGAGCAGCGCTAACTCCTGAAGGAATTCCTTCGTGTTGAGGGATCGTGCTGGAGACAGGACTATCTGAGGGGATGGGAGCAGCACCGGCGGCAGCTCCACCATCTTCCGTGATATGATCTTCACCAAAAGTGACACTGCCGGCTTGTCCCGCCGCCTTTAGCGGTTCAGTTTCGATTCCCGCACCCTGTTCACCTCCGGCAGTGTAGCCCAAGTAATTGCACAGTGCCTGAGATGCTTTTTCTCCTGTAATGGAGCCGACCGAGGAAAAATTTCCAGTTGCCACAGCACTAACTACGTCCTGAGCAAGTCTGCCATTCCCTCTCATGCTGGAACCAAACATAGCGCCTCCCACAAAACTTCCGATACCAGAGCTCCGGCCAGTTGCACTAGAAGCGACGGCATTGCCTGCTGCACGTTTTGCAACACTGACAAGTCCACCTCCGTGACCAGGAAAAGCCTGTCCTGCGGCCTGATTTGTAGTATTGCTCCGACTATGATTCTGGTTAAATATGTTGCTGATTGCACCTCCGGCAGCGCCAGCAGCACCAATTGCTCTGCCGGCAATCATCAACTCACCGAGCATACTGCCACCAGTTCGACCAACATTGATGCCAAGTGCAGACATAAAACTATCGATCTTCTGGCTTACCTTGAGAAATGCTATTGCACATAAGAACCAGATGAAGATGTTACCTGCAACTTCTTCTCGGCTAGATGCTGCAATAGCGCTTTCTACTTCACTTTCCTCAATGGCAAGCGCTGGTGTAACCAGCGCACTGCAAAGGAGGAACACTGTGATGGCAAACATCATGTATTTTTTCAATTTCACATCGTTCTCCTTTCTCAATTCACGACTCATACAGATAGAGGATTGGCTAAGAAGGTACCAACCATTGAAACAAAGAGTCGGAGACACCAAGCATTCATGATGAGCAGGAAAAACTGCCCACCTAACATTCGGCACCAGGAACTGAAAATATTCGATGTGTTCTCTGATGCTCCAGTAGCAAATGCCATAGGAGCTGTGAACACCAGGACTCCTACCATAATGTATCGTTCAGCGGCCTCAAAGAGGAGTTTGATGTAGTTCCAAGCCACAATCACAACCAAGATGAGGACGATCAAACTGACGGAACCTGATGCCAAGCAGCCGATAATGACTGTGAGCACACTCCCAAAACTGGCAAAGTCGATTGCAGGCAATTCTGCATCCACGATCCACGCATAGGGTGTACCTGCAACATTCAGCAGCAAAGTCATGATCTCATCGGAGAAAAGAGCGAGAAACAAGAAAATGAAGGAGCGAAGAGCAAGTTTTACTGGGTCCTCCGCACTGAGGCCAACACCCGCTCCATAGTTCTTAAATAATTGCCACACAAAATTCAACAGAATGAATCCAATGGAAATGGCTACGAAGACTTCATACAGGGTTTCTGCGGCTGGGAAGTAGCGCAGGAACGTGCTCATGTCACAACCAAGAGCACCAAGTATTGAACCTGTAACCAGATCCAGCAGATTCATGATCTGTGTGGCGATCCATTCGACGATACTATCCAAGATCCCCATCGCTGCACCTCAACAATTTAGCGGTGAAAAGATGCGTCATTGGGGATCGGATGCTCATCATCAGGGATCAGCATGGCAGTTCCGAGACAAAGCACAAAGCCAGTAACAATACCGCCAATAAAACAAATGAGTTTCTTCATCGTCTATCGTTTCCTCCTTCAAGATGCTGTCCACTGTCCTCCAGCAAAGAACGGGGTGATGTATGCCATGAGAAATCCAAGAGAGTTCAGCACCGCCCAGGTGATGATAATTCTCTTCAGCCATGCTCTCGACTCATCTACCGTCCGACCGGATTTAGAAAAATTCATCAGTAGCAGCGCAATGCTGGCCGTCACGATGGCGGCGATGGTTGAAACACCGAGGATCTGCGTATAGATGTCGTTCATGATGGCGCTGGCCTTCTGCCAGATCGTGTTATCAGCGGCAAATGCGCTATCAGACAGCAGCGGCATCAAGGAACAGGCGAGAAAGGAACAGTAAATTGTGCGACCTTTGTTCAGCCCTGAAGTCTTCTTGCTGATCCACTTGCGAATTGCTTGGACCTTCAAAGTCATTTGTGATATGCCTCCTTGGTTTGAATTACTGGAAATGAAAAAAGGCCCAGATAAGAAAGCGAGATCGTGCGCTCTTGCTTCTTATCTAGGGCCTTTGGCCATGAAAAAACCGCCCTAACAAGGCGGTCCTTGCATCGTTCATTTTTCAGCATAGTCATCATAACACAGGCTTTGTTCGCTTGCAATTCGTATCCAGTCCGGATTTAGTACGTATTCTGTTCGCCAGTTGTTCGCGCTTCTTTATTCGGGGAGGAACTGTTTAACCAGTTCAATGCAATCTCTGGCGGTATATCCCCAGAGAATGCGGTCAATAGCCCGGATAGACTCATTCAGATATTTGTGGTAAGTGGTAGGCGACATCGGGAACCCACGCCGATCCAACTCAATCAGCAAAGCATCACGATTGACCGGTTTGCGGTCAGAGAAATAGGTCACGTATAGGACCTGATAATGCAGTTCTCCATCGTCAGGGTCCTGTCGTACAGCATCCAGGCAAGTATTGATAATCCGGAGCATGTTCTTGCTACGGATCACGCTGCGAGCATAGTTCTCTAACTTCGTTCCGCTCAGATCAATTCCAGCAAGTTCTGCGTTAACCTCCATGGCCGATAAAGTGATGCCATGCTCCATTTCCATTCGAGCATTAAGATCTGCTTCAGATACATGAATGGCATACACTACTTTCCGATACTGTTTCAGCAAATATTTGGTGTTGTGGAAATTATCAATTTGCTTCTGATCTCGGCCAGCTAGGATGCCTAAACCCGTCCGAATACACTCATCAATTTCATCACGAACAATTTCTTTCTCAAGTGCATAGGCAGGTCGCCCATCAAGTTTTTTATTTTCACTCATTTGGATGTCTCCTCTCTGTCACATGGTTTACTTTCTTTTTTGTTTGGCTTCGAACCTATCCCCAGGTTAGACTTACCCCAGTCTAAAGAACTATAGAAGACTAAAGGCGTTGGCCGAGCAAAAAAAGAAGACTGAAGGTGCTGAAACACCTGTATTCTCAAGGGTTTTCCACCGGGAACGACCGATTCCCTTTGTGGGACGCACGTTTGGATGTTGAGGGTAAGATTTTTGCTATCATCCGCTGGTACGACACACTGGGTAATGCCCAAGACTTCCCCTATCTTTTTGAGGTGTACTTCTTCACAATCTTCACCATAAATCATCTCACGATACTGGCATGGTGAAATCACTGAGCCACGTGAACTGGAGAAGCTGACGCGACTGATGATTCCGTATTCTTCAAGTTTCAAAATGAATCGACCGACTCTAGATTTGGACCAGCCCCATCGTTTTGCCAGATAGGAGTAGGACAGTAGTGGTAAGCCCTTCATATTGGCATAGTAGACGACCGGCATAAATTCGGAACCCCGAACCGTCTCATCATTCAGTACAGTGTGGAGCCAGAAATCCATGATAGCATCCAATTCGCTGAACACAATATCGGCATGACGACGGCAGGCCGATAGAAGTTGTCTGCCCACTGGCAGCGGAAAGAAGAAAAAGCCTGAGCCTTTATAACTGTAATAATTATAATTCAAATGGGTGCAGTGCCGCTTCCAATTTGAGATTGTAAAGCGCAAAAGGCTGGTATCCTGATCCAAAATCTCATAATCAAGCAACATTGCATCTTTGAAATACCCCAGTAAGTCAAGTGCCTGCGCTTTTGAATGGACACGAAGAATACGCGGCAATGCAGACAGTTTGCAGATCCACTGACCAGGTGCTTCTAAAAAGTACTGCTCACCAATATGCCGTGTATGAGAGCGGAAATTTGCATAGGAGAAGAGCGCCATCAGGCTAAATAGATGAAGGTTCCCTTCGTTACGGAACTGTTTGTGGTCATTGAAATAACGAAACCATCTCTTCGGTATCCGGACCCGTGGAAACCGCGTTAACTGCTTTGTCTGCGTACAGTTCATACCTGCACCTCCTCCAAAGTGAGATATAGGGCGATCTCAAGTTCTCTGGTCACGGAGAAACACAGGCATTGCAGCCTCATCTCATGCTTATGAGCTTGCCGCCCCTCGGTTTGTGGCCTAGCCGGACGGGAGTACCTTTAATTTCCCATGTTGTCATCGCTCTGGGCTTGTCCTCGGCCCTTAACACCTCGCTACGGTGGCTCGAACATGGTGAAGTCTTGAGATCGTATGCAGTTTTCAAGGTGCATTGCAAGGTGAAACTACGGTGCTGATGGTAGTTCCGATTTGCACCGTCAATTTGTGCCCTCACTAAATCAGGAGAAAATGGCATATCGATCACAACCCACTTTCGCGAAATTTTTTGAAAAAGATTTCTTGTTGTTGCCAGCCAACAGATTCCGTAGTATTCAGTGAAGAATATTCACGGAGGATTGCCACGATGGTTACTAAGAATACAAAGTATGAGTATGTGAAGTCGCGGAAGGAATACAGGATTAGGATTACAGATGAATTCGGTAAGCGAATTCCCATTTATGGAAAGACTGTAAAGGAATTAGAAGCCAAATTAGAAAAGCGAACGCGTCAACAGGGTTTGAGTGCTACAGGTCGGAGGAATCCATTCTTTAACGACTATGCGCAGCATTGGTTGGATCTACACGGCGTTGCACTATCCTTCGGGACAATGACAAACTACCGATACCTCTTCAATCACAATATTGCTCCGTACATGAAAGGAAAGCAGCTATTAGACATCAAAGAAAAAGACATTGATGCTGTGTTAACCCATGTTGCGGATAAAAGCCAGTCGGTCTTTGAAGGCACCGCACTTCTAATCAAGCAAGTCTTTGATTTTGCCTACGAGAACCATGATGTTCTGAAGCATCCCTGCCAAAAGACGAAAACGGGCGGAATCCCACCTGCGGAGCGTGATGCGTTGACGCCAGAACAAGTTTCTATCCTCCTTGATGCGGTCAAAGAGACCAGGGCATACCTCTTTTGTATGATTGGTATCTATACAGGGATGCGGAGAGAAGAGATTCTGGGGCTAGGGTGGGACTGTGTGCACCTTGGGAAATCGCCTCATATCATCGTGCGCAGGGCGCTGCGATTCGTCCATAATCAGCCAGAAGTAACGGAAACACTCAAGACGAAGGCATCAAAGAGAAAAATACCGATACCACCACAGCTTGTCTCGTGTCTGGAGGAAGAAAAAAAGGCTGCTAAATCGACATGGGTGGTTGCAAACAGTCAAGGTGGTCCGCTTTCTCAGAGCCAGTTCAAGAACCTTTGGAATGCTGTCCGGAATCGCACTGCCGGAGTCAGAACCTATAAAAAGTATGTAAATGGCCAGCTCGTCACTCGTACCATTACTTCAGAAGTTGGGCAGAAGGCGGCACATCACCGCCACTATTACACAATTGATTTCAAGGTAACACCGCATGTTCTACGTCACACCTATATCACAAATCTTCTACTATCAGGCATGGATATAAAATCAGTTCAATATCTGGCAGGGCATAAAAAGTCCAAAATCACGCTGGATATATATGCCCACTTGATCTACAACCGCCCTGAAGACATCATTCATGTTGTCAATGCAGCATTTGCTTCGCATCCAACTGGAGAGGAGGAAAAGACCCATGCCGAAAAGACCTGAATATCAGTATTGCAAGGATAAGAAACTATACCGAAAGCAAATCAAGAATGCTGAAGGAAAATATATTTCTCTTTATGGTAAGACGCCTAGTGAGCTCACAAGCCGAATCAAGGAATTCCAGTTTGAACTGAAGTGCCAAAAAGAAGATCGCACCAATATGCTCGTTTCCGATTATGCGCAGATGTGGTTTGATCTGACGTGTTACGGTTTGGAAGAAGCAACGCGGGACAATTATGAAAGTACAATTCGTCTCCACATTATTCCTTATTTCGAGGGGATGCGGATGCAGGATGTGAATCCTGCGGATATTGAATTTGCAGTCAATCATGTATCAAAGTTCAGTGAATCTGTTCACAACAAGACATATATGCTCCTCAAGCAGATCTTCACCTACGCATATGAAAATGCCGATATACCTGAAAACCCGTGTCCTATCATGCACAATGGCGGCATTGAGTCTGAAGAAAAAGAAGCACTCTCCGATCAGCAGGTTAATACCTTACTGGATAGTGTGAAAGGTACCAGTGCATATCTCTTCTGTATGATCGCAGTTTATACTGGAATGAGGCGAGAAGAAATTATGGGGCTAAAATGGGACTGCGTGTACTTGGATGATGTTCCAAGAATCAAGGTTGAGCAAGTCGTTCGGCACACACACAACCAACCTGTTGTGAGCAGCACACTAAAAACGCCCGCTGCCAGAAGAACAATCCCCATTCCACCTCAGTTAGTCGCTTGCCTCAAGGAAGAACGCAATAGATATAAAAAGGACGAATTTGTGATGTGTGGCCATGATGGAGGGCCGATGACGGAAACTCAAATGCGACTTATGTGGAAAAATGTGACCCGGCGGATGGCTCTTCCTAGAACCTATAAGCGGTATAAAAATGGGACAATAACCATCCACTCTGTTACACCTTCGCTAGGTGAAAAGTCGAAACATGGTGATTGCCAGTACACACTGGATTTTTATGTTACTCCGCATTTGCTGCGGCACACATATATTACTAAGTTGCTGAGTTCTGGCGCAGACATCAAAACGGTACAGTATTTGGTTGGGCATAAGAGATCTAAAACCACGTTGGACATCTATGCTCATCTGACATATAACACTCCAGAGAAATTATCCGGACGGGTCAACGAAGCGTTTCCGGAAGTCTAGCAAATAAAAAGAGGTTTGTCCTAAAATGTAGGACAAACCTCTTTCATAGTGCTTATATGCCTAGTTTATATGAAAAAGAAAAGCGTAGAATACATTTGATGTTCAAAAACTACTTGATGAGTTTTATGTTTGTGTTATCAGTACCGCCATCCGCCAGAATGGTCCAAATACTGTTCCCCCGGTTTGCGCCAACCACCTGATTCGTCGATGTAATCATCGTTGGCTTCTCTCCATGCTCCAGACGCATCTACATAAGAATCATCAGGAGATCTCCATGCCCCCGAATAATCCACATAATCGTCATTTGGCATCCGCCAAGCACCAGATGCATCCATATATTGCTCGCGTTTCCATCTTGGCATAATCAATCACCCACATATGTTTCATCGAGTAATTTTCTTCCATTTGTTTTGCCTTTGATTAAAGCGATATTTTTCGTTGAGTATTGTTGCTGCATCTTCATAACCATTTCTAGCAGCCTGTTCAAGCCAATACCCAGCTCGTTCTGGCTCATAGGTCGTCATAGAAGGAGCACCTGCCAGACTTCCATCCAGCAACAGTCCGAGATTATATTGTGCTTCCGGAACACCTTGCTTTGCTGCTGCTTCCCAATAAACATCAGCTTGTTGAAAATTGATTTCTACACCCCTACCATCATAATACCGATTCCCCATTTCCAATTGTGCTCGAGAACTCCCTGAATCCGCAGCCAATTTAAAAAAGTGGGCGGCAATAACTGGATTCTGTGGTATATACGGTGGATAACCATGGTCAAACTCAAAGCCTAAAAAATAAGCGCATTCATAATTTGCTTCCATACCTGCTTCTAAATAGACCTCAAATGGGACACGGATATTGGATAGGCCCTGATACCCAGTTCCATCTAGCATGCAGGAGGAAGCCAACGCAGCTCCAGCTGAGCAGCCCTCAAAATATGAAGCTATTGCAATTTCAATCGCCATTGTGCCGGCCACAGCATCTTTTTTTTCGCGCTGGTCAAAGAGTTCCTTTAGCCCAATTGCTGCATCGTATAGTTCTTTCCCTGTTTGTTTCTCAAACAGCACACGTCCTATTTTGACATCAATATTGTCCTCAAACATAGATGTGCCTCCTTAGTAGATGTCTTGGTCATTATTAAATTGGTTAATCCAGTTCTCCAATTCAGTAATCAAAATATTTTTCATCGTGGAAATAAATGTGTCTATCCGTGGATTGTGATTCTCCTTTATTGCAACAACTTTTTTGTAAAGTGAATCACTCTCTAATAGTTGACCATTGGCATCAGCAGGAGATAGTAGAACCATGATTATTAGATGAATCGACGAATTTGTAATCTGCTCTCCTGAAATGAGAAACGATAGTTCACTATTTCGGACAAAAGAATCTTTAGTCTGAACGTGTATTGTCGGTAGAGTATCTACCCACCCTTCGATGGCCGCACCTGCTTGAACAATCGACACTCGATACATATCCCCGAAGTTCCGAATAAGCCCATCACGAATAAGTTGGCTTATATGTTCATCATTCCATCGAATGCCTTGCAAGCTAACATCCTTCTGCCACTCGTCAATCACCATCGGGAATTTCTGACATTTTCGTTTTAAGGATATTGATGTAAAATACTGCTGAATCTCATTTGATTTCCAAGTGAAGAAGCGGTGATCATAAAGATACTCTCCCTCTCTCGGCTGTACATCCAAAGTATCAAACGCCACTGATGAAGAACCTGCGCCAATTGCTCCATTCCCTTTAAGCAATCTTAAGCGTTGCTCTTGGTCCGGTGTTCGTGGCATATTATTCTTCACCATGTACTCTAGTACAATCTGTTCTTGCCCAAACGCGCCAAAATGAAAGAATACATTTTGTAGCACATCTAGTTGATTTCGATCTACGCGTGTTCCACAATTGCTTAACCAATCCTGCAATGTTTCATCGTATTGGTCTGCACTTCCAGAATGAATGTGGCGAAGCTCCTCCGCAATCACCATATCAACCGAAGGATAAAGGATGACCTTCTCTTCGCCATCAACTACCTTAACTTTACTAATACCAAATAGCCTACGGCAAAGCTTTGTATATACACCATATAGCTCAACTGCACCGATGTCTTGATTTTCATCCTGCGCAAAATGGAGCAAGGCTAGCTTAATTTTACCAAAATCCTCTTTTGAGTAACTTCCATAAAGCCAGTGTTTCACAGCACTTTTGTAGTCACCATTATCTAACGCTTCAACTCCATCCGAGAAGGCACCGATTGTGGGATTACAGTCAATAATGTTAAAGTCACGTATTGCTTTAATTAAACTCTCAACATCTTCGCAGTTGGTAAATATACTTGATGATGCGGTCATTTCATCTTGCAGCACCGACTCGCTTGCAATAATCAGTTGAACTTCGTCCCTGATTTCTTTGAAATAGAGTAGATCTTTCAAGACCAGAATCATAGATGATGCGGTAATTTCTCCGTCCTTAAATGCTTGCGCAAGGAAGGAATAGTATTCTGTCTCAACCTTCTTTAAATTATCACGGAATACGTTTCCAGACCGATATTCCTGAGCCATTTGATCGAGAAAAGAAAAATCACGCTGGCCCATTGTGCTCCCCAGCATCATCTGGGTAAACATATAGGTCACAATATAGTGCTCCTTCCGAGAAAGGTATCGCGTTCTCTCGGAGGCAATATATTCTTTAAACTCAGCTTCGTGAATGGAGAGTTCTTCTTGTGCACGTTGACGATGCTCGTCCAATACCTTCTTTGCCTTTGCTTTTCGTGCGGATATTCCAGCTGCACCAGCAGCGATGCCAGCCATATCTCGAAATATGCCCATCTTGTTCACACTCCTAAAACTTGATTTCTCTGAGTTTCTTCGTCACATAATATGTGACTGCCTCTATATCTTTTTCTGCTTTCCCTTGAAAATCCACATAATCTCTAGGCAAATTGGGGAAACTCTGAATCCATGCTTTATGTTTGGCTGCCAAACGCTTCAATACGTTCAGTGAACTATTCATTCCAAGTTGATCCTTCATAATCTCTGTTAATTCGCCTTTCAGATTCCCGTCTCCCGCATGCTTCTGAAACTGATTACAGTCAGAAATCAATTTATCGTAAACTGCCATTGCAATCTTCCATTCCTCAATCCATTGCATCTGAATCTTCACTAACCTACTCTGAACTGTAAATAACATGGCCTTTTGATGAATTGGCCTAGACTTCATAAGCTCAAATAGCTGATCATTGTCTGGAGCATCCTTTTGCTCAAACATATCTACTCGCAACTTAAACGGTTTCAATAGGCCCTCATAATACACAAGTGTTTCCCCAGGCAGATATGTAGACAATTCCTCAAGTTGCACATTTGAGGCTGACATAGACGAACCAATTAGATTCCGGTCATCTTCAGATGTAATCCGGTGAGTAATCTTTAATGTGGTGTTTTTCAAAATTTCTGGTGCCATGGAAGTTGGCAACTGATCTGCAATGACAATCCCTTCACGCAGTGCACGGACCTCTGCTAACATTTTTACAATATAACTGGTAGCAGCCGACTTAGGATTTGCATCTTCTCCAGTGGTATCACTGCACACTGGTGCAATCAGGTTGTGGGCCTCTTCAATAAAAATTACATGACGTAAGGGTTTGTCCATATCCCCCTTCGGATCAATGCGTAATGCTTCTCGAATGAGTGTACATAGCATCAATGTCAGAAAATTTGCGGGTCCTTTTCCTAGCGATTCCAATTCTATGATAATCGGATACTTCGTCCAGTTCTCTGGTGTTATTGTAGACACAGGAACATCAAATACGTTCCCCAAATCGCGCCTTAATAAAGATGAAATTCGCATCTCCAAAGCGGACTTCATATTACCTCGGACTTCACCATCGTAGTCCGTCTTCTCAAGTTCCTCCTCCAGTTTTTTATAGAGTTCTGTCATTGTTGGATAATCTCGCTCTCCAGTGTTTATGTCCTCAACATCCCATCCATGATCCACATAAACAGCTTCAATTGCGCGATCTAGAAGAGCAGGTAGTGGCGGACTCAGAGGAAATGCGCCTTCAAATACTTCATCTAAATTCTGAATATGCTCTGCCAAGGCCATCCCTATCGGAAATTGGAAAGGGTTAATTGCAAGAGGGAATCTAGAACCTGAAGAAGGAGAAAATACAATTAGGCTATCAATATCAGTTTGAGCCAACGCACGATATTCTTTTTTCGCAGGCTCCAAGACTAAAAATGGGATACGGTATTTTTCCCAAAGATTATAACAAAGTCCGAGCATTGTGTTTGTCTTACCCGCACCAGGCACACCACAAACAAATGCATGTTTCTTGAGTAGATCCACATCAAGTGTCACAGGATAGTTTAGAAGATCTCGTCCCAATGGAAGCGAACCAGACATATATTTTGCCTTCGTCTCTTTTGGAAAATCAATTTGCTCTCCTTCCAAAAGAATGGGGCATCGAAAAAAAGGTGATAGTTCCTCTAAAGTGAGCAGTGTCGGCCAAAACACAAGTGATTCAGGAACTAGGCTTGAATAGTATTGATGTGAAGCAAGAACCTCATCAATTGTTTCGCAGTGCAGTGGACAAAATATCTCGGCATTGCCCTCTTCAATCGCCTCTCCTACAGCCGCTGACATCAACAATTCTGCCCCTGTTTTTGTATCAGAAAATGTGCGTATATTCGCATAAAAGCAAGGAGACTCTGCAACACAAGTCAAGAATTTCTCGTACTCATCCAATGTTTCTTCCGCAGCAATATCACGGAAACTCACCTTAGTAGTCATATCCAACGAGACTTTTTGGGAAAATCCATATGAAGTTCTTTTACGCAAGTAGGATATTGGACGATCTAGAGCACGTAAAACAGTGTCCACTGCATCAGTGCCCTCAAAGCTTACCACATAAGCAAGATTCTGTTGCAGCGCATCCATTACGCGAAGCATATCCCTTAACCTAGCATCTTCCGCAGATTTCCATCCAGATACTACGAAAAAATTCTGAGAATTAGCCTCTGAAGTCATATCGGAATTTCTGCGCCGCTCTGTCTTCTTTAAGACCGCTTCACTGCAATAACTCCATGCTAACTGATGTTCCAGGGAATTCCAGTCCACGGGCACAAAATGAAAATAATCAGCCAATGGTGACACCCTGACCAGCTGGTGCAGCGCTGGAAGCACCGCGTCACTGGAGCTAGTAATCAGCAATAAGAACTTCATACGTTCCCCTGGCTGATTATTTGCGTGATACTGAATTAAAAGATGAATTCTTGTTTTTGTTAAAGATGTTATGCGGTTCCACTGGCGTAAAAAAGCGTTATGTCGTCCTATCAATCCATTTGCATCGTTGTCGCCCAACACTTCATATTTACAAAGAGAAAGATCGGGCGTATATTCCAATTCATATCCTAACTTAACCATATCAAACACCAATGTCAGTTAAATACCACTAAGTTTGTTCCTTATTTTGGCCAATTTATCTGAATGTTTCTGCGTTTCAGTAGCTATATCTGATAATTGGCCACTATTTTCTGCTAATTCACGGCTCTTGGCATCAGCAAATGCACCAATTAGAGGGACATCTCTCAATCCACTGAGCTTTTCTCCCTTTTTCTTCAGATCATCACTATCTTGGCGGGTTCTATCAAGCGCTTTATCTGCATCAGCTTGCGCTTCATACGCATCTTCAGCCAAGGATTTTGCCTCTGCTCTAACATCCGACTGGGCCTTTTGGCAAACCGCATCAATTTGCTGTTGCAATTCTTCTGGCAAGTCGTGAGGTATTCTGGAAATGCCTTCTTGGAGTTTTTCAGCTCTTTCCTTTATGTGTTCACTCTTTTCATCTAGTTCGAATGCCTTAAAGTCCGCTTTACTCATTTCTTTAATGGCATCACTTCGGATTTTTTCAAATCTAGCCATAGCAGCACCTCCAATACACATAAGCACTGATTAGTACCGTACAATGATTGATTTGTCAAACGGTGTGAGAAAACTCCAGTGTTTGCGTTTTAGACTAATTTCTTCGGAAGAACTAATCAATTATAAATATTGATACGTATTTAATTATAGCAATCCGGTCATTAGCCTGCATTAACCTAGGTTAATGCAGCAGAGAAATGTTGGCCCATGATCAAAACGCCCATCAAAAGAAACGCTTATTTATATCTTGATAAAAAAACTAGTGCAAACTATCACTTTGACAGTTTGCACTAGCCTTACTATAGCTGATTTTGTATTCAGATTAAGACTACATTGTTAGATAATTCTATTCCTTCATACTACGCCCCTCTCTCAAAGTGCGTCTCAAACGACTAAGTGTTACAGGTGTTATCCCAAGAAAAGAAGCGATGTATCTATTACTAATCTGGTCAATGAGTCCTGGGTACTTTCGTAAAAACCACTGATACTTCTCCATAGCGCTTGATCTACATAATGTCAATTTGATTTCCCAATGCATGGAAAAGGAAGAGATTAGCAGGTGGTTGTATAGTCTCTGTAGTTCAGGGTACTTTTGTAATAAGTGCTGGATTGTTGGAATAGGAATTGTCAAAAATTCACTAGGCACTAGCACATCCATCGATAACGGTGATGGCATCTGTAAATCAGCAGATGTCATCACAGGGATTCCTGATTGAATAGCAAAACAATCTGTTATCTCTTTTCCGTTAACGTCAAAGAGATAACCTCGTACAATTCCTTTGATTAGGAAAGGTACTATGCTCGGATAATCACCTTCCCGAATTAAAAAATCCCCTTCAGATAGATAAAGAGAGGTACATGCGTCAGTCAATTCGCTGATTAAATTTGAGTCATTAAGTTGTAGTATTTTCCCAAATACATCTTGAGATGATATACCCATCTTTATTCTTCCTCTGCTATTTTTTGAGTTCACTTGCACCTGATATGGGAAGGCTTGCAATTTTATTCTGAATAATCTGAATCGTGATATTCTATTACTATGCCATTATAAGATAAATTCAAATATAATGCAATATTTCTTAAAGCGTTGCATTTGCTTTACTCTAGGCCATTACAGCATTGGTATTATAGTTCCTCAGATAAAAGCATAGATTGGTCTTCATCTACCGCATCACAATGAACTGGCTCTTGTACCCGTAGCTCGGCACGAATCATAGACTCCTTCGCATAGAGTTTATTCATAGTGAGTCTATATGGTGAGTTTTTCTTTTTACCATTATACTCTAACACCATCGTCTCAGCATACCCAAGTGAGCCATGGCCCCGCTCCTTACCTAGTCTGGTCAGTTGCTTGATTGAGATTGCCCCCAACTTCTCCTTAAATACATCATCAATCAGTGTATCACCATAGGCGATAACAAGTTTGGTCAGTGCATTCAGTATATTGGCAGAAAACGAACGATCTTCGCCTTCCCATGTTCCAATCGTCAGCCGCAAGACCCGGTCCAAAACGTGGTACCCGTATCGCTTGTAAATCTGTTCGACAGTGGAAACAGCACAAATCAATCCAGGACCTGTCTTGCCGCTTATTCTCAAGCCATACGACTCCACCAAATCTCGAATGATAAGTTGGTCACTATTTCCGGCCTCAATATTTGCTGAGAACACCTCATACGGTAGGAGCTGCTTAACAAATTTCATTTGATTGGCAAATATATCCGCCTCATGCTCATAACACAGGTCTTCATAGATCATACACCAGACAGGGGTATCACGTGATCCAGAAGCAAGCGCCACAATTTCTATCGTGTGCTGACCATTGAAAACATAATTGATTCCGTCTCGCCGACTTACCTTAACGGGATTGATTTGAAAAATATCAAAGTGCGCAGCAGCCCGCGCGATATGTGCCTGAGATAGATTGCGTTGATAATCTTGGTTTGAAACAAGGTTGCGGATGGGAATCTGCTCAAAGTGCACATTTGGAACAAACTTACTATAATCGTTCATTTACTCCTCCTTGATTGCTTCCAACACGGCTTTAATCTGAATGTGCAAATCAAGAAGAACCTCTGCTAGTTTTCCCTTCGCTTGAGAGGAAACTATGCTGAGATCTGTTTTTGTCTTTAACCGCTGAAGCGAACTAGACCATGATGGGACAGTTAGCGTAAGCCCAGTTATTTCTGCATCAGGATCAAATTGGGGCATGTCTTTGACAGAAGGCTTAACTGGTTTCTGTGGTGCATGGCGTGGAACACTATTCATCTGAGTGATAGTTTGACGCACCTGATTGTATTGGACAAATGGCTGCTGTGAATTCTCCATTTGCTTGCAAAACTGCCGAATTTGAGAAGGCGTCATTTTGGATAATTCTAGCACATGGTTGTGTGAGATTTTGTAACGTCCGGATAATATCTTACTAACGATTTCCTTGTCCTTCTTCCCCAATTCATCAAGTGCACGGGAATAAATAGCATATTTTTCTACGGTTCCATGTGAAATATGATTCGCTTCTGCAATTCGCATTGCTGTCTTTACTCGTGTAGGAACCACTCTTTTCAGCGGCTCCGAATCGACGCGCTCTTCAGAGACGGTACTGTCTTGGCCAACATACTGATTGATACCAAGGGCATTTTTTTTGGAATTCACTATTTTTTCAGACTCATATTGCATACCAATCAAGTACTTCCGTGTTTCCTCTGTGAGATTCCTCCGGCCAAGTTGATTTGCACAGATCCAAGCAATGACCTCTTCCTTGCACTCAAACTCCATTTCCTCTACTGAAAAAGGGATTTGATGCTTTCTACATAACTCGTAGCGGTTATGACCATCAATAATGATACCATGCCATGTTGTTAGCGGATCTCGGCAGCCATCCGAAATTAAATTCTGTTCTAACTGCAAGTACTCTTGCTTAAACAGAGGCCGGATGAGATTTTTGAATTCCGGATCAACCACCAACTCATGTATCGCTTTCTCTGTTATCAATTTACTTTTCTCTCCTAATTTCTTCGAATTCACGCAGCGAGAACACCGCGATGCGCTGTTCCGGAATTACTTCCCCAGTCACCCGGTATGAACTTCCCAATTTTACATCCTGTATCTCCTGGCACAGTTTCCGAATGAAGAAGCGGCTATAAATCTCGACTGAGTTTGTAGATTTGAACCGTGTCTGATTGACTTTGTGTGTCTGATCCCCTCGTAGTGTATGGTCAACTGAGCGTATGACAACAGCCATATCATCCAAATTAACAAGTATTTGAATATACTTAGGATCACCAATGAGGTGAAGACATGCTTTGTGAATCCGAATGCAGTATTTTTTCAGATCAATGGACATAAAAACGCGAGATCCTACTTCATCATTCATCGGTGATACCTCCTTGCGTGGCAGTCGCCAATGGTGTGTCTGGTATCTGCTGCTCCGCAAGGCCATTGTCCTTGATGGCATATACTGCGTATCCATCAAAAATATTGACCTGCATGGTCTGCTTATGTTCATAGTAGGGTAGGCCAAACTGATCCTTCCATTCGGCAGGAAATACTGGCACTCTGGATACCCTTGTCTTTGAATCATCTGTTACTGTTTTTTCATATACCTCGGGGGCAGTCAGATCAAATGCAATAAGATAGGTATCCCGAGCATGGATGATTTTACCCATAATTTTGTAGCGGTGTTGAGGGGCCCACTCCATAAGCGTGAATAGCTTATAAGTAAACAGTTTACAGGTAACTTGTTTAGGCTTTGGCTTTCCGCGCCCCTTGATTGACCAGGGGACCGCATCCCGTGCTCCCTCTTCACATGGCAAAAGTACGAGAACTTTCTTTTCCTGATTGACTAGAGCCTGAACATAATCAACACCTGGAAATCGATGTAAGCAGGCTGCATTCACATAGAATTTGCAGTTATAAAATGTGACTGCTGGCTCAGATAGGTGTGCAAAGAATTCACGGCGTACTACTTGGTAATTATCAAGAGAGAACTGTTCTCCCGCTTCAAGAACCTCATCGTTGTCGGATAGTTTAGGTTCGAAGCAGGTAGCCTTTTCTCCTTGATGAAACTCTTGTACCGACCTATTATTTATGTCTCTAAGGATGGAATCTAGTACTTCGTGGCTCTTCAAATCCGTCATCTTATCCCTCCTTAACAGGAGCTGCACTTAGTTCTTGCCTGATGTACTGTCGCAGTTCCTCATAGCTTGTCATATTCAGCGGGCGACCTGTAGAAAAAAGCTGACCTTCAATGTAGAGTTTCCAATCCTGCTCACTTTGGTTTTCCAACTCATGAATCGATCTCTCGCGAAGGTAGAACGGAACGCCGAAACTTCGTGTCCATGCTTCTGGAACTGCACGGATAATATCAGCCTGCTCTGACTCTGGAATGGTTGTATCAGAATCAATCTCTTCCGTGACCAGATAAGACTTAATATAAACTTCCGCATCAGCCGCATTAAAGATGTAGGCTTTTTCTTCTGCATTTTCATAAAGAGCCCCAAAGATTCGGTATCGACACCCAGTTCTCCAAGACATGAGCGAAAAAAGCGTGTCAGAAAATGCTGCTGTGGGAATTGTTCGCGGACCATATACTCCATTTATACTTTTGGAGAAACAGATGCCATTGCGATTTTTCTTATCAGTTGGCCTGATTGCCAGTTTTCTCTCTAGCGGGTTAATCAACAATTCAATATAGTTTTGTGCCTCGAACTTCCGAACGCATTCAGTGCTGAAAGTCATCTTTTTATCAACAACAGTGACCGCCGGGCGATTTTGATGATCAAAGAGTTCATGCCGCGCAATTTCAAAACCTCGAAAATCAAAGTCGCCGGCATTAACTTCAATCTGATATACTTCGTTGTCTGAGGTGTGTTCATCATCCTCGCTATTCTCTACACAGTAGACACTTTGTGCTGCTTGAATGTAATCATTGACCTTAAACCCTGCCCAGCGAGGATTGACGCAGACAAAGCCTTTTAGCATTCCACTCTCAATGACTCGCAGTTCGGGAAGAAACGATTTATTTCCATACTTTGCGTTGTCGAGCAGCTTTTGCACAGCAATAAAATCGTCACGCGAAACGATACTATCATGGTGATCAAAATACCTGCTTTGTGGGCGCTCTCCACGGTTCTTACGAGCAAGATGAGTATGATAGTCAGGCGTGAATGTTTTCCTAGTAAGAACATCCCCGCAATATCGCTCGTTTCGCAGAATTTGGATAATGGCATTTGAGGTCCATTTTACATTTCCCAAATATGTTCGCCGGCCAAGCGCCTCAAAGGTTTCTGCGATCTGCTTGGTTGAATACCCATAGAGGTACATAAAAAAGGCCAACTTTGCAGTTGGTGCCTCTTCCGGGTTAACAACCAATTCACCATCTGAGTTATGGCTGAAGCCAAGCAGCTTCGGTGTAAGTGGAATACCATTATCCAGCCGCATACGAAGTGATGTTTCCATGCTTCGGCTTCTGGTATGCGATTCCTCCTCTGCCATAGTAGCCTGAAAGGATAATGCCATCTGCGAGTCGTCATTCAGTGAAAAAATACATTCTGACTCAAAGAATACTCCTACCGGAGGTCTTAGTTCTGCGAGTTCCCGTACCATACCAATCGTGATGATGACATTACGAGCAAATCTAGAAACACTCTTAGTAATGATAATGTCAAATAGCCCTGCTTTTGCGTCGGCGATCATCCGGTTGAATCCATCGCGTTTCCGCAGAGATGTTCCGCTGATTCCCTCATCCTGATAGATGGCCACAAGGTCCCAATTAGGGTGTCTGGTCACAAAGTCCTCATAGTACTTTTTCTGAAGTTCAAAAGAGGTGGTCTGCTTTACATTGTCAGTAGAAACGCGGACATATATTACCACGCGCAAATGGGCCTCGTTGTCATAGTAATCCAGCGTCTGTTTTGCCGGTATGTACTCATATTTTGTAGGATCTACTTTAACCTTCATCCGGCGACGAACGCGCTCTTTTTCTTCTCGCTTTGCCTCCTGGATGCTCTTATCAATCATCTGTTAAACCTCGTTCCTCGGCCCAGTTTTCAGGAAGTCCCTCCAAAGATTGATCAGGCAGAAATCCTATGTCTCGGAGGTCTTCCTGATAGTAGGATGCCAAGGTAAAGAGGTCTTCCGAAATGAAATAAATCCCGATTGGATGCCTTTGAGCAGCAAGGAGCCGGGCACAGATCGTAATTTCAGGCATCTTCTTCGATACGTTCGACACTTTTTGTGTGATGATGAGATCTATTTTCCCCGCCATACAATCATTCAAGAGGTTACACCATGCAGGTGCAGATTCCATATTTGGCGGGGTAGATCCCTCATCAACATAGAAACCAACAAACTCCCAATTGGGGCACAGGGCAATACAGTCTAAAAACTGCTTTTTGTGATAATCCAAGTAGTTCTCATACTTGGTCTGGTTGAAATAACGGATGTAAATACCAATTCGGTAGTGTTGAGCTGTGCTAGGCCTCTCATGACGAATACTATTGAGCCAGAGCCTATGAGCTGCTATCTTTCTCCTGCGCGCAGCTTCCTCCGGGGTCGCGAACGATACTTGCTGGATACCGGCAACTTCCCCCATCTTCTGAAATACATCAATCTCATCCATCCGTGTACCTCCACAAGTAGCGATTTAATTGACTTAGATTATATCGATTCTTGTAGGATACTGGAACAAACCGAGAGTCATGGACTTGACTCTCGGTTAATAATGCACACGTTTATTTCGTTTTTTCTATTCTGAGTATTCAAGTATTGCCCAATCGAAGGGATTCTTTTTCCTATCTTCCCATGATATAGTTATTATAAAGAGCGGCTGTAGGCAGAGACCTACATGAGAAAAACAGAACCGCAATTCCTTAATACCAACATCAATGGAGGTAGTATCAGATGGGTGAAGAGAAGCGAATTTTTGGATACGCCCGGACTGTGACCTCTGATCAGTTAAACGGGCAGTTGTTGATAAAAGAAGACGAAGCAGTTGTCGTTAACTTATGTATTCTCCAAACTCAAGGAGTATTTAGAAAACCCGCCTGAAGATCTAATTCGTGCAGTTCTAGATGAGCATGACACTGAAGATCTGACTTATGAACAAGCAGCAAAAATGGTTACTTTTGAAGCCGTTCTGCATCAAATCGCTGATGAGGTGAGTGAGAAGTGGCCCGAAGCTGGTCAGAAATTTGCGCAAGCGAAGGGCGAAGGAATTCCACCGTTGATTGATAAACCTGTAGCCCCTTTTTCTGCTTCCGGGCCCATTATACCGGAGGAGACGTTCAAAATGGCACAGCAAAGACTTCTGAATCGGTAATAACAAAAGATGCCGCTTGCATCATTGCAAGCGGCATCTTCATTCTTCGTATCGTTTCCTTTGTGCCCGCATGGTATCCTTCAACTCTCGAACAATTCTCAAAATTGCTTCAATCTCATCGGGTGTGCAGTCATCTAATACAGCTTCAAATTCGCTCTTTCCAAACGCCTGTCCCCTTGGTACGTTTAGGCGGAGAAGTTCGTCTGCGGATGACTGTAATGCTTCTGCTATGTGAGCAAATGTATCCAGGCGCATTTTCACCTTGCCCTGTTCCACATAACTGATCCGAGGTAGGGACAGCATAGCTCTATTTGCCAAGTCAGCCTGACTCATTCCTAATGCAAGGCGAGCTATACGAATTCTCTCGCCGATTTTTTTGTAGTCTAACTGCCCCTGTTCGCTCAAATCCTCACCTCAGTTCACTTATCCGCTATATTTCCCTGCCAGTATATCGTTTATAGGCTATTTAATATATAACCGTAAGGTGATATACTAACTTATACGGTAAAATGAAGCCATCTTTTTTAGGAGGCTTCTTTTATGAAAATGAACAACTCTCTTGTCGGTAAGCGAATTGGTCAACTGCGAAAGAGACGTGGCCTGTCTCAGTTAATGCTTTCAGAAATGATCGACCGCTCTCCTACACACCTGAGCTACATAGAAACGGGCGCAAAGAGCATGAGCCTAGAAACCTTTGTCCGAATTGCAAATGCCTTGAATGCAAGTGCCGATGAACTTTTGATAGATCTGCTCAACAACACCAATGTGGCATCAGCACATGCGTTTTCCTCGTTGCTGTCTGACTGTTCAGAATATGAAAAGCAGGTGCTTTTGGATACTCTTTTGGCCACTAAAGGTGCCCTGAGAACCCATCTGCATCTGCTAGGCAGGCATTATATATAACGTAACGAATCCAAAGATAAAGTGCAATCGACTAGGAGGGAAGCCATTGACTCTCAGTTTGCGCAATGTGCTAAATGCTCCATCAGCTTATAAAATATCATCGCTCATTCACCACTCATATTTTCTTTTTTGAGTGATGACGGGTGATGCAGGTTCATACTACATTTTCCAAAAATCCATTTACATTTTCAGCATTTTCAGGACATTCAATGCGATGTCTGATATAATATTCTTATTTTAGTGAGGAGGTCTGCAAAACATGGGTATCTGCTATAAGAAACTATGGAAGCTGCTCATCGATAAGGATATGAAAAAGAAAGAACTCTCTACTATCGCCGGCATTAGCCAGGCTTCCATCACTAAAATGGGCCGCAATGGTCATGTTAGTACAGAGACGCTTATGAAGATCTGTTCTGCTCTGGGTTGCGGTATTGGTGACATTGTAGAAATCACTCCTGAAGTATAGTTGCTTCGTTAATTGACGCTGCTATTGGGAAAGGGGATGGAATACATGAGAAACGCATTGAAAGCTCCGCAAGTAAAACACTATATAGACTGGCTGAGACGAATCGAATACCGAAGCGCAACTTGCCAATTTAGTTACGACGATTTGACATATCAGAAAATTGATGAGCTATATCAGTTACTGGACCGTATTAAGCCAAATTGTGCTAACGGAGCTGTGGAACTATGGCTCCAAGTAGATCGTGGCAGCATAGACGATTTTGGAAATTATGAGGAATTCCGTGCGTCAGGTGAGGTTGATACCTATGAGGAGTTCTATTCATGGTGGACAGCAGAATTTCCAGATGAAGTGGAATGGATCAACTTCACCGCTATTGAAGATCAAGAAATTGGCTATCGCATGATCTACCTTGGGCAGCATTCTGTACTCGAAATGGACTCTCGTAAAGAGAAGTCCTTTCCTCATGATATTTCTGAGTTCAGTTGCTGGTTAGTGGATGCTGTTTCACAAGCGATTCACCAAATCGAGGCCGGCACATATAACGAAATGCTGGAGCGGAATCTTCCACCACAGCATCGAACTGGTACAATTAGGCGATCTAAACTATGGGAAGTGTGGCCTGAACATAAGGCAGACTTTTTTGAAGACCTTTCTCAAAAGGACATAGATGAGTTCTTATCCGTGGCATCGGATTTCTTGCCTGCCGGCAGCCAAAGGCTAACTGAAATGACCGCCAATTACTTTTTCTCCTGCTGTGCATTAGGGTATCGTGCCAATCAGTATCCGGGCGGGGACAAACTCCCAAGAGATCAGTACCGGCAACACGCCGATGGTAGAGACGATGGGCTCCTTGATATTACTCCTGATTCCCCACAAGCATTTTCACTTTGGTACCATAACAGAGAAAAAATCGGTGGACATCCCTGGGAGGTCTGCCGTGGTGGAAACTCCACGCACATTTCACTCTATGTACAGGAAGATGTGTCCGGTTATTCGCTTCAGTTGGCTGGTTCCTCCTGGACCAGAACAATTGAGACTGTTCGTTTCTTTCTTGCACTATATCGGGCTGGCTGCCCGGTTACAATCCGAGAGGCTGAAATGCTCAAGTCTAGATTGATTGGTAGTGAGCAAATCGGTATCGTTCCAAAAGGTATCGTTCCATGTTACTGCCATTCCTTATTTGAAGGTGAAAAAGTCATTGACTTCATGAATCTTCCAAGCGAAGACCGCGACGTATTCGCTGCTCAATGCATGTGGAAGCCTGTTAAGAAGGCATATCTGAAAGACGAGGTAGTTGATGGTTTACTTCACAAGTGATCTCCACCTAGGCCATGAAAATGTAATCAAGCTCTGCAATCGCCCATTTGATAGCATTGAAGAAATGGATGAGGCTCTTATCCACAACTGGAACCGTAAAGTGACCAACGGGGATACCGTATATGTTCTCGGGGATTTGATCTACAAAAGCAAAAAGCCGCCAGAAGAGTACCTTCGGCAGCTGAAAGGAAAAAAGCACCTTATCGTAGGCAATCATGACCGCAGTTGGTATAGCAAGTGCCAGTTGGATAGTTTCTTTTTGAGCGTTAACAATCTTCTCTATATGACAGACGGAAAACGGCAGTATACTCTTTGTCACTACCCGATGATGTCCTGGCCTCACATGGCTCGGTGCTATATGGTGTTTGGACACATTCATGGAAACACAGATGCAGAGTATTGGCCTTTGATTCAGCGCTCTGAACTCATGCTGAATGCCGGGGTCGATGTCAATGGTTTTGAACCCGTTACATTTGATGAGATGTTAAACAATAATACGCGCTTCAAAAGATCTGCTCAGTTGGCTGAGCCAGTGGAGACAATATGAGTAACAAGAAACAATATAGACTTGATAAGGAACCAATCATTTATGATAGAAGGGCATTTTCCTCTGCCCTTCAGAACACGAAGAAATGGGACAGGTTGTTTAGACTACGAATCAACAATCATGTCGATATTTTAATTTGTAGCAAATCATATCTTGCCCCTATCAGTGATTTGGCTCTACCGCGCGTGATCCTGAGCGCGATCAAGTATTCTCTTGGACGATACACTTATATGCCAAGTGTTACTACCAGTTTTACAATTCGCCACCTAGACTATCTTGAGCCCAAAATACGGGCTGAGGCAGCAGGACTTATCAACAGTCACCTTACTATATGTGGAAAACATGAGCCACAACCTGAACTTTGGTATGAGTTGTTAAACATTCTATCTGGGGATTTCAACATGGGGAGGCGGAAACGAATGAGGAAAATACAACCAGTCGATAGCATGGAACGTATCTCCAGGCAATATCTTGTGGAAAACATGGATGAAATTCTGGATCGTATAACCAATGAAGATATAGGAATGGTGATTACAGAAGACGGGAAAGATGACCTTGTGATTTGTCCGTACTCTTGGTACAGCCCATACGATGATGATGACTTTGGCTGCATTGTTAACAGTGCGCTTCGGGATGCGATGCACGCAAAGAATGAAGACCAGCAAGCAGTCATTCAATTTGTGAAGCGCCATTGCTGCGAATTTGACAGGAAAACATTGGATGTTGCTGTACAGGACATAATGCGCGAAATAGAACGGCCTCTAACGCCGTTAGATGAACCACAGGTTTGGCAAGAACTCCTGATTTTACTCCAGCAATGCCTTCAGACACAGGATTCAGAACAGGAAAGGAGTAGTCCAAATGCGTGAAGCGAAATATGAAACAGTTGAGATCATGGTCGATGCAGAGCTACTGGAGCAGTTAAAGCCGATCATTGAACCTATGGGCCTTACGCCCGAGAGTCTGGCCGTACAGTTTATAGAGTGGTGTGTGGCACCGGAAACACAGAACGAAGCCATCTCACTTCTTATAAAGTGGAAAGAAGAAATGGAGCTGTCATCTCGTCAGAGTAGGTAGGTGTGGTGAAGTGCTATCTAAAAAAACATTTTGTGAAGCGTTGAGGAAAATACAAGCGCAACGTGAAATAGATGAAAAGTTCTCCGAGGCCCTACAAACTGTTGGAAATGGGTACTATGTTTTCGGATCAGAAAATCTTTGTCTCGCAGCACTTCGGGATGTCTTAAAAGAATCAGTTAACGACCAATATGACTACATTGAATGGTGGCTCTACGAAGCTACCCCTGACTATTTAGTATGGTCAAGTGATGAACGAAGCAAATGGTGCCTCAAAGAACCAGAAGACCTATATGATTTCATCATGGATCAATGCCAAGACAGATAAGCCTGTTTTACCGCAATGAAAGGAGCTACTATGCCAACATTATATACTGCCCAAACCAAGGCGGAATTAGAGCGCGTCCTGGGTATTATGAAACCTTACATTGATGAGTGCGCCTGTTACGATGTGGTCTATTCCCCCAAATTCGGATATTTGCTTATTGATTTACCTGGACATGATACAATTGATGATGCAGAAGTCGTTCCACTGGATGACGCAGCTACTCTACTTCATAAGTTGTTTATCAATCTCGCCTACGACTTCATGGAGAAAAATGGCCACTGTACCGACTATATTGAGGCCACTGACCTTGAGAAATACGCATTACGCATCTGGATGAAGAAGTACATTGATCAGCTCCCAGAGTACCGCTATATTCTGGATGATATTCTAAGCCAATAAGTCCGCATCATTGGTAGGCACATTTTTTCGGATTTCACATACCAATTTATGTTTGCTTATTCATGTAATTTCGCCGTTTATTCACCTATAACGACGCAGAAAAATCGCAATCAGACAATATGGTAAAAATTTACTGGGTTCATTTTGGAGGGAAATTGATTTTCAAAACCCCCAATCCATTGCAGCGCAATGGATTGGGGGTTTTGAAGGTCTAGAAATACGGCCTGAAGGCCGCCCGTCGTGCGCCTCAGTTCAGCAAGCGCTGATTTTGTTATCAGTTACCCCGGAAAACTTCGGTTTTCCGGGGTTTTTCTTTTGTTTTTATTCTATCATAGAAAGATACCTATTTCAAGCTCGAACCAACTATAGAAAAATAGACCACAATATATAGTGTCTGCGTCACAATCTAAACACAATTTTCTGGGCTCATTTTCAAGGGAAATCGGAAAATGGGCTCATTTTGAAGGGAAAACTACGACCAATTTTTGGTTATGACGTTGTTTGCCTCTATTCACGAACGGATAATTTATATACAAATCAATAAATGCAAATGCCGAGGATGATCCATCCCCGGCATTATTATGCTTATCATATCAAGTTCTTCGCCGTCCTCGCACTACAGGTGGTTTCTCTATTTTCTCTATATATTTTTCGAGATGCGCCCTAGAAAAACGGACCCGTCCACCATAACAGGTCTGATAGAAGCCAATCTTACGCTCCTCCCTGAGCTTGTCAAGAGTGTTGACTGAGATACCCAGTTCAGCCGCAGCCTCTTTGCGAGTTAATAATTCCATGCTCATGCCCCCTTTCATATCTGGATTTTAGGAATTATGGACCTCTACTAATATGGAGATACAACGGGCCCTTTCACAACCCTCATTATCAATAAATTACACCAAGAAAAGAGCAAGGACCATTGAAGTCCTTGCTCTCTTAAATCAGGTCGGGATGACCAAAGCAAGCATATGAGGTGCTCTCTGGATCATTCCAATGAAGTGGTTGAGTTGTTCATTCTGCTACATTTTCTTCATCATTAAGATAATTTTCCCACATACCTTCTTTTCGGATGTAACTTTCAAGAAGTTCTGGAAAAGTTTCATTAGTGATGGTCTGTTCTACCCAACTATCAATTTCTGCATCTATCTGATTTCTTTCCATTCGATTTGTGCCAAAAGTTATGCCGATAATATGATCCCGAACTGGAAATTCATTTGCAGAAAAGTAAAGTTCCAGGGCATAGAAATGACCGTTGACCCCAGAGTTATTAGGCGAACATTCTGCATAAATAGTGACTTGTAAGCCACTTGTAAGACTTGGCGCTAGTTCGTAATGCCGAGTATAGTAGTCGCTGATAACATGAGAAAATAGTTGATGGTTCATACTCTCCTCCCGCTTGCAAGTATTGATATGACAGTATTATATCTGATTGGAATTTCATGTAAAGAGCAAATAATGCGCTTCTCCATTGCTTCATACACAGGTAAAGTGGTGAAGAAGATCATCTATGCCCTTATATTGAGCATCCCAACTTAGAAGTGTCATCTCAAACCCTGCATCATATCCTTCTTTAAGAATACGGTCACGGGCATTCTGAACTGTCTCATTAGTCAAAGCATCCATATCATAGGCAAGCATGATTCTGCGAATGCCAGCCGCCTTTGCTTCCTCCAGCAGTCTGCGAAATTGATTGAAGTTACTCGCGCCAGTAAGCCCTACAAATTGTCTGGGTTGGCCGAGTTTATTGGACAAGAACTGGGCTATATCTGACTTCATGACACCTTCAGTGAGGTATAACGTATCAGTTCCATCTGTGTTACCAGCATAATGGGGACAGCATTGGGCGGTTGTTCCATAATACTGATCCACACTTGTTAACGTGTTGAATTTGGACTTCCACGCATTATCCAGACGAATTTGTATCGCTTCGATCTGACCTTTCTGATTGCGGTCTGGGATGAGAATGCCAGAAGCTCGAATATCTAACTTCCAGCCACCTGACTCCTTATCACGATAGAAGCCCGGAACACCAGCCAAATTGCAACCACGCTCAAGCAATTCTGTGACTATGCGCCCAAGCCGAACCGCCGGTGTCGTTTTATAGCCGAGTACATCAATTGCCTCATTGGAGAGTCCCCGCGCAAGCAGGGACTCTCTATGACGGCTTCCAAGGCTCAGGATGGACATCAGGTTACTATAGGTGTTATCGCGCACCTCAGCTGAAGCAATCGGCTCCTCCGGCACCATAATGGGGTAGAAGGATCGAGGTATATCACATTTCGATGTGCGATTTCTCTTTTCACCATGAAGGAAAATATCACATAACTCTTCGTAGGCGGCCCCCATGCTGATATTGTTGAATTCAGCATATAGGCTCAAGACCCCGCCTCCTTTGCCGCATCGATTACAACGATACACGTTCGAGGAGAGCTTTACGTTAAAATGTGATTTTCTATCATTACAGAATGGGCACCGGCAATGCAGTTGAGTTCCTGTATTGCGAATGACCTGAATACCCAACAAATCGACAACATCGGCAATTGAACATGGGAGTTCGCTGCTGATGCCCATGACGCTTCACCCCCTATCTAAACAGATTCTTCTTTTTTAAGGAACTGGAGGCTGACATTCATTGTGTTTCCACTCTTCAGCAAGTAGAGAAAAAAGCCATTTCCTGTATCATCAATTATGACATCCAGAAAACGAACCTCCGCAGCACCTCTTGGATCACCCAAAAGCCTTACTATCTCGACGATGGCCACGGATCTATTTTTATTCCCAAAGGAATAGGTGCATATATCACCTGCTTGGTAAGTATCCATCATCAGCCTGCCTTCTCTGTTACTGCGCTGACAAGCAAGATTGCCCCTGCCTTGAGCGCAAGGTCACGTCCAGAATAGTTCTTACAGTACCAATCCAGATCCCTAGGATTGGTCATAGCAAGCTGGCCCAAAGTTTTGCCTGCATTGCGACCAAAGGTGATCTTTACATTTTTGGCTTCATCCAAGGTCATACTGTTCAAATAGTCCTCCAGCGTAACTGGTGCTGCCTTCGGCTGAGCCGATTGCGGAACAGGCTGCGGCACATGCTGTGTGGTATTAGGCGGAATTGTCTGCTTTGACTGCGGCAACGAATTCGTTTCGTGCTGTACAGCACTAATCACATCGCCGCTTTCCTCCATGTCATCCATCATGTTGAAGTCCAGAGGTGCATCTACAATATCATTGCCAAAGGCATCTGCGGCTCCGCAGAATTGGGTTCCATATCCAGCCGCCGCAAGAGCTCTGCCCATTGCTGCGGTTTCTGCTGTTTCTAGATAGCGATCCCCATACTTCTCATCAGAAGCAAAGCGCTGGGCTGTGGCCTTGGCAATGTACTGGTCTGGAGAATCATTGCGGTCATTATAGAGTTTGCAGCATACAACTGCTGACTTTTCATCCACATGCAAAATGTCTGAATCGATCTTCCCAGTTGGATGACAACATCTGAACCAGAGAATGCGGTATTTCACGTCCAGGTACAGGCTCATCGTGCCATCATCATTTGGTAGTTTTCGCGTGAACTCACTGGGATTGAAGCCTTCAACTGAGTTGATGTCAGGCATTGCTTTCATGCTGGTTTCCGTCATTTTAAATTCCTCCGTTCATAACTGGCAGCATATTCACACTGCCTTTGATTTACATGTCCGCCGCTGCATTTCCCGGCTTCGATAAGCTACGATGCGATCTGCCAAGACAGTATTCCGCTTATCCACATCGCTCTTATGGATCGCCATGTACACCGCCTGTCGCTGACCGATTAGAGTAACTTTCTCTTTCGCACGCGAAATCGCAGTATATAGCAGATTCCTCCTGAGCATGACATAGTGTTCCTTCAATAGAGGGATGATTGCAGATGGGACCTCTCCGCCTTGACTCTTATGAATCGTAATGCAGTAGGACCAATCGAGATCATCCATCAGTTCTTCGGTATATGTCACCTCACGACCATCAAATAGTTTGATGTCTGCGACCGGATCTCCATCTGGATTTGTATATATCCGCTTAATATAGCCAACATCGCCATTGGACACCTCATCGTTGTTCTTCATTTGAATGATACGGTCTCCTTCACGAAAGACCTTACCCCCGTGCTTTAGTTCTGCTCGGTTTGCTTGCCTGGGGTTGACCAGTTCACGAATCTCTCGATTGAGATTATCCGCACAGACAGGTCCTCTCTTCCGAAAGGGAGATAGGATTTGGACACCTTCAATCCCACGGATGGCAACTTCCTTCAAGTAGGTCTGAATCACTAGCGATGCAGCTGAGGTCCCGTCCGCCACATCATACATAGCAAAGTCATCGCCAAATTGTAGATGGGTATCGTTGTGGTTGACCGCATAGGCATTCAGATAAATACGGCTGTTCTTCGCCTGCCTAAATACGGAATCCAGAACAGCGGTAGGAATCAATCCACAGCGGAGTAGTTCACGCAGAACATTCCCAGCACCTACTGAAGGTAACTGGTCCGGATCACCTACCAGAAGAAGTTGGGCACCAGACTTGAGCCGCATCATCAGCGCATATGCCAGTTTCATATCGACCATAGACATCTCATCTACAACTACAAAGTCAGCAGACAGGAAATCTGGCGCTTCTGCTTCCAAGTCTTCTTCTGACTGGATGCCAAGACCCGAGTGCAGCGTGAATGCTGGATACCCAGTCTGCTCTGCCATTCTTCGGCTCGCTTTACCAGTAGGTGCTGCTAACAGAATCTCGTTGGACGGATGCACACGATGGTAAATATCCAAGATTACACGCAGCGTGGTCGTCTTACCAACACCAGGGCCACCAGTGATAATGGAACACTGCTCATTCAAGCAGAGTTTGACCGCTTTTTCCTGTGATGGCGCGAGCTTCTGGCCAAGTTTGGCTTCAGTCTTAGCAATCTCACCATCCAAGTCTGGAATACGCTTCAGGGGCTCACTCAGAAGGACGGATACGAGCCGTTTTGCTGTTTGCACCTCACAGATGCGCGATTGGGTCAAGTAGACCCGCTCACGCTCAACGTAGACGGCCTTCTCCTGATGCTCCACCAGAAGCGCACCCTGAATGTCTGTTAGGGGAACAACTTCGCGCTCAAAGCCATCATTGAGAAGTTCATAGCATCGCTGATACAGATCCTTTCGTTCCAAATAGAGATGGCCAGCATTCAGACCTTCTTCCAGCACATAATGTATGGCACCTGCGTATCGAAGCGGATTTTGTAGGCTCACTTTAGTCTTTCGGGCAATAGCGTCCACGGTCATAAAGCCGAATCCACGGATCTTACAGAGCTGGAATGGGTCGGTCTTCACAATATTCAGACTACCATCGCCAAACGCTTCATAGATCTTCGTGATCTTCTTCTCGCTCACATCAAATGGTGCCAGATATGCTGTCAGCGCTTCAAGCTGTCTGGACGCTTGAAAGGATTCTATGATCTTCTTCAATCTGGCCTCTTTAATCCCTTTGATTGTCAGAAGCTGCTCTGGTTCCTTTTCCATAATTTCTATTGTTCGTGTACCGAAACGAGCAACAATGGCCTTTGCCATCTCTTTTCCGATTCCTTTTACGAAGCCGGATGTGAGATAGGCAATGATGCCATCTCTGCTGGTTGGAACTCGCTGCTGGAAATGCTCCACCTCGAATTGAAGGCCATAATTGGATTGCTTCCACTGACCTTGAATATCTACGTCTACAAGGTCTGTTTCCGGAAGGAAATGACCCACAGCGGTAAAGTGCGCGCGCTTCCCACCAGAGTCCTTTCTTTTGCAGGCAGCTTCCGGAACTGAGGGATCAGCGGTCGAGTACACATAGATGCAGAACCCGTTATCAGAGCGAAATATTGTTCGCTCATAGCGGCAAATCATGTTACCACCTCCGTACATTTCAGACTCTCCTGAAGTCCTGCCCGATAGAAGACCGGAATGCCAAGATTCTGAGCGGCACGGATCTCTTGATCCATGCCGCTACTGATCTGACTGCCGAATACGACCACACGGGTACTCATTGATAGTAGTTTCATTCCAAACTCCATCGCTAGAGCCCGCTCTTCAGGAATAGTGTCATCTAATATGTACGGGAGTACTGCGTGTGGAGCAACAGCCCGATCACCGAACTCTTGCTCTGCCTTTGACATGTAGTAACCCGCCCTTGCAGCATTTGCCATCATCTCTGCTCGGGTCGATGCAGAGAGGGGCGAGCACACATAGGTCATCGCCATGAATGACTCCTCCTATACCTATACATTGGTCTTTTCCACCTTGAAAATACGGCTTTCTGACGTCTTCACAAATTCGTCGTAGATGTCAGGGTGCTGCGCTTTCAAAATGGAGAGTTTTTCCTTTGGCACACCTTCGCGATACTTGGGATTGTAGGTAATGCTGTACTTCAGGCCGTTCTGCTCACAAAAGGCAACGCTGGACGGCCCCATAAGTTCCACAATCGGGGCGTAAGCCCGTTTGATCTGTGTGTCCAGTTTTCGGGCTTGTGCCTCCAAATCCTGTTTCTGCTGCTTCATGGTCATAATACTGTCCAGTACTGAAGCATACTCAGGTCCAAAGAGGATGGGTGGTGTTAAGACTTGATTTGCTGGGCCATAGAATCGGCTCAATGCAGCCAGAACCATATCAGGCTTCTCCGTCAGCGGAGGCTCAATACGATTCAGTACATAGTGCTCCCAGAAGTACTGGAGCTGCTGAATGGTACTTTCCTCCTCATCAAGGTCTCTTTCTATCTTACGCCACACAAAGTCGTTCTCGCTGTTGGAGAATAGGCAGGCAATGTAGGCGACGTTGATGTTCATCACTGACATATAATGTTTCACCTGGAGTTCATAGTGCCTAGGCACCGCGTCATTGGCCCATAAGAACTGGGTATCGTAATGTGCCGTTTTGCACTCTAGCAGACCCCGGTCACCATTGGGTAGGTGGATGAATCGGTCTACGTCAGCAAGCATAAATGGGAACAGGGGATGCTGATACATTGTCTGGTCCTGATATACTGTGAAACCAGTTTTCTTTGAAAAAATCCGAGCGACCACATCTTCCAACAGATGCCCAATCTCAAAGGTGATAGACTTGTCTTCCTCTGCAACTCGGAGCTTAACTCCGATTTTATCGTAGAAGAGTTCCCGAGCAGTTTTATAAGGGGATAGACCAAGGGCGGCAGCTACATCGCTTCCGCCCACTCCCTTTTTTCTCCAAGAAAGCCACTCATCCTCTTCCATACCTGCTGTATTTACAAGTATGTTCGGCTTATAATTCAAGTCCAATGCCATAATTTACTCCTCCGTATATGATTCGAGCCCGGCTTCACCGCAGTTTGGGCATTCCTGTTCGTCTGGATCTTCAAAGGAAGACAAGTGCGTAACTTCTCCACATTTGCTACACTTGAATTTGCTCAAATCATGTTCTTCGTAATCAATGTTTCCATTCAAATCACATGTAATGCACTCTTCAAAGCATAATCCAGTTTCCGAGGTCCGGACCTTAACAGATACACGGTCTTCTACACAAGCATCTCCTAAAGTCAGGCACGCCTCCGCATGATGCTGCGGATAACCTTCAACCATGCAGGAGTATGCCGACCATGCAAATTGGACCGGAAAGGAGCACGACACTAACGCATCATCAGCGAAGCACTCACACGTTTTCATCGCCTCATCAATGCACGTCTGACGCTCCTCGTTCAAAAAACTCCGTGCAAAGTATCGCTTGCCTGCTATAGTCGGAGGATCATCGTCAGAAATGAATCGTCCGATGAAAGATTCTATCTCTGTCTTGGTCCCCGAAACTTCCACAATCCCAAACGCCCAATTTGGCATCGTTACTCCTCCTCTACTTCAATATCTTCATCAACTGCTACAGAATCAGTCACATAATCACCGGGCGGCAAAGGGCACTCAGGTCCGAGTGCGTATTCTATTGCTGCTTCCTTAGTTTCGGCAGTCACATGGACATGACCATAAAGTTGCCATACCAGCGGTACTCTGTAAGTTGGCATAGTTGCGCCTCCTTCAACACGCATTCTGATTTCGAATGGATGAGAGAAACGCAAGTTGTCTGCGCTCTTCCCACACATCTCTGTAGTACATCGGTGTTATCCAAACATTCTGACTACTTACTGGAAGTAGGGCCCTGTCATCATAACTTTGAGCCGGGCGCATGATGGAGTCATCAACAACGATATACCCCGCACATCCCAACAAACTCAATTGGATATAACACATACAGGACGCCAGAAAGTCGATGTCCTGGGCAACAAAGAGTACAGAAGTCTGGTAGTTGATACCCTGACGCCTACACTCATTTGCCATAGCAATCAAGGTGGCTCCAGCACCGCAGGCTGGATCATTGACAGAGAACCATCCCTTTTCCGCCAAGGACTCTTTAAGTGAAGGCCCGAAGGTCATCATCGCCATCGCTCGACAGACGTTGTATGGCGTGAAGAATTGGCCTTTCCACTCGTTAGATAGCCCCAGTAGCATGAATAGTTCTCCAAGCACATCCTGCTCAGGATTGTGCTCCAGAGCACCCACCACCTCAGCTGCCATATGAGCAAATACATCCAATTCTTTGACCTGATACTTCGCAGCATGATCCTGGTATAGTTTCTCTCGTTGAGCACGATGAGGACCGGGAAAAGTATTTGCAATACTGACAGCCATCATAATAATGAAGTCCTGCCAAATCTCCCACTTGGAGTATTTGCCTTCAATGCTCTCCATCAAACGGACCAATTCTTTTTGCTGGACATTTCTGGGACTCGACTGTTTCTTGCCCATACCAATCACCACTTGAAGTCACCGGGTCGGTCATATTCCTGCCACTTTGCATGGACCGCTCTTGCGATGCATTCCTCCAGCTGCGAAATTCGAGAGCCGCTGGCACCATCGCACTGGGCCATGAAGATGACTTCGCTCATGGCCATATACAACTCATAAGCTGTACAGGGCTGGTCGCCATTGGTTGCGCTGAATTGATCAGCTGCTTCAAAACTCGCCTTCTTTGGAGCTTTGATCCGCTTGAGAACACCCAGCATCGTGTTGTAAGGATACCGGATTTCTACATCCATCAGTTTGATCTGCTTTTCAATGGTTTCACGGAACCGCGCATACAGAAGAGCCAACTGCCCTTCGAAGTGCATCAGATCAGCACTGTTCGTGTGCTCTGTCTTGATTGGATCGCCCAGGGGGATGATACGGCCTCTCTTGGCTGTAATCAGGATAGGGTACAGATTTGCTCCACTCATTCCTACATCAGACGTTGTAAACCGCAGCCCAGGAACGACTGCATCGGTGCTGAGACCACGGTTCGCAAGTTCTTGATGATAGGTGTCCAGCAGATCATTCGCCTGTCCGTCGAGCTGCCAGATAGCAGTCACGATAGAATGATCATAGTTTGCTGTAAGGAAGTGGTAGCCAGGGAACTCTCGGTCCAAGAAACTGCCAACCATCTGAAAGAGTGGTAACATTTCCAACACCGCGTAGTCCTTGGGATCTCCGCCATGTACTGCACTCACCTTATCGTCTGCCACCTTGATAAGGCTGTCACCAGACGCCACATCAAGGCAGTAGTTGAGAATACGAGTGAATACCTCACGAGATACTTTGTTCAGTGCGTTGCCGGAAATACGGGCTCGCTCCAGGATCGTCTTCAGCGCGCAGGAGCGCACTGGGTAGTCGGTCCCTTTGATGTTGAGCAACAAGCTCGTATTCTCCATGGTATCTGCCAGCACCTCCGCTTTCCCGTTGCTCTGATAGATCTGCATATACAGATTGCTCAGATTCTCGTTCCCCTCCAGGGAACGGAATTGCAGGCTCTTAGAGGGTGCTGTCATCCATGTGCTTTGTGCTTTCCGCTCCTTCAAAAACTCAATAAATTGGTCCGAGTCTCCAAACGAGCACCTAAAATCGTCTGCGTACACTTTGGTTTCCGTCATAGTCAAAACCGCCTTTCAAAAATATTCTCAAACTCGCCGAAGCGAAATTTGGACAAAAAAACAGCACTCCGACTTGAAATCAATCAAATCAAAGCGCTTCGTGTTAGGACTATATGCCGCTTGCATACTGTCCCATAATTGCCTGTGACAACTGCATCAGGCTCACCGGTTAGTAAGATCCCACGTGGGAGTAGTAAATCTAATAAGCACATGAGTATCTTACTATTTTTGAAAGGGGTAGGCTATAATACCAGAAAACAACACTTCTATTGCAAAACCAGCGTAACAGTTTATTAGAATTTCACAATTGTGTGTGGTCCCAATATTTGATTTAGTTGGATACTGTTGCACCTTCCGACAAAATACGATAGAATATGTTCATAAGAAAGAAAGGTCTTGGAACAATATGCCGAACAGATTCGATAAACCTAAAATGAGTGCAGTGGATCTAGCGCACGATTTAGCACAACGGCATGGCGTTACATTCAGCCGCTATTCCGAAGCTGACGCATCCATTTACTTTTCTGATCGTAACAACTTTCTGCGAACAGCATCTTATCGTAAAAACTATCCTAAACATACAAGTGGAACGAACATAGGGAAGTACATAGGTTTAGATTTTCTTTCATTGGTTGAGTTATCGACACTTGATATGTATCTTCGAAGAATCCTGCTCCGCATGTGTATTGATGTAGAACATGCATTAAAGGTCCGGTTGGTTACAGACGTCGAAAATGATACCAACCAAGATGGATACCAGATCGTAGATGATTTTCTGAATAATAATCCATCAGTGCTTCATAATATTGAGAATAAAATTGATGCAATCTTTACAGGTGATTTGATTTCGAAGTACTTTACAATATGCCAAGTTTTTCAGTCAGGTTCTACTCAATCTCAACGTCTTAGACAGCAAATTGTATCATACGACTGTCCAATATGGGTTCTTGTAGAACTTATTTCCTTTGGAGACTTCGTAAAATTGGCTGAGTTCTATTATGCGGTATCATCTAATCATCTATATGACCACTCTATTATTAACCCTGTTCGGAGCCTAAGAAACGCCTGTGCTCACAATAACTGTCTGCTGAATAACTTGAGTTCAACAAGCATAACTGCTCCTTCAGCTGTTGTATCGCAATTTGTTTCTAGTCTAGGCCTTTCACGTTCCAGTAGCAGGAAAAATCTTTCAACACGCCCCATTTTGGAGATTGTTTGTCTCTTATATGAGTATATCAATGTTGTATCTGACAAAGTGAGAACTGCTGGGTTAGCAGAGTTGCATGACTTCCTATCTCATCGTGCAATAGAAAAAAAGGACTTGTTAATTCAAAACCCGCTATTAGAGAGTCGGTACAAGTATTTGAAAAATATTGTAGACAAGATTAAATAGGTATGCTATCAGCAGCGTGACGCTATGCAGCATTGCCTCAAATTTCTATTGACATTTTCGGTACATCTAGAGTATACTAATAGTGCAATAAAAAAACGAAAGTTTTTGTATGAGCGGCGTTGATGACGCTGCTCTAGTTTTTTATGTTGTGAGCGAGGACCAAATACGGTCCTCGCTTTTTGTTATTTGTAGAATGCTTTATCGCTGATCTACGTTGTCATTAAAACGAAATAAAAATTAGATATACCATATGCTGATATATTCTATGTTCTTGACCGCCTATATATCGTCTGGTAACAGCGGAAAACATTTCCTATTATTTTGTTGAAGGGGGTGTTTTCATGTCGGTTCTTGGCGAAATTGGTGCAACAGTTATTTACCTTCGAAAAGAAAAAGGACTTACTCAGGAGAGACTGGCACTAGAGTGTGCAATCAGTGTTTCCTATCTACGGCTCATTGAACATGGGAATGCAAACCCCACAATCAATGAGCTTTGGAGGATTGCCGAAGTTCTCGGCGTAGAACTTCGCAATCCCTTTGCTGTGTCGGTTCCGATCGGAATGTCATGAAAGAAAACACTGGCACTGAGTCATTTACAATATCGGTTGCTGAGTCTTACCGTCAGCCAATGAATGTTACTGAAATCCATTTATTTGAGGATAGTACAGCTTATCCAGTTTGTCCTCGCTGCCGTATTACAATAGAGCGGGAATATCAGGCGTATTGTGACCGCTGCGGTCAGGCTTTAAGTTGGAAGGCATACCATAAGGCAATCATTGTAATAATCAAGCGATAGCATTATTTTGGCAAAAGCCTCTGGTAATCCAGAGGCTTTTGTGCTGCATGTCTATTATCACCATTATTGGACTCTGAAACGGCGCTTATCCACTGCTTCCATAACGAATGCCCAATACTGATCACTGGATGTAAACTCATGTGCTTCATAGCCATCAAGCGGAGCAAATGCTAAAATACACTTCTCCTCATTGACCCAGCAGATGAGAGTGCCTGTTTTGTTCTCCATCTTTCACCTCTTAATACCATCACTCTGGCAGGACTGGCACCTTTCGTTCCACAAACCACTGCCCTATCATATTCCCAGACAAGTTCGCTGATCGCTCGAAGTAGATATAGGTCCGCTGTCCATGTACCATGACTGTATAACGATCCCCTTGGCCGCCGGCCTTGGCTGCGTAGGAGGGCTGGATGTCCAGAACCCGGTCTATCCCATACTTCACACCGTCTTCCCAAACAATCTGGCGCGGAAGCATAACGCCATCCGCGGAAAATTCTACATAGACGGTAACATACGCCTTATATGCGCTTCCTGGTAACACCTGCTCCATCATATCAATTCAGCGGTTTGTCAATATCACGCCGCAGGAAATTGCTGTGTGCAATGTAGGGAGCCTCAATCTGATACCCCTGCTTCCTTAAAAGCCGAAGCTTAAAGTCCAGGAGTTCAGGTGGTACCTCCAGCATACTGGCAGCATGGAAAAAGTCCATTCTATCAGCCAGGGCATCCAGTACATCAGAATCCGTCAGTAAGAACTCAGACGCGAAGATATTCGCTTCATACTCCAGCCGATCCGTTTCATCAAACAGGGAGAATTCGTGAAATGTCCTGACGGCTGGGCTGCTATGCAATACACCATGCCCTAACTCATGTGGCAGGATAATTCGCTGGATATGGCTGGGTAAATCGTTATTGATCACAGCGGTTTTGCAACGCGAATTGACCATGAAAAAGCCCTTGCACGATGCCTCATGCGTCCCCATCGGCATCTTCCGGACCATTATATCCATCGCGCCACACAGTTCAAAGGGGTCATCGGTCTGGTACTTTGCCTTTAGGCGAATGACTTCGCGCTTAATGTTTTCGACCAGCAAATCTCTCACCTCACTTTAGAATGAATATGCCTCTTTATACGTAACAAGCATATCACCATATGTGTCCTTTAATCCGTACAATTATGAGTGCCTTCTAAAATGAAAGTGATTACTTCTTCTTACGAGACCGTTTGGATTTGGGGGTGAATTTATCACTGGCTTTTTCCTTATTGGCAACGTAGGCTTCCATCACTGCGTTGAAAAAGAGGTCTTTATCCTCTTGCGGAATCTCGCCACCAGCAAAAAGCGCCTGGTTCGCCTCAAGAAGTTCTTGTAACTCCCGAGCACCCTTTCGCCCATAGTTTTTTCGAACCGCTTCCACATATGGAGCCGACTCAAGACCGTGGCTTGGATCTTCAATTTCAGGGTTCATCAGATACTCCTCTGTAATACCCAGAACCTCACAGAGTCGCCGGAGCTGGATACCGCGAGGCTTTGCAGCGCCAGTTTCATAATTGGAGATCGTTCGATTCGTAATCCCAGCCCTATCCGCTAATTCCTGCTGCGTTAGGTCGAGAGCTAAGCGCTGATCTCTGATTTTTTCAGCAATTGTCTTCATAGCGTTAACCTCTTTCTTTTAGCTACTCCAGCGAAACTTTCTATTGACAAGTCTCTCGCAGCCTGTTATGTTTTTATTAGAAAGAACACGAAAGTATTAGAAAGTACAGGAAACTTTAAGCTCATTATACCGACGTTCCTTCCACTTGTCAACAGGAAAGTATTAGAAAGAACAGGAAACTTTCTGATTTCTGTTGAAGGAGGTTTTGAGGTATGGAGCGAGTAGTACTGCACAGTGACCTCAACAACTGCTATGCCAGCATCGAATGTATGCTGCACCCTGAACTTAGGGGGAAGTATATTGCTGTGTGTGGCAGTACAGAGGATCGTCACGGGATTGTATTGGCCAAAAATCAGTTGGCCAAAAAATGTGGAGTTAAGACTGGAGATGTTATCTGGGAAGCAAAACAAAAGTGTCCGCAATTGACAATTGTGCCGCCACACATGGATCAGTACCTGAAGTTTTCCAAAATTGTTCGTGAAATCTATATGCGATACTCTTCTGAAGTTGAAGCATTCGGTATTGATGAAAGCTGGATTGAACTAACAGGTTCTCCACTGCTGAAGGAACAGACACCACATGAAATCGCAGATGAGATCCGCAATACTGTGAAGTCGGAAGTTGGACTTACCGTTTCCATTGGCATCAGCTTCAATAAAATCTTTGCCAAACTCGGTTCCGATATGAAGAAACCCGATGCTGTAACAGAAATCGGGCGTGATACCTTCCGAGATCAAGTATGGCCGCTGCCAGTTTCTGATCTCCTCTATGTAGGCAGAGCAACAGCGGAAAAGTTGGGGCGATACTGCATTCGGACCATTGGAGATCTGGCCAACACTGAACGCGATATATTGCGGAGTCTGCTGGGAATCAATGGAGAAAAAATCTGGGCATATGCCAACGGTCTGGACGCTTCCCGAGTTATGCCCTGTGACTATACCCCGCCCATCAAGAGTATAGGGCATGGAATCACCTGCACAGCAGACCTTGTTTCCGAGTCTGAGGTAAGAGGCGTCTTTTTGGAACTGAGCCAAGATATTGGCCTCAAATTACGGAAGCAGGGACTCGCAGCAAATGGCGTCCGAATCACAGTGCGCGACAACACACTATCTCACCAGCAATACCAGTGTAAATTGCCGTTCCCAACACAGAGTTATCTTGAAATCTACGATGCCGGCATAGACCTGTTTCACCGAAGATACTCGTGGAGCAATAATATCCGGTCTCTTACGATCAGTGCTATTGATCTGATCTCGGCCGATACCCCGGTACAATTAGACTTGTGGACGGACATGAGCAAGCATAAGCGTCGAATCCGATTGGAGGAAACTATCGAAGACATCCGCCGGCGTTTTGGGCTCCATGCAATCAATTTTGCCGCAGCTGGAAGTATGAAGATTCCGGTCCAAAGTGACATCGAATACAAAATGCCATCTGTCATGTATCAGTAATATGAGGAGGGAGATACCATCATGGGCAATATACGCGAGAGAATAGATGAAATCCGAGAGTTACATCCGCTGGTTTCCACTGACAAAGGTACACTCATCATTGAAGGATTTGGAGGAGTAGACGAGACGCAGTGTTTTGGGATTGTTGCTGAAGGTGATCGCTACCATGACTATGGGATCTGCTCCGGCAGTTATCTCTATTGCTGTAAAACACTAGTCCCTCAAGCTGGAGATCTTGTAATCTCCTACTTGGGAGGTGGCCCTGCGGTATACCTCTTTCGTCCAGGAGCCGAAAATGGTATGGATGGTCGGAAACGCATCATTGGCAATGCAGAGCAGATATACGCCGTTGTCGTTGGCGCATTCAATTTTTACCGCTGATTCAACTAGGGAAAGGATCGTCCAAATGAGTAAATTCCAGAATTACATGAAGCAATTTGATATAGCCAGCAACGTCACAGAGGATGAAGTGGAGAAGGCCGAAGAACTCCTCCAGTTATACAGTCCTCTCCTCCGTCGTGCCGCTCAGGGCATTGATGATATGGAAGACTTCTGTGTGGATAGCAGACGCCAATCCATCTCAGATTTTATCACGTTGGCCATTGATTATGACCACGATGGAGATAGTAAGCGCATTGCCGACCGGCTGGCCGCTATGGGGCATTCCATGCAGCTGCTGTCCTTGATGGATGCTGCGTTGGTACTGGTCAAAGCCGACTCCATACACGGTAAGAGATACTATGATATTCTCCGTATGCGCTACTTTGATGCCTATTGCAACTCCAACGAGGATGCGTTTCTGTCTCTGGGCATCTCTTCATCCACTTACTACCGCAATATAAAGCCGGCCATTCGTCTGTTTGCGGCTAATCTGTGGTGTATTGTGATTCCAAATCTGATCCTCGCCGAGCAGGTAAAATCCCGAAATGTGGGAGTCCTCATGGGAGTCGAATGAGAGTATTAAGGCAGTCCAAATGAGATGAAATCGGGAGTGAAATAAGAGCCCAACGAAATTGTAGCGAGAGAATCACCCCCTTATAATAGGTTATGCTGGAAGGCGTATAGCCCCTTGGGAGTTCCCGAGGGGCTTTCTTCATACGCACTTCTCGCCAATACTGGGAACTAAGCCGAGCACCTGCAAAAGCAGGTGCCCGGCTTTTTTGTTGCCCAAATTTGGGAGCATGGCCTATGAATCGCATCTTTTGTGGCCCAAGAGGGCCGCCCTCCAAGTCGTTCCATTCCAAAAATCCGAACGACCTGGAGGTTATTATGCAAATTGTTAAGATTCGTAACTATTACAATGAAATAAAGCGGGTACCCGTTGATAATCAAGTCTATGGTGAATGGGAAGAGATGCGCCGAGAGTGGGACCGGCTCCGGAAGCGCGAGGCATATCATCAGTGCCGTGTTCCGAACTACGCTATGGATTATTTCGCAGCTCAGGGTGAGTCTATTGAGGATCAACTGATCCGCGAGCATGAGTCTAAGTGCCTTTATAAGGCAATCATGCACCTGACCCCTACGGAGCAGCGCCGAGTCAGGATGTTCATGGAGAATATGTCCTATGCGGACATAGCCAGGGCAGAGTCCTGTTCACAGCAGGCATCCAGGATGTCTCTCCTGAAGGCATTTAGGAAACTGAGGCGGCTACTAGAAGGACGTATCTAATTTTAATGCAATGGGCAGAGCTCCACTTGTGGAACTCTGCCCATTTTTCGCTTTCGTGTTGCTATTTCTCTACGTTATTCGTAAATATCATTGATCATATTTCAAAGGAGGAGACAGAGCATGATCGTATCTGTTGACCACGGAAACAAGAGCATCAAAACACCAAACTACATTTTCACTTCCGGTGTCATTGAGGCAGAAGATCGTCCTGGGATGAATGTGGATTATATCTTCTGGAACGGGAAGTACTACTCTCTGACCGAGAAGAGAATTTCCTATCTGCGGGACAAGACCGAAGATAACAGGTTTTTTGTGCTGACCCTATTTGCAATCGCCTATGAGATGCGGCGGCAGAATATCCCTGAATCGTTGGAGCCTTTGGATGTGACTCTGCTTGTTGGACTGCCCCCGGCACACTATGGGCGTCAGCACACAAATTTTGAGGCATATTTTCTCAGGAAGCGTGAAGTGGTCGATTTTGAATTCAATGGCGACTACCACTCTATCCGCATCAACAAAGTGGCCAGTTTCCCCCAGGCACTTGCCGCAGCTTCGACCCGATATGCTGAACTGAAGAATTATAGTGTATCCTACATCATCGATATTGGGGGATTCACAGTTGATGTCCTGAAACTCCGCAATGGTAAGCCGGATCTTGAAGTCATGGAGAGTTTTGAAAAGGGTGTGATCACACTCTACAACACCATTACCAGCAAATGCAATGCTCAGTTTGCTAGGCTGCTGGAGGATTGCGATATTGATGAGGTGATTCGGAATGAGCCTACTATGCTACCCGGCGAGGTCCAGCTGCTCATTCGAAGTATTGTCACTGAATTCCTCAATGAATTCTACAACTTCCTTCGGGAGCACAGCATTGATGTGAAGACCAGTAAGTGTGTTTTCGCTGGTGGTGGGTCGATTTTGCTCCGGAGCATGATTGAGCGGAGTGGTAAGGTAGCATTTCCTATCTTCATTGATAACATCCATGCCAATGCCCTCGGCTACCAACTTCTGTATGAGAGCGAGGTGAGAACTCATGCCCGGTGAGAAGCCACGTGCTGTTCTCCAGTTCAACGAATATGATTTCCGGCACCGTAAGGTGCTGGAAATCCTTCGTGAGCGGCCACGCAATAAAACAGAGTTGGTCGTCAATGCAATTCTCCACTACATGAATTGTCCTGAAGCTGCGGAGGAATTCAACAAAAGCGCTATGAAGCAGATGATCCGTGAGGTCATCCGTGAGATGCAGGCTGATGGCAGCCTTGGAGCAATCTCAGCCGCTGACCAGAGGGAGCAGCAGCCGCCAGAGGATCTTGGGGATATGATGTCCGCTTTTCGCTGAGGAGGATACGATGGATAGAGAGTACACACTGCAAGAACTTCGGCATCAGTACGGAACCGGCAGAGCGTGCCATGTGTCTGGCCGTGGCAAAAGCAAGGTGATGGATTATCGCTTTGGCGTCATGACAGATGTAGGCGATATTGAGTTAGGCGAATGGTGTCAGATGATCCACGCTCTGATCGAGCGTGCCGGCGATCAACAGATCTATGCCTGCTTAAAGGAAGTCATTCAACAGGAATGCCCCTGGCTCCGGACAGCGCGTGATATAGAAGAAGAAACTCTGAGTTTCTACGCCGATCAGGGATACTTGAACCCTCAGTGGTGGGGATATGAAAGGTTTCAAAAGATGTGTGCTGCAATCCGCGATGAAGAAATAGACACAAGCAAGAAGGTATGATATTCTTACTTATAGTAAGACAATGGTTAGGTGTGATGTTCCATCATCGCGGAATGGAGGCTCAACTATGTGCTCTGCAAATGAATATACTTCGTTGGATAGCGGAAACTTGCCATACACGGCCTTTGAAAATAGTACCTACACAGTTGTTTCAAAAGTTGCCTACCTCATAGGCGTGCCCAAGCGTATTTTCGAGAATGAACATGAGCCCCCAAAAATGGAGTGGTATGAAAAGCTAAGCGAAAACAAGAATGCCCGCATTGTTCGTAATCTCTCCATATTGCGTACTGCAATAGAGCAGAATTTCAAAAATATCTATAAGCAGATGCGCTATGAACTGAAAAACCTACACTCACTGCCAGAATATATTCCACAGGATAGCTTAGAAATGTTGATAACTGATGGCATCACCATAGAGAAAGCCAACTGCACACCATCGCAATACATCATCAATATCAACCGCTATCTAACAGACCGCATCAATAACTGCAAATCACTCTTCCCGCTCTGGCTGAAATGGGACTATGTTCGAAGTCTTTTCCTGATGCCGAATGGACTCTGCGAGATGGGGATCAAGCAGGCCGCGAATGAATACTACGCACATAAAAATATGTATCCCTATCAGGTCTACATTAACTGGGCCTATGCTGGTGCTGGTAACATCCTGTACAACGATAAAAAATTCGTGACGCTTCTCTACGAGGCGCATGAGGACTACTTCACTGACCTGAGCAAAGTGTCAGATGCCGGAAACCTGACCAAGGCTGGGATCTATCACTTCCTGGAACGCAGTGAGAAAACTGTAATGGTGGTAGATTGCGAGAACTCTGATCCCTATAAACTATATGCCACCCTGAAGAATTTGGATCAGGAAGCGCTGCTGAATAAAATCAGCAAAATCATTCTCTATAACGATGTCCATGCAGCATCTGCATGGAAAATCCTCAACAGATTTACGAGTATTCCTATTGAGCATAATATGATTGAGCGCCTAAAGGATAACAAGTCTTTGGTGGACATTCGGCTCACTACCGGCACATGCCGTGAATTCTTCCAAAACCATGTAGACTCCTTCATTCTTGTGTCCAGCGATTCCGACTACTGGGGTCTGATTTCTGCCATGCCAGAGGTTCGCTTCTTCGTCATGGTCGAAAGCATCAAGTGTGGACCTGACATCAAAAATGCGCTCATCGATGCGGGAATCTCCTATTGCTATATTGATGACTTTTGCACAGGGAATAGCAATGAAATCAAAATCGCTGCTGTTCTCAGTGAGGTCCGTCAATCTTTGGATCAAGCATTCCATGTGAATATTCAGGAGATTCTGGAAAACGCATACCGAACTACCAGGGCAGATATGACAACAGCAGAGAAGAGCCAGTTCTATGACCGCTATATCAAAAATATGAGGATTGTTATTGCGGCTAATGGAGAAGCGACAATAGAACTTGGAGCATAGTTATCAGAGTCGAAAGTAAAATCCACACAAAGAGCAGTTTGTCCAAAATCGAGAAAGGACAGATTTTATGAGTTTCCAAATGACCAAAGAGGAAATAGTCCGTGCCACGAGCTTACTGGATGCAGAAGATGCCGTATTATTTGCACAAGTCCAATCTGGACGGTGGGCACTGGTTAGCGCCCGAGGGCTGTATGGAGTATTTCCCTCAAAGGCTGCGGCAATAGAAAATGCTGTTAATAACCACTGTCAGGAACGCCGCTTATGTAAGAGCAGGCGGAAAGCGCCAGGAGTCTACTCGCTCTCCATTCTGGACTGTGACGAAGATCCAGCAGAGCGTTTCTATCACGATTACACATTGGAGCGCATTACTCCAGATAACATCCTTCAAATCCAAGAACTCAGGCTAGTTAATCTACTTCCTGAGTGGTTCTTCGATCCATATTCTGAAGAATATCAAACATATCATACCGTACAGCCCGATTGAGAATGACAAATCAGAAACTATTGGAGAAATGATATGGTATACACAATATCCATGAAGACACAGCACAAGAGCGGTATGAAGCAGATTACCAGCATCGATCAGCAGACAGTCTCTATGTATTTATGTGACCTAGCAGAGACTCTTGGCCTGCATGGTATTGATAGACAATTGACTGCATCGGCATTGAAGACCTTGGTTGCATCGGGGCATCTGGAATTTATGCTCGGTGAGACGCGAGTGTCGATTTCCATTAAGTAGAGTAGAATTTACCTTAGTATCAATTCTCGTTGCAGATGCGCGCCATAAGCCACAGCGAATCGAAACATCCGCTCCATCTCAAGTGCCATAATTGCATTTTCGGTACTTTCCAGTTTTCCTATCAGTTTATCCGGAACACTCATCTCTCGCAGTTGGCTCTGGAGCACACTTAATTCCTTAAATAGCTTTTCATATTCAGGTGTTGTGTTATTCCCAAACTGATCCATAGGATTATGTGTGCCGTAGAATACATTTGTCAAAATACTCATTGTACAACCCCCCTTGTATAGGAGACAAACTAATTGCCAAAACGCAACAGATTTTCAGAAAAATATTCAATTTTGGATATATCCCACACATGATGCAATAAGTTCAATTAAACTATGTTATAGCGCGAGTGTTGGGGGACGTGATATTTGATGGAGATGTGGGTAGCCATACAGCACCGGCTACGTCGGCTCTGCTTAGAGCAGGATATGACAATTCACAAATTGGCTGAATGCAGTGGGCTTCCTCCATCTACAGTGTATAGCATCCTCAATGGGAAAAGCAAAAATCCAGGCGTGATGTCGATCCAGAGCATATGCAATGGCTTAAAGGTCAGTATGAAGTGCTTTTTTGACGACGATCTATTCGAGAAGGATGACAATGTATCAGCGTGAGTAGACCATAATCATCCTGCGGTGATCAACCAACAGATTCACTGGCCCATGCTTCAAATAGTAAACAGCTCAGCTGATGAAGGCGTTCTTCCTCATCGGCTGAGCTGTTTTAGATTTTACTGATAGGTGAAGAAATCAGCGAAGAGGCAGCAGACTTCTCCATTACAGTCTTTGCCCCAGTACCAGTAATACACCCCGCTCTTCATAATTGTAAATAGGGCTGCTGTCAATTCACCATCTTCAGAACTCCCAACAACACAGGGAAATTCTGTATCTTCATTTTCATCCTCATCAAAATCAATTAGATAATCTAGACACATACGTTTAGGCAGTTTACAGATTGTATGAAATACCTCTGCATCCATAAACCCAGTTCTGCATTCCTCCACTACATAGCGGTAAGGTGGTTTACGCTTTTGCTCCTGATCATGAATCGTTTTAGCAGCTGTAAATTCGACGGGTACATTATTGTTGAAGCGGATGCAGGAAAAAGCCGGAAAACTATCCTCTTCATCAGTTGCCATATATACTTCGACAGGGTATGCTCCCGGCCTTACAGAAATCGACAGTGCTTTACGGGCGAAGTCTTCGGAACGATACACCAACAATGGGTCTGCAACTACAATTTGGCCGGAGTTCAATTTCAATAGGCCAATATCCTTCCGTGTAATATGATATGTTCCGTGTGTACTACTAAGAACAGCCCCATCCACCTTGTTGATTGTAATTAAGTTATCTATTTCTGGCTTACTCAAATCAATCCCTCTTATCTATCTGCTTACAATCACCAAATCGTTTATACCCGTTTCCCCTTAATGGCCAACGACCAAACTAGGCCCTTTTCATCAATTTCTGCCACCTTGAATCTGTCATTCAACTCTTTGAGGAATTCTGTGGTAAAACTCATTTCATCAGAACATAGAATTGACTGGTTCAATTCAGCAAAGTGTCGGCTGGAAACCAGTTCAAATGCAATCCACCGCAGGATCTCAAGTTCAGAGTGGTTCCAAAAGCACTCATCGGCCTTTTCCTTTGTAGGGTATCTGTCACCACAGAGAAAACAGTGATAGTGTTCTTTGTATTCTCTCATTACAGTACGATTCCTTTTCTTTATTTTGCTGTGATTATAGCATTGTTTAAGGAATTCGGCTACAATGAATATGTATTGTAAAGTGAAAACCCTGTTATGTACCCATCTGAAAGGAGTGTGATTATGTGGCCGATCCCAACTATCCTTACTTGAGTTCCAATATCAAAAGTCTTCGTCGAGTCTATGGCGAAGAACAACTAGACCTCGCAAATGCAATTGGGCTGACAATTCCTGCTGTATCAAATTATGAAAGAGGAGAACGGATTCCTAAACGTGATATTATAGCTAGAATTGCAAAGCATTATCGCATAACAGAAGATGAACTTCTTTATAGTGATCTTTCAAACATGAAGAACATTTCGAATCGACCGTTCTATGACCCCATCTTCAATTGCAAAGTCATGGATAAAATGTTTCCGCTTATAAATGCGCCCAGTGCGCTTGAAAACGAAAATTTCAAGCAAGCTTATACATTGCATACCAAAAATTTAGAACTGATTCTAAATGAGGCCGTTGTTCCAGAGTCTTTAGAAGAAGATATCCTTTACATTCTAGAATTATATAGCAAATCACGAGATGAGGGAATTGTTGAGGGTGCTGCCAATCATTTATCACTTGTCATGATGATGGGAGTATCATTTAGCTTTGTAACCCCCTTACTCCTAGATAATCCAGATTTTTTCAAAAAAAAGGGGCGCACGATGAAAGACTATCTCCACAATGGTTATCTTCCTGTCTTCGATGAGCCTCCTGATGAAACTATTGATGCTTTGAAAGTATTAAAAAAAGATTTTTTGAATGAATATGAGGCTAAAATTCTATTAGACATTTATCAACTCAAACATTCTGCCAAGTATGTGGATCTCGGAGATTATTATTTCGCTTTACGCTATATGCTGGATTTATGCAGTAACTCGCAGTCCTCTGCGCTAAATACTGCTGTAGGTAGTGAACTGATGAGCAGCTATTCTCTTTTGAAAAATCCTTTTGCCGAAAACTTGTTAGACTTGTAAAGTCATAGAAGCACATTACACACACTGTTAACTCGTTTATCTGCAAAAGTGTGTATTCTCTATGTAGAAGCTATAATTTCTACAAGTGGAGGGCAGCACTATGCAGCAGTTAAAGTTAAGAGATGATCCCGAGAGTATGAACCGATTGTCAAAAGCGTCCAGTGCCGTTGAGGACTTTTTGGAAAGCCATCCTAGCGAACTAACCGAAGAAGAACGCGGCAAACTTGGTGATTTGCTCAAAGCCCGGGCTCTTGCGTTATCAGAAGCAACTGGTGTGAAGATTTACTCCATCTGCGATTAGGAGGTGTTTGAATTGATGTGGATGGAAGAAGGCATCTATCACGTCTTGGAGTCTACTAATCAGTCTGGCTCAAAGATGACAGCTGCGCTTGCCAGTTGTGGCAATGGACGGATGGGCGACGGCATATTGAAACTGATGGCCTGTAGTGAGAAAACTGGCATAATAAAAGGCTCTTTGATTACAGGGGCTGCTGCCTCCATTCTCATTTTCTCATCCAATCTGTATATGTGGCGTCAGATAAAGCGGGTCGAACGAAGCAACGAGCGTATTCTGAATGCGTTATATAATGAGGCAACGGTGCAGCCGGGCAAATCACCTAGCCCAACAACCAATCCCGTGATAGAAAAGAGACCCACAGACTCGTGCACAGAAACAACCTGTACCTAAGAAGCGTATACAATTTTTATTTCCGAAGTCGAGCGAAGGATATAGCAAACACTATATCCTTCGCTTTTATCCCTTTACAGTAAACTTATGAGAACAGTATCCAAATATTGACGAACTACAATACGCTGTCATCCATATCATTGAAATGCTTAGTTGTGCGTGGTACAATAGCAAAGAAGTACATAATTCTGTCATTTCCCCAATCTAAGGAGGACTTTTCGCATGAGTGCTGAACTATCGGCTACGGCAACTGTAGAGGATATTCTGTCTAAAAAGAGCGTCATTGAGCTCAGGGAACTTGCTCGCAGTTTCTATGTAAAAGGTTCTTCCAAAATGAGAAAGGTTGAATTGATCTCAGAGGTGAAGGCCGCTCTCATGATACCGGAGCGACTGGAAGAACTCCTCTATGTTCTTGATAGAGCTGCCTGGCAAACATTCAGAAAGGCAGCCGAATCCTCTGCACCAGTCAAACTGAATCTCACAGAAAGCAGATGGTATCAGATCCTTCATGGTCTATGCTATTTACATTTTATAACAGAAAATCGTTCTTTGTCCTGTAGTGTGCCACCGGAAATTCGTACTGTCTATGATAGCCTTGTCACCGATGGCCTGATCCAACGCAAGAAACACTATGACCAGCTCCATCTTTATGCAGAGGCCGCAGCAAACCTCTACGGCGTCATCAGCCAGGATGACTTCGTTGCGTTATTCAATTCCCAAAACGAAGATAAAACGAGTAAAGAAGAGTTGTTCGATGCTTTGATCCGGCATATTGTAGTTGACGCTGGCTATTGTTTCTGGGACAAGTACATTGTCGATATTGGTTTTGAAGATAACGGCTTCGCTGATGTGCCAGACTTGCTTGCTCAGATAGGAGATAAACCCAGATACATACCTGAAAAGAAAGAATTCTTGAAATATGCCGACTGGAGATACTTTGAGCATAACAAGCACTCTCGGAACCTGGAAGATTATCTGATTCATGCCTGCGGCGTTGCCCCACTCCTTGTTCCCAAAATTGTTACTGAGCTCCATGAGTCATGTATGCTAAGCGAATCATTCCAGAATCGCTTTGACCTTCTTGCAGAACATGGAATTGAGTTTGATGGGGATCAGCTCAACGAATTTATTCGGCTACTCTCTGCGTTTGATAATTCGACACGCCTGTGGTCCAATAACGGCCATTCTCCCAATGAGATATTTTCCCTGTACGAACAAAAGAATCTCAGTCCGCGCCCCAATCAATCCACAAAGAAAGCCAAGATCGGAAGAAATGATCCTTGTCCCTGTGGTAGCGGCCTGAAATATAAAAAGTGCTGCGGTAGATAGTGTAAGGCGTCCGAGTAATCAACTCGGACGCTTTTTCTTGGAATAGGAACGACAATGCTGCATATACTAAAACGCACGTTGTTGACAAAACGTACAAGTCGTACTATTATGGAGGTGAGAAAGGAGTGGTCGATATGTTCGCATTAAGCGCCAGCGACGTTCGCAAAGACTGGAGCCGTGTAATAGATTCTGTGATCCATGTACGCCCTGCATTTATCAAAAGGACGCGAGATAACATGGTTCTATGCTCCAATGATACTGTACGGCAACTCGTTCGCACCACGCCTATCGCAGCAAACAGTTTCATTGAGGACGATGGCAGCGTGACTCTTTCTATGGTTGATGTTGATCTTGTAGTCAACGCAGATACGATTGAAGCCGCCAAGAGCGAGTTGATCAATGACCTCATTGAATATGCAGAAGAGTACTATCAGAACTTTGAATTATATAGTCGGTCCTCAAATCGTAAAGATCATTTACCTCTGGTCATGAAAGTGTTGACCGCTGCATCTAAAGAGGAATTGGAGGATGCAGTTCAATGCCAAAATGGAAAGATCTAAAACGATATTGTGAACGTGATCACTGGGAACTCTATAAAGAAACTGACCTCTATTTCTTCCGCAAGGTTTTAGATGATGGCACTGTCTTACGTACCAAGGTCTCAAAGGGATCGGGAGAAATCCATGGCCATTTGTGGCAAGAAATCTTACGCAAGCAGCTCCAGACAACGCAAGAGCGTTTCAATGAAGTCATTTGAGTGGTATATCATTCGCTCGAAAGTCCTTTGCTTTTGAATCAAGGCTGGTAGCCGGCACTCCAATGACATAAGGGGAGATCATCATGGATAATAAATCTGAGAAGAGAACAGATAATCTCAGTCGCATGAAAGCAATGGATTACCGTGATATGGCCGCTTTTCTTTGTTCGCAAGGCTGGCAACTGGGTGATGAAACGCAGTGTGAGGAGTGGCTTAGATCTGAATATGGTTTTGATGGTGAGCTATGACGCTCACAAACAATAGGCGTGATTCTTCTGGTATTGAAAAGCAGAAGAATCACGCCTATATTGATGTTCAGTGAGTGATGCTGATATGGTGTTGACGAGAATGTTCAGCTGATCTCAGGATTCATCAGAATTGCGAAGGCATAATTCGAAAATCAACTCTAAAGAGTAATCACGAAGCAATTGAGCATTACTTACTTTGAGGAAATTGATCGGTATCCCATACCGCTTGAATTGCCGATCCGCAGCAATCCTCCTGACTGCGGCCTGAAGTATCTCGGGCTTATATTTCAAAACCTCTTCACTCAGCTCTTCCCATGAGCCATATAGGTATCGTGGCAAACCCACTATAACGCGGATACGATCAAATGTTGTTTCATCGTTGTTCTCCGGAATACGTTCATAGATAGGGGGTCCAATATGCTGAACCAAACGCTCAAATTCTGATGGTTCCACAGGTGCTGTTGTCGTCAAGTTTGTTTTCAAAAAGATTTTGATGCAGTCATCAAGGGTCATGCCTACCTGAAATTGGGTAGCCGCTTTGTTCCAGACAGTTAGGTTAAAGCAGCTCTCACCCCTAACTTTGAAGAGAGAGAATTTCAATCGTGATTCATAGGGGAAGAGACTTGAGGTTTTATCCAAGGAATAGATACAGAATGTATTAAAATAGTATGTTTTTCCGTTTCGTTGTCGAATCGGGGTGTTAAGAATTCCTTGATCGATCAAAAACTCATGCACCATAGCAACGAGTTCTTCTTCCGTGAGGCTCTGAAGATAGTCATCCATATAGGGGAGAAGGAACTTCTCCACATTACTGTCCAGTGGAGAAAGTGTTGTGAACTGGCCGACAGACCTTTCCCATTGTTTTGAATCAATGAATGAGGGAACCCAGAGAGGTTCGCCGGCTAGTTCATCTACTTGCTGGCGATTTGTATTCATATAATACCCATGCTTATCAACTATACGCACCAGATCATAGCCTTGCTTGCGTGGTTTTCTCAAGAGTGGTTTCCCTATAATTCCATCTTCAATAAGTTGCCTGGAGATCGTCTTCGAGGCGATGCTCAAGGCGCATCCTCTGCCAGTCGATTTATCAATAACCACGACCTTATCACCTCCCTATGAATTCATATGAGGGTGTCAGCCCTCGACGCCGGCTTTGAAGTTATGGATCACTCCTCCTGCTCCTTTTTGAGTTCGCGCTTATACTTGTAGTATGTATTCCGTGCTATACCTGTCAGCTTAATCATCTCAGTATCAGAGAGAGTTCCATTGAAATCTTGAGATCTCTTCAGGATCAGTTCCTTTGCGATCAGGCTTTTCTGGGTGACGACCGATGCACCCTTTTGACGGCCAATTTGCTTTCCGTTCAGTCTAGCAGTTTCTATTCCCTCACGCGTGCGCTGGTGGAGATCTTCAACTTCCTTCTCTGATTGTTCAAATGCGAGCCGGATCTGCTCCTTGGCCAACTCCATGAGGTATCTGTTGACACCTTCCAAAATGAAGTCCACATTACTGCCCGTGAGTTTAATATTGCTTTCTAAGGCAGTTTTATAAGTTTCAGTGTTGATATGCGGCTCTTTGAGGAAGACAAGAGTGATTCCCTTTTCATACAGTTCTTGATAGGCAGCGAATCCTTCTTCAGCATTACCGCTCATACGGGACACACTATCAAAGATGATTGTATCCCCCGGCTGAATGACGCGCATAAGTTTCTGCCATTCCTTCCGATCAAGCCGTGTCCTGGTGAAGACCTCTTGGACGATTACTGCATCTGGATACAATGCTTTGATATTCCGGATCTGTCGTTCTATGCTCTGCTTTGGCTTCGAAATCCGACAATAACCATATCTCATTTGGCGTGCCCTCAAATTTCGCTTAAATTACCTTCAGTCTCCGGGTTGATTTTCATTATATAGTCTCCCAGAATAACGCCACCAAACTCGAATGTGGCTCTTGGATCAGGTGTAAATCCATTCTTGGAGCACCATGCCGCCATCTCTTTTGTTTCCACTGACTGTATAAGGATCTCCTGCACTGCATGGCATCGACAAAAGCGTTTAAGCAATTCTAGAACACGGGTCATCGTCCCGATTCGTTGCCGGATGAAACATACTCTAGATACAGTTACTCGGAAGTTCATCAGAAACAAAATTCTTAGCTCTGAATCCCAGAATTCAGAATGATACCAAACACCGCTCAACTCTTGCTGACACTGGATAGGTACGCATTCTTGTGCTTCCAATAAGAGCCGCAGTTCTTCCTGCTCTTCTTCGGAAAACATAATGTGCATTAAAGCCAAATCCACACCCCCACACTTTGTATCTCATTATAAACCATCGTTCATCTTGGTATTAGTTAGATACGATAAAACACATTCCAGAACAACAGATTTTGATACATTTCTATGGTACGTCTACTTTGATACTCTACCTGTTGATAAGAATGGCCGGCAGAACCGCTCAGTTCCACCGGCCATGTATAGCTTCACTGGGTCAATTATAATTTCTGTTCACGCTCAAAGTTGTAGTGTCCTACTCTTAGTAAGTATTATAATCAATGTCCAGAGCTGAATCAAGCATCTTCTTGATATAAAACGACCACAGTGTTGTAGAATTAAAGTGAGAAGCTGCCATGTTCCTTACCATTGATTGCATAAGTGAACAGAGTGCCCTTGATCACAGCTGCGAAATAACCGGATCTGCTATACTCGGAAGCATAGTACTTGTCAATCAGTTCCAAAGTCTCACGCAGCTGCAACATCGCAGCAAATTCATGCTTACAATTATAACTGCAAAAGCAGTTGCAGGTCAAATGGCGGATTTCTCCATCATAATACTCAAATTCTACCTCATAGGGGACTGTACCCTGTACAATGGCATAGCCACGGTGCTCGTCAATAGAAATGTACCGAACACGATTCTCAATGTAGTAGTCTTGGCCTCGGTTGGCGATCTCATTGCTGATTCTCATGCTCTTTAGGTCATGCAGGTTGAATGATGTGTCATCGCCCCCAATGACAAACTCCTCATCATCTTTGGATGGAGCTCTGAACCAGAGAGCCACCTTATCAGCCGAAATAGCATTGCGGTCGAATGTGACAAAGTGGGAGGCAGCCATGAAGAACTGTCCGTGGACGGTTGTGTCTACAAGGGCAATGACACGTTTATAGTCTGACAGCTTGATTTTGAAGTTGTAAGTCACCTCAACTACACGCCCAAGTAGTCCTTCAAGTTTGCCATCAACATATACCATATCTCCACTATGCAGATCAAACTGATCGTTATAATAGGTCAGGGTCATATTTCGGCCAGAGAAGAACACCTCAACAAGAGACTTTCTCGGCGCTGCTGGCTGCTTCAATTCAGGTTGCACCTTGTAGTCATCATAATCATTATCCGCACCTGCGGAGAAACCAATCTTAAAACCCATCTCAATGCCTCCTCGTGCTTTCCATTCTTGATGTTGCCATATTACTACAATATCTGTCCAATAATCATCCCTATTTACTGAGCAGGGAACCTCATAGGGAGCATTTCTAATTATAAAGAATGCAATTGCTATTTCAAACGGCATAGATGTCGGGTTGTCTCAATTCGCAAGATTTTTATTCAACGATAAAGAAAAGCCTCTGGATTTCCAGAGGCTTTCTTGTTGGTGGGCCAGGTTGGAATCGAACCAACGGTGTATCTTACGTCACGGTTTTACAGACCGCTGCAATCGCCAGCTATGCGTACTGACCCGTATGGTGGAACCGGCTGGAATTGAACCAACCACACCCTGAGCTTCAATCAGGTGCTCTACCAACTGAGCTACGGTTCCATGTGGCGGAGAGCGCAGAATTCGAATCTGATACCTTGTAAATGGTACGATCCGCTTAGCAGGCGGTCCCCAGTCCTCCTGGGTTCACTCTCCAAATATTATGGCTGGGGCGGCTGGATTTGAACCAACGAATAGCGGAGTCAGAGTCCGCTGCCTTTCCACTTGGCGACGCCCCAATATGGCAGGGGTAGAGTGACTTGAACACCCAACACGCGGTTTTGGAGACCGCTGCTCTTCCAGTTGAGCTATACCCCTATATGGTGATGCCAGCGGGGATCGAACCCGCAATTTCCAGCTTGAGAGGCTGGCGTCCTAACCAATTAGACGATGGCACCATATGGAGACCCACGCCGGACTCGAACCGGTCATTGCAGCCGTGAAAGGGCTGTGTCCTTACCGTTTAGACGAGTGGGCCTTATGGCAGGGAGGCGTGCTCCCTGCATATCAAGCGACCGCGTGCTTTGCGATCACCAAAATATCATCAATACGCACACCTAACAATGCAGCCAGGACGACAAGATTGTCTACCGTGGGAAGTGCAGTACCGTTTTGCCATTTGTAGATTGCCTGCGGGGAATTGAAGCCAAACGATGATTGGAGATCATGCACGGATAGTCCAGCAGCTTTCCGCAGTTTCATGATATTGGCTCCTGTCAACGCAAGATCTATTGTCGGAATGTCCACCATTGAACGCCTCCTCTCTGATATGCTGCCCAGCTTTGGGCGTGAAAAAGCCGCTTGTCTCATATCCAAGACAAGCGGCTTCCATAATCAGAGAGGATGATACCTGAAGTCGGGTCAGGGAATCAATCCAATCATACACTTCTGCTTATCTCGATATGAGCGTGCTTCGCTAAAGCTATATTCCTCACTCTGGAAGATAGCCTGCTGCCACTCGCTCATATAGAAGATAGCGGAAGAGATGTTCTTCATGACTCGCGTTCCTTTCTGCAAAGTAGTTGTTCTTGGTTTCTGACTGTATTATACCACAGATTTCATCCCTTGTCATTCAACTTGTGGTATAAAATCGCTTCTGGCATAGTCCATCAGAGCGGAGTGAATGCTGATGACTCTATCGTCAATAACTGCAAGCAGTCACATACATAGTTCCCGACAGCACCACCAACAAAATACGCCTCCAAGCCAGCTTGCTCCAAGTCCGTGATAACCGCATTTACCTGTGGTGGTAGAACTATCATATATTATTTCCCCAATTCAGATAAGAAGAGCGCATCCAACTCATCCCAGCTATGGATCGCCTCGGTCGGCATCTGTTTAATTGTTTCTCGCACTTCTCTGATGCTATCATCCAGGTATTTATTGATTTTATCAATGCGCGGAATCATTTTGATTTCCGGCACATTCATCTTTAATTCCAGAAGATCTGCCACTTCGGCCTTTAGGCTACTGTCCAACTGACTCTCAACAAGCTCAGAGAAGCGCATTGGAGGAGGCACCTGCTTTTCTAAAATCCAGCGACACGCGAGGATTGGACGAAGCACATAGAAATACTTTTTGACCTTAACCATATCACCCTGTAGAAACTCTCTATAGTTGCCCTCAGCCATGTGCAAGTAATGCCAAAGGCCACTCTTGGACGAAAAGTAATGGTGCAGAATTGGCTTGAACTTCTTTACGAAGTCGGTTTGCTTATAGATGATGGGTGAAGAGAACCATTCGAATACAGTGGGGTTAGAGCGGTGCAGCAGGCACAGCGCCTTCTTCAGATCCCAGCCATTCATATCAAGCAAGTCGTTGATTGGCAGTTCGATAACGTCTCTAGTCTGCTCTAACTTGAGATAGTATTCTATCGGTCTCACATAAATAAATCGCACGTCATAGTCGCTGTCCGGAGAGGGAAAACCCCAAGCGCGGCTTCCGGACTCAACAGCCAGAAGAATACGGCACTTTTCACTATGCTCGATCTCCATTAGTTTTTCACGAATCAATGTGTCCATTTTGTTCACCTTCTTCCAGAGGTATACCTGCACTTCTTAGAATTGCCGTGGTAAGTGCATCAAGTAGATAACCGTCCCCATCCTCCGCTGGCTCTCCTAGCGTAGCTTTTTCCGCTTCCGCAGAAAGCCATGCCAAATCAAATGGATTTCTGTCCAGTAACTCAGCCTGCACTTCAGGAGTATCATTCAGAGTCACAGCGTACATTCCTGTATTTAATCCTGTTAGGAATACCTGATCCAGAAAATTCTCCATCTTTTCTACATCGAGATGCCCAATTGCATCGAAATTGTTCATCCTGGCACCCCTCAGTCCGCTGCCTTGAAATTATAGATAGGCTTGATACAATCCACAATCGTGGCAGTAGGCCCGATTTGGCTGACGATTTCATCCATGCTCTTATAGGCCATAGGAGATTCATCCAGAGTGTCCGGTACGACACAGGTTGTATAAATGCCTTGCATTTCCGCCTCAAACTCCTCCATAGAGAGCGCATCGAAGGCCGCTTTGCGGCTCATCAGGCGGCCAGCGCCGTGTGGCGCTGAACAGTTCCAATCCTCATTCCCCTTACCGATGCACAGGAGGCTGCCATCTCGCATGTTGATGGGAATCAGTAACTTCTCTCCGGCTTTTGCAGAAACGCTGCCCTTGCGCAGAATCATATCATCTGTGTCAATGTAGTTGTGAATAGTGGTAAACTCATCCACACGGGTCAATCCCATACAGCGGAGTATCACATCCGTCATTGCCTTGCGGTTAAGCGTAGCAAAGTGTTGAACGATCTTCATGTCATGGATATAGTCCTCAAACAGTCTTCCTTCCACATAAGCCAAATCTTTGGGAATTTCCAAGTGATGCTCTTTCTTCAACTGCTTGATGGTGCTCTCAATCTCCT